CACGACATAATGCAGGCCTTCACGCTTCATACGTGGGTCATAGTTGGCAAAGTACCAGGCATCTTTTCGCGTCGCCCACATGCTGAATTGCACCTGGGCCATGTAAGCTGATTTTATTGCCTCGAAACCACCGAGCCGGAATTTCATGAAATCCCGGGAGGTAAACGGACATTTCAGCTCAAGGCCTTTACCGTCACTGCATAAACCATCGGGAGAGCAGGCTGTACGCATACTTTCGTCACGATAGATGATCGGGGATTCAGTAACATTCACGCCGGAAGTAAACTCAAACAGAGCTCTGGCGTCGTTCTCGTACTGTTTTCCCCATGCCAGGGCTTTGGCGTTAACTTCCGGGGCCACACCCGTGCAGACCTCAGCCAGCAGGGTGTGGAAGTAGGACATTTTCATGTCAGGCCATTTCTTTCCTGAGCGGGGTTTTGCTATCACGTTGTGAACTTCTGAAGCGGTGATGACGCTGAGCCGTAATTTGTGCCACGCATCATCCCCCTGTTCGACAGCTCTCACGTCGATCCCTGTACGTTGCAGGATAATGTCCGGTGTCATGCTGCTACCTTCTGCTCTGTGACTTTCTGTTTCAGGAATCCAAGAACCTTCACAGCTTCAGCCTGTGTTAGTTCTGAAGATGTGTAAATGTTGCGGCGAAAAATCTGGGAACAGAGCGGCAACAGGTCGTCATCCCACGTTTTTTCCATGGAAGTAAGAAGGGCGTTAATTTCCGACATGGTTTCTTCGTTAACCGGGGTGATGTCGCGTTCCGGCTGACGTTCTGTAGTATATGCAGTATTTTCGACAATACGCTCGGCTTCATCCTTGTCATAGATGCCAGCAAATCCGAAGGCCAGGCGAGCACACTGAATCATGGCTTTGTGCCGTAACATCCGTTTGGGATGCGACTGCCACGGTCCGGTGATTTCTCTGCCTTCGCGGGTTTTGAATGGTGCGCGGCGACATTCATCCATCCACTCGGTAACGCAGATCGGGTGATTGCGATCTTTGCGGTAAATCCGGCATGTACAGGACTCATTGTCCTGCTCAAAGTCCATGCCATCAAACTGCTGGTTTTCATTGATAATGCGGGACCAGCCATCAACGCCAACCACCGGAACGATGCCGTTCTGCTTGTCAGGGAAGGCGTAAATTTCTTTCGTCCAGGGATTAAGGCCGTACTGGTTGGCGACGATCAACAATGCGATAAATTGCGCATCGCTGGCATCACCTTTAAATGCCGTCTGGCGAAGAGTGGTGATTAGTTCCTGTGGGTCGACAGAATCCATGCCGACACGTTCAGCCAGCTTCCCTGCCAGCGTTGCGAGTGCTGTACTCATCCGTTTTATACCTCTGAATCAATATTAATTTGGTGACGGGCGATGGTTTCAGCCATGTAGCGGATGTGTTCTGCCATGCGTTCCTGAAAATCGACATCGTCATCAAATGCACGGGAAATAGCTTTTTTGCTGGCCCCGTGACGTTGCAGATTATCGATGCATAGCGATTCAAACAGGTGTTGGGGCAGACCTTTTTCCAGGTCGTCTGCCAGCTCAGCTTCAGTTTCTTCACGGGCAATTTGCTGGTAGTGTCGTGCCCATGACTGCTCTTCAATGCGATCGGGGATAAGCCAGGCATTCATGATTTATCACCTCCGAAATTTTCAAGCCTGTTGGCAATCATGATGGCGATATCAGGGATTGCTGGCGCTGTGGCTATACATGCGGGGTTGGCGCACAAACCATAGACGGCGGCAATCACGAGCTGTCTTTTCCAGTCGAGAGTTACTGGCTCAGAATTGGCGTCATCGCCGGACGTATCACTGCCTGGCTCGTTCTGAACAACGGTTTCGCCCTCCTGAGCGGCATCAACAGAGTTTTCCTGAATGATCTTCTCCTCAGTTTTTTTTTCCAGCTCCGGTTGCGCTACTGGCCCTGGCTGTTGCTCTTCTGACCCGTTTTGTTGCGTATCCGGGCTGTTTTGTCCCGCTTCTGGGGCAATTTGTTCCACTTTGGACTGATTCTGGTCCTCAGTGTCGCGAGTCTGGATCCCCTTCACCCACTTCGGATCAGCAGGGTTACTGATGCCTTCAACGAATTCTCCACGCGAGGCAGCCAGTAATTTGTCGGCATCGACTGGATTTTTTGGGGGGATGTTTTCCCTGGCTTTATTGAGTTCCTCCCTCAGTTCCTGGTATTTCGTTTCTACAGATGAGACATTTTCCAGTGATTGCGTGTCCTCATTATGTTTAACTGGAATTTCTTCCACTGATTCAGGCGCTGCCTGTTCATTAGCCATTGTGTCCGATGCTTGTTGCTTTTCTTCATCGCCATGTTTTCCTTCTGCTGTTCCGCGCTGCGGCATCGGTGCTGATGAGCGACCGCAGGCAATTTCCACGATTTCCGGATCCGGGTTAGCGTGATCGGTTTCGGTCAACACTTTGTTGAGATATTCAGTCACGCGTGCCGGGATGGCCTCAATGCCGATTGGTGCTTCTTTCACGGAAGCCACCACAATGGCGCGGGAATAATCCAGCCCACCGGGCATGGCGATAAATTTGTCGCGAAAAACAGAAAAGGGCGGCTTATTCTCTGACACGATTTCTTCAACGCGTTTTGCGTGTGCTGGGTGCAGGTTATAAATATCCACATCCATTGAACGGGCCAGAACGCCGGTGGCTACATCTCGTGCGAGTGATGTCTTATCATGTTTGAATCCTTCACCACGATCGGTAAGATTTCCGCCGCCAGCGTTAGCACCGGAAGGCGTACGGGTAATGCCTGAAACATAATTTCCGTTCTGCCATTCTTTTGTCAGCAGGCCCTGATCAAGGTAGTCAGTTTTCATCCAGGTGGAAATGAACTTGTCGAATTCAGCCGGGCTGATGCGATGATTTGCAGAGTGGGGGAATGCTTTCCCTACAGATTCAGCCAGGCGACTAAGGTGATAGTTCGTCAGTTTATCCAGTTCATGATGTGCGGCGCGCACAGCAGTAAGCAGGCTCTGAAGGTAACTGTCCTCTGTGTCCATCTCCATACGGATCACGTTATTGCGTTGTTCTGGTGTGGCGTGATGCCGGTATTTTCCATCTTCATCCTTGCTGAAGAAGAAGAGGTGAAGGAAGCGATGAGTAAGGCTCAGAGTGGCGACGGGAATTTCACACTCAGAACAGTCATCGTCGCTGTCCGGGGATTCGCTTTTCTCCACATCATCCGGAATAGTTCCGTCCGGGTCATCGTTGTCATCGCCAGCAGTTGTGGCATCTTCACCGTTGATGTTGTCATTGAAGGATATAGCCATCATGGTGATGCCATCTTCCCCGCCTTTTTCATAGCGGTTGCAGAATTCAGTATCAAACACGCCTTCCGGTGGAAGGTCATTCACGACGGGGAAATTTACGCGAACGGGTTTTTTGAAATCATCCTCGTCGTAGCCTGCATCGTCCATGGCTGCAATGCAGCGGGAAACTGCGACAGAAAGTTTTCTGGCCTCGGTCCAGAAAAAACCGCCTTTGATGCCAAGGCGTTTTCTGACTTTATCGTTTTTTGCTTCGCAGTGTAGTGCAAAAGTCTGTTTATCAGCGCTCATTGTATTTAAACCTCTGGCTGGATTAGAATTAGCGGCCCTTTGTCTGATTTCTCCGAATACGGTGACGCAGGGAGAAATCCGGTAGCCTGCGCTGCCGGATTTTTATTTCAGTGGAAGGTTGCCTGGTTTGCTGTTTTGTGAGTTGTTTTTCCCTTTTCGTGCTGGCATTCAGGGCAGTCGCACTCAGAATTTTCTCTTGCAAACTCAAGAGCCTGCGCCAGTGTATGGATTTGTTGTGCTCCAATGTTGCTTCTGACGACTTCACATGCAGCATGAATATATGGGCTTGGTGTTTTGCCATTTAACCCACATAAAACAAAACGACTGTCCTTATATTCGTTATTTCCAACTTCTGTAAGTACTGAAAAAGAAAATACAAAGTCGATTTTGTATTCTTTGCATATTTTACTGATGCGTTCTGCAATTTCTTTGACTTCATTTATTGCATCAGGACTGGTTTCGGAAAATATTTCATTTTGCGCAAGTTCTTTCATTTTTATTTTTCCGTGGTTGATAATTAATGCGGTTTTATTTCGGCTTGTCTGTTACAGATATGGAAGGTGTATTTTATTACTCGTCACAACGACGCTGCTTTTACGGGTAAGCCATCGCGCCCGATGAAAACTTTAATCATGCAGTCGGTAATGCATGTTTTTGTTGTGAAGTTACGAATATAGAGTTTTCTCTTTTCAATATTGTTTGCTGAAGCGATATATGTCCGACCTTCATGAAGAACATAATCGCCAGGCGTCACGCACTGACGTGGTATTTCATCAGTTCCGAAGTGATGAGCAATCATAATTATCTCCATTTTCACAAATGAACTTTGTTGATGCGGTGCCTGGTACCTCCAGGTGACGTTAACCAGTTAACAACTAACGCCGGGTCAGGGGACGATGACTTTCCGTGACATCCTGTCGGTTTAACTGTTCCGCGTGCGCATAGCCGCATTCACCGCATCACAAAATTCACTTTAAAAAGGGCGGACATCAGCAATCGGCAAACCGATGTCCGCCAAGGGCTACACACAGCAATGTTGTTATTCACAACCGGAAGCGCACGGTCGAAGAAATCTAACGACAAGCCTTCAATGGGAAAGAGTCTTCGCCGTGCACTTTCGTGTTGTACCCTGGCTTTCAGGGGAATGTCTGTTCAGTAAACTGAGAGTGCCGGAACTCACCCGTGTCCGGCGCACGATCTCCACCTCACCCGTGGAGAACTCCTCAACTACAAACCCCGTAAGGAGAGTGAATTTATGACACAAGAAGAAAAAGTGATGTTTCTGATGCGGCTGGCTGTCGATACCTACAACACACAATTCAGGGAGAAAGATATACCTCAAAAGGCAGTTCCTGCCGCGGTAGATAAGGGCGGTGCTATTGCCGTATTTTACGATGTATTTGAATCATTTTTTGATGAAAAACTCGACGCTGTTAGCGACTTCGGAACATCGAGTAATAAATAACGTTCATTACGGTTCTTAAACAACAATCAGTGGGCTTGATGTTGTTCTTTTCAAGCTCACTTGCCATCAATTCCATTATTCTTGCGCTTACACGAATTATTTGGTGGCTGTAAGCGACGCAACTGTCGCTGATATTGCTGTTTATTTCTATTACTTCATTTTCACCATTAGCATCAACTTCAGATGCGCTGTTTTCATTATCCTGTTTCAGTGCTTTTTCTGCCATCTGGATGCGTGTCAGCGTTGCGGAATTTGGGCTAAGTCGATAAACCTGTTTGGCATCTTCCAGAAGCAGGGCGATAATGTGCTTCAGTTCTGTTTCGTTCATAGTTAACTCCGGTAGTTGCAATTTATTAATATCAGGCGGTCAGCTCTTTAAGCTTCTGAACTGCTTTATTCATTTCATCCATACAGTCGATGAATTCGTCCAGTTTAAGCTGCATTTTTCCGGCGGCCTGAAGAATTTCAAGTTTTAAGGGCGCAAGTTTTTTGTTGAATTCATCATCTTCCTGGCGTTTTTTCTCCGCAATTTCGGCGGCTTTCAGCAATTCTTCAGCCTGTTTTCTGAGTATTTCTGGTGAAGGTGAAACTGCTTTGAGGTTATTCACTTCAGGTTCCTGTTGTTGCAGAATTAATTTGTTGCATTCTCTGCGTGAGCGTTTCATTGCAGATTCGCACTTCTTGCAATAAATGGCTCTCCCGTCACGCTTGCTGGCATCTGAATAAAAATCATTGACTGATTTTGTCTGCCCGCATCTGGTACATAATTTTGATTGAAGGTCCTTAATGATTGTGACGTTTCCTTCCCGCTTGGGATATCCATATTTTTTGTGGCGTAAAAAGGTTACTCCGTTACCAGAACCTTCTTTTCTGACCTTAAATACAATGATGCTTTCCCGTTTATCGATAAAATCGATGAGCTGGTTTCTCTCCTTTCCTGACAGTTCGGCAAATGTCTTAACTTTTTTAGTAACCTCAGTAAGGCGAACGCCGTCAGGCATTTTTTCAACGAAGTTTTTAATCTCTGCAAGCGGACGCCATAATTTTTGCGGCAAAACTGAAGGCGTGGTCATCAATCACCTCGCCGTCAGTTGTTTGGATTTCCGGTAGCCTGCCGCGTAAATGGCTACGTTTGGAAGACATACACCAGTTTCTGGTTGCTTATGTCCAAACTCATTCGCGTACACAATGGCCGCTCGCTCCAGATTGCGTCTGTATTCTTTCTGTTGCCAGATCACGTCCTGTGCCATGAACTTAATTGGCTTAGCGTCTTCTATGCGCTCAGGCGTTTCGTGAGTACCTTTAGCCTGAATCTGCGCTCTGCTTAGAGTAGGGCGGTGTAATACTTCTGAACTTATTGCTTCTTCGCGGGCCAGCACGCCGTTAGCTAATGCCTTTGCCTTTAAACGCTCACGACGACGAGAACGTGAATTGCCTTTGAACTGAGTTCTGCGTGTCATATAGACCTCCTGATGAACTTTGGTGGTGTGGTAGGTGGGAGACCCATTTCGACCTGTTTCGGCCTACTTCAATTCGGCAATAGTCCCGCAGGCCCCGCCGCTTTACGTGCGACATATTCCCGTCCATGAACCCTTCACCACACCCCAAAGTTCACTTTGGTTATTGCGCTTTGTCAGCGCCGTAGATTCATATTTGAATCGTTGTATATTCACCGCCCAGGTGAGTAGTGCGTCCTGCTGATGTGTTTAGTATCACCGCCAGTGGTATTTATGTCAACACCGCCAGAGATAATTTATCACCGCAGATGGTTATCTGTATGTTTTTTATATGGATTTATTTTTTGCAGGGTTGAGTGGCTTGGGAGGTGATCGAGAGATCTGAATTGCGATGTTTAGTGAGTTGTATCTATTTATTTTTCAATAAATACATTTGGTTATGTGTCTTTAGGTGGGGGGGGGGTGAGGCAAAGAAAACCCGGCTCTGTGGCCGGGAATAACATTTAGGAATCAAGGTCAGGTAGCATGATTTTCTCAATCAACGTCAATGCCCTTTGGTCTCGTTCAGCAAAATATTTAGGAGCGTACTGAGGCAGCCACACTTCGTTGAAGTGTTGTTTGAAATCTGCAAGATATTCGTTTGGGTATAGACGTACCGGGAATGTCCGGCCATCTGGGTACTCATGGTTATATGTTGGGAATGTCTTCGGCTCAACCCCCCGGTTGTCACGGAGCCATTGCGAGAAAACCCTACCCTCTGAAATATCAGGGACCATTTTTTCTGGCAGCGTATATCCGGCCTGTTCAAGTGGCGCAACCAAGTTAAACGTCAGTTCATTAAGCATAGAAAAGTGCGTATGAGGAACTCTGCCTCGGTTTGTCATATACCGCTTAAGGTGGATAGGGAGTTCGGCAGGCGCTCTTTCACCTGACATCCACTCACGCACCCATCTCGATACTTGCACTGCAAATTTTGGAGATAGCCACTGAGCTAAATTAATTGCGATGTCTGGATGAACCCAAGTCCCTTGATTCTCTGCTCTTCCGCCTTTAAATGATTGAATTAACTCCGATATGGGAATCCCCATATCGCGTGATAATTCATCAAAAAAATCTTGTGTTGTTTTTAGTCGTGTATAGTCAGCAAGTAGCTTCCCCGCAGACTTGCACATCGCGGTGGCATTGATGTATCCGTCTTTGGTGCGAAGATGGATGACTTCTCCATCAACTTCTCTAGCGATTAATGCAAGTTGAAACTGTGTCATAAATCATCCTATTACGTGAAAAATAAAACAATCACCCAAACGTCTCTTCTGGCCACTGGCTGGCGATAACTTTCCCCACAACGGAACAACTCTCATTGCATGGGATCATTGGATATTGCGGGTTTAGTGGTTGTAAAAACACCTGTCCGCTATCCCTGATCAGTTTCTTGAAGGTAAACTCATCACCACCAAGTCTGGCTATGCAGAAATCACCTGGCTCAACAGCCTGCTCAGGGTCAACCAGAATTAACATCCCGTCAGGAAAACTAGGTTTGGATCCTGTTGGCGCGGTCATGGAATTACCTTCAACCTCAAGCCAGAATGCAGAATCACTGGCTTTTTTGGTTGTGCTTACCCATCTCTCCGCATCACCTTTGGTAAAGGTTCTAAGCTCAGGCGAGAACATCCCGGCCTGAACATGAGAAAAAACAGGGTACTCATACTCACTTCTAAGTGACGGCTGCATACTAACCGCTTCATACATCTCGTAGATTTCTCTGGCGATTGAAGGGCTAAATTCTTCAACGCTAACGTTGAGAATTTTTGCAAGCAATGCTGCGTTATAAGCATTTAATGCATTGATGCCATTAAATAAAGCACCAACACCTGACTGCCCCATCCCCATCTTGTCTGCGACAGATTCCTGGGATAAGCCAAGTTCATTTTTCTTTTTTTCATAAATAGCTTTAAGGCGACGTGCGTCCTCAAGCTGCTCTTGTGTTAATGGTTTCTTTTTTGCGCTCATACGTTAAATCTATCACCGCAAGGGATAAATATCTAACACCGTGCGTGTTGACTATTTTACCTCTAGCGGTGATAATGGTTGCATGTACTAAGGAGGTTGTATGGAACAACGCATAACCCTGAAAGATTATGCAATACGCTTTGGGCAAACCAAGACGGCTAAAGATCTCGGCGTATATCAAAGCGCGATTAACAAGGCCATTCATGCAGGCCGAAAGATTTTTTTAACTATAAACGCTGATGGAAGCGTTTATGCGGAAGAAATAAAGCCCTTCCCAAGTAACAAAAAAACAACTGCATAAGTAACACCGCTCTTTTCACAATGGACATTCGTCCTACGTCGCTGACAAAGCGAGTCCCAAGATATCTGACCAACTAAGGCCATATGCGTTTCCACGCATACCTTTCAACTAGCTATTCACTATTGGAAATCATAAGAAATGACACAAACAAGTTACAGCAAACTATCCCAGCGTGACGTTGATCGCGCAGAAACAGATTTACTCATCAACCTGTCAGCTCTGACGCAAAGGGGACTGGCAAAGATGATTGGCTGCCATGAATCGAAGGTCAGTCGTACCGACTGGCGATACATCGCGGCGATTTTATGCGCGTTCCAGATGGCATCTGATATCAGTCCGATCAGCCGGGCTTTCCAGCATGCCATTAACGTTCATGCAAATAAAAAACGTCCGGTTGGGGCCGGACGTTCTGAGCAAATCCTGATGAATATCTGATATTCAGGCAGGGCATGGAGCAATACACGGGAATAATTCTGCCACATCTGGAAGAATTTCGCCAGCAACAACACCAACCGCAGCAGCCTGAAGCCGATTGGGTTAACCCGGGAGATACCGGGACCGTCTGCGGTATGGAGTAAATCTTGTATGCGAGGGGACTATGCGTAATTACGCAACAATTTCACCTCAGTTCTGGTTAGGCGATACAGGGCGAAAACTAAGGAAGTCTGGTCCGGAATGTATGGTAGTGGCGTTGTATATGATGACCTCGCCTCATTCCAATATGCTGGGCCTTTATTACCTGCCTGTTTTGTACATTGCTCACGAAACCGGACTTGCTCCTGAAGGGGCTTCTAAGGGGCTTCAAATGGCTTGCGAGGCTGGTTTTTGCAGCTATGACCATGATTCTGAGGTTGTATGGGTGCATGAAATGGCAGCATGGCAGGTTGGTGAATCGCTGAAACCTGGCGATAACCGTTGTGCTGGGGTAAGAAATGAATATTCCGCGTTGCTGGAAAATCCTTTTTTATCATCCTTTTATGATAGATATAAGGATGATTTCCACCTGGATGTCAGACGTGAATCATGTCGGAAAATTGAAGCCCCTTCAGAGCCCCTTCAGAGCCCCTTTCAAGCCAAGAACAGGAACAGGAACAGGAACAGGAAAGGGATAAAACCCTTCTGGTCCATGGCGAAAAAATCGCCACGGACCCACAGGGGGATTTTTGTCCTGTTCTGACTGAACGTCCAGGACCAGATGGCACGACACCGGAAGCAGATTCCGGGCGTTGTGTGCAGCAGGTGCTGATCGTCGAACCGGAGCAACAACGCCAACCGCAGCAGCCTGAAGCCGATTCCGCGATGAGCGGGAAGCCGATTGGGTTAACCCGGGCGATGCCGGGACCGTCTGCGGGACGAGTTGATTATCCTGACGTGTTCGAACGGGTCTGGCGTGAATATCCGCATCGGGCAGGGTCAAACCCGAAGAAATCCGCGTTCAATGCCTGGAGGGCCAGATTACGCGAAGGGGTGTCACCGGATGTCGTGCTGGATGGCGTGAGGCGTTACGCAAGATACCTGGAGGCTACCGGGAAAGCGGGAACTGAATTTGTTCAGCAGGCATCGACGTTTTTTGGCCCGAACAGGAATTTCGAAAATCCGTGGTCGCTGCCGAAGGTTGGCGCAGTCAGCCTGCGTTGCGTGAATCACATTTCTGAACCGGACACCGAAATTCCGCCGGGTTTCAGGGGGTAATCAGCCATGAAAAACATTTCGACAGGAGGGATTCTTGAACGGGTGCGCCGTCTGGCACCACCGCACGTGGCAGCACCGTTCCGGACGACCGACGAATGGCGGGAATGGCAACTGGCTGAGGGCCGGAAGCGCAGCGAGGAAGTTAACCGCCAGAATCACCAGACGCGGGTTGAAAAAATCCTGAATCGTTCGGGCATCCAGCCGCTTCACAGGAAGTGCTCATTCGGGAACTACCGGGTGCAGAACGACGGTCAGCGCCATGCTCTGAGCCAGGCGAAATCCATTGTCGATGAATTGATGACCGGTTATACAAACTTCGTGTTCAGCGGGAATCCGGGAACCGGAAAAAATCATCTGGCGGCGGCTGTGGGTAATCGTCTGCTGAAGGCCGGTAAATCCGTGATAGTGGTCACCGTGGCGGATGTGATGAGCGCGTTACATGCCAGCTATGACGACGGACTGTCAGGGGAAAAATTTTTGCGTGAACTGTGCGAAGTGGACCTCCTGGTTCTTGACGAAATTGGCATCCAGCGTGAGACGAAAAACGAGCAGGTGGTACTGCACCAGATTGTTGACCGCCGGACGGCATCACTGCGCAGTGTCGGGATGCTGACAAACCTGAATCATGCCGCAATGAGCACGCTTCTTGGTGAGAGGATTATGGACCGGATGACCATGAACGGTGGTCGTTGGGTGAATTTTAACTGGGAGAGCTGGCGGTCAAACGTTGGACGTCAGGGTATGTGAGAATTTTTGACGAGGTAAATTTTCGATGGAAACCGTATTGCATGCACTGAAAGCGATGGGAAAAGCCAATTCTGTTGAACTGGCGGCGCGGCTTGATATCAGCCGTGAAGAAGTTCTCAACGAACTGTGGGAGCTCAAAAAAAATGGCGTTGTTGATAAAACGGGTCACACCTGGTTTCTGGCTGTCGAAGGTGAAGCCGGGGTAACCGAAGAGCGGCCAGTAAAATCTGAAACACAGGATATGCTGACCGAAGAGGTCGCTCCAAAAGTTAGCGCTGACATGATGATTGAGTTTATCTCTCAGGAGGGGGCTAAAACCTGTGAAGAAATAGCGGGTAAGTTCGGAGTTACCACTCGCAAGGTTGCTTCCACGCTGGCGGTGGTAACCGCAACGGGGCGGCTGGCACGCGTTAATCAGAACGGTAAATTTCGTTACTGCATGCCGGGCGATAATTTACCAGCAGAGCCGAAAGCCGCGCCGGTAACGGAAAATGATGGTAAGGCCTTTCCTCAGCCAGCAGGTGCTGCGTTACCAGTCCGGGAAGCCGCAACACAGGAAGAAATTAAAACAGAAACTGTGGCGGACATTGTGCAGTCGTTGCCATCGTTTACCGAAACGCAAGCAGATGAGCTGATTTTTCCGTCCCTTCGCAGGGCAAACCTGGCGCTGCGCAGGGCGAAAAGTGATGTTCAGAAGTGGGAGCGAGTCTGCGCCGCGCTGCGGGAGCTGAATAAACACCGGGATATTTTCAGTTCGATTGCTGATATTCCGGTTCATTCACCGACAACAAAGTGATCTCCGGAGGTGCTTATGACAAGAGCATTTACACCAGAAGAGCGGGAAAAAATTAAGGGGCTGATCGTGGAGTTCGTACGCCTTAACGGACGAGGCACGATTCGGCAGTTATCGGATGAAATTGGTGTCAGTCATGCGTCTGTCGGTCGTTTATGCATGGAGCTGGCCGCCAGTGGTGATGTTTACAATTCCGGTTACGGAGTATTCCCGTCTGAACAGGCTCGTAAGGACTGGCAAAATGCCCGCAAAAAACTCTCAAGGGCAAAGTCGAAGAAACCGGTTGTCGTTGATCCAGACCTTATCCGGGCATTACCAGATGGGGAAATACGGCGCTACGACAGACGCTACAACACAATTTGTCGCGAGTGCCGTAACAGCGAAACGATGCAGCGTGTGCTGGCATTCTGGCGAGGGAGTGCAGAGGGATTGATGTTCTCCCCGTCGTGAATGACGGGGGCTTACGTGTTCAGAAAAGTGATTCATATAGAGGCTGAATCTGATCTTTTTTGTTCACGTCTGGCTTCCACCATTGCAGGCAGAGTGAAGGCGTAGACTAAAAACATTTCGGTAAAACTCAGGATCTGGCTTGCCTCAATTGGTGTGAAAACTTCATCTGTATGAACTGCTTTATTGGCATCAATTCGTACAATATGAGCCCATTCCTTCATCTGTTCAGTGATCAGGCCTTTTTTGTAAATCATCTGAATACGTTGCGACAGCGATTCTTTTCCTGCTTCATCGCCGAGCAGTTTTTTCGTGGAGATATCGAGGACTCTGCGACAAAGAATAACCACTGTGTCGTACCGCCTCCTCTGTAAATCCTCTTTTGCCTCAACAAAAGTACGGTCTGCAACCGGGGGCGTATATTCTGGTGCGGTAATTTTTTTGACCACAGGATAGATCTTGCGGAAACGGTACTGGCTATTTCCTGAAATCAGAATATCGAGGTCTTTTTTCTGGCTTTCCGCCATGGGACCGTGATAGTGGTCTGATGGGATTTCAACAATAGCAACACCTCCTCGATGACAACTTCTGCATACAAAAGCGACGTTAAAAAAAGGTGTTTTTTCAATTTGTTTTTCGGCAAATGCCTCAATAACAGCTCGCTCTTTTAAACAGTGCGGGCATGTGATATCAAAGGAGACTAAACCCATGGATATTCCTCGCGAAATTAAAGAAATTAACGAAATCATTGAGGTTACTGATCGCCCCGAGTTTACCCTCATGCGTCGTTATGAAACAGGAACCGACGAACAAAAATACATCATGGTTGCAGCATTGGCTGTGATGGCGATAGAAAGGGAGCGAAGGGAAAAGGACGTAATGGTTATTCCTGAGAGAAATGATTCACCGGATTTGAGATGGCAGGAGCCGGAGTGGGATGTGGTAATCCGGTGATTGATATTTCTCTGGGGTAAAGCGCCGCCAGAATGACGGCGCGGTAGTGGAGAGTTAAACGAAGCGGATCTGGAGTTTTTTCCCTGTAGCACGGGCGAATTTTTTCAGTGTGGCAAATGATGGGCCGCTTGTACCTGATGCAAGATTGCTTTCCATTCTGGTTATCGCAGTCGCTTTTGTTCCCATACGTTCAGCAACTTCAGCCTGGGTTAAGCCAGCTTCTTTTCGTGCTGCCAGCATTTCATCAAGTAGTGCGAATTCATCGGCGATGGCGTCGTATTCTGCTTTTACTGCGGGGTTAGACAACATTTTTTCTACCATATCATCGTGTGTCATGGTAGGTGGGGTACGTTTACCAGTCATGCTTAACCTCCTTCATTCTGGTTTCAGCTTTTCTAAGCTCGGCAGGTGGAGTTTTTTGCGTTTTCTTTACAAAGCTATGCAACATAATGATTCGCTTTCCTTTTAGCGTGCAGTAAAAAACACGCCCTATGCCTTCCGAGCCCTTAAGGCGGATTTCAAACAAACCGTCGCCAAATGCCTCTGTATGCGGGGAACCAAGATTAGCTCCGTAAATACGCATTTTCTCCGTGTACCGAATGTACCGGGCTTGTAAGGTCTCAGGAAGAGAAAGGATCTCAGCTTCAACCTCGTCACTGTAGTATTCGATAATGTAGTTCATGAGAGTAAACATAACAAATTTGTTATATACATTCAAGGTATGTTGACGACAACACATATCCGGGATTATATTCTTCGCACGCCAGCAAAATCTGGCGTCGGGATTAGGAACCCCGGATATTCAACCGCGACAGACACACGCCGCGAGCGTGTTTTTTATTGTCGTATGCACACGCACATCTGAATTATGGTGGGGCGTATGGGGCAGCCGAAAGGCTGGCCGGTTGGTTGATCCGGTAGTTCCTAACCCTGTACGTCTCGCCACCCGATGATTAGGAACCTGACGGTGGTGATAGTTTAGAAACCACTCGAGGGCGTCATTATGACAACTCAAGTTTCTGTTGAAACACTCTCCACGATTACTTACAAGCAGATCCCCGTTATCACTACTGAACTTTTGGCGCACCTTTACGGCACAGAAGCTATTCGTATTCGCCAGAATCACCACGAAAACAAAGGTCGTTTCATTGAGGAAAAACACTTCTTCAAACTTGAAGGTGAAACTTTACGTGAGTTCAAGCACAGAGTAGCTTTTAACTACTCTGTGAAAATTGCCCGTAACGTTCGCTCCCTCATCCTATGGACAGAACGCGGCGCAGCCCGTCATGCAAAAATGCTCGAAACCGATCGGGCGTGGGAAGTGTTCGAAAAACTGGAAGACTGCTATTTCAGCCAGGGAAAAACAACACAAACCGAACAGCAGTCGCAGATTCAGCCACAATTCACAGCCGAGGAAATCATCCTCCTTTGCTACATGCAACTCTGGATGGAAAAAGCCCGGGACCTTAGCAAGCAGCTGTACCCCATAATGAAAGAGCTGAACTCCTCATACACGAACAAGCTGTATGACATTGCGTTTGAGACTATCTACATGGTGAAGAAGAACAGAGACGCGCTACTAAGGGAGGTAACACGTCTCGACATGTCAAGTTCCGTTATCCAGCGGGCCATGCCAATGCTGAAAAGCCTGCGGGCAAGACAATTTGAATTCTGAAACTAAAGGAGCTTCGGCTCCTTTTTTGTTGGGAAAATCCAGTGAGAGGGAATAATGAACCAGACTATCTTCCTCCGAAGTAAGCAGCAGCAACAATTCGCCATTAACGCCATCCTTGCAACAACTCTCGATAAAGACAAACCCGTTACGATCCGCATCACCGATTACAAGCGGAATCTCGATCAAAATGCCAAATTTCACGCGATGGTCGCTGATATCTCCCGACAGGTTCAGTGGTGCGGCAGATGGCTAAAACCAGAACAGTGGAAAGTTTTGTTAATCAGCGGTCATGCCGTGGCGACAAAACAGGAAGCTGATGTTTTGCCAGGTCTTGAAGGTGAATACGTCAATATCCGCGAAAGCAGTGCGCAAATGAGCGTGAAGCGTATGGCAAGCCTGATTGAGTACACAACTTCCTGGGCTGTGGATCAGGGTGTCAGATTTACCGACAGGAGGTATGAATGAGACGACAGCGACAAAGCATCACCGATATCGTCTGTGAAAACTGCAATTACCTTCCAACCAAACGCTCCCGAAATAAACCCAGGCCAGTCCCCAAAGAATCTGATGTTAAAACCTTCAACTATACGGCTCACCTGTGGGATATCCGGTGGCTAAGGCGTCGAGCAAGATTTAATTGTCACTCCGGATAGCCTACTGCATGAGGAATAAGATGATGACAAACCTACGCAAAGAAGCGCGCGGCAGAGAATGCCAGGTACGGATTTATGGCGTATGCAATGGCAACCCTGAAACTACAGTTCTGGCGCATTACCGAATGGCTGGAATTTGCGGAACGGGAACAAAGCCAGATGATCTGTTGGCTGCATGGGCCTGTAGTGACTGCCATAATGAAATCGATCGCCGTACTCGCATTCTCGACAACAACGACGCCAGACTTTACCACCTGGAAGGCGTGATCAGGACGCTGGCGATATTGCTGAAGGAGGGGAAGATTAAGTCATGAATGAATATGAGTTTGTGCTTCCCTGGCCGCCGACGGTGAATACCTACTGGCGAAGACGGGGAAGCCAGTACTACATCAGCGATAAAGGCCAGAAATACCGAAAAGACGTACAGCAAATCATCCGGCAACTCAGATTAGACATTTTCACTAAATCACGACTTCGCATCACAATTATTGCTGAACCACCAGATTCCCGCCGTCGCGACCTCGATAACATCCTGAAAGGTTTACTCGACTCTCTTATCCACGCCGGATTTGCGGAAGACGACGTGCAATTCGATGACATTCGCGTAATTCGCGGCGTGAAAGTGCCTGGCGGTAGAGTGGGGATAAAAATCACCGAACTGGAGAACATATGAACGCCACAATTCAAACAATACCGGAATTGCTTATCCAGGCACGAGGCAATATGACTGAAGTTTCACGAAAACTGAACTGTAATCGTGCTACGGTCAGAAAATATGTCGGTGATAAAGAAGGCAAACGGCACGCCGTCGTCAACGGTGTCCTTATGGTTCATCGTGGATGGGATAAGGGGAAAGCTACTGATGCGTGATATTCAGCAGGTGCCTGAACGCATGGCTTTATTCAGGTCGTCTGGAAAAGCGCATGAGCAGCGTAATAGCGGAGTTCATGGCGAAGAGTATATGAACAGATTATTCGAATGCTATATGAGACTGAAGCACGGAGATCGCTATGACCTGACACGTGATGCTGACGGTTTCTACTGCCGTGAAGTTGTGAAACGAATGTTTGAAGTGTGGTGTCATTGTAAAGGATGGGGGCTGTGATGCGGCTAACCCCAGTATTCGGCATGGTTAACTTTATTAATGATGCTCATTTCCGCCGCATATGGAGGCATCCGAAGAAAATCATTAACTCTCGTCAGAAAGCATGGGTTCACTACATGCTACAGGTATGGGGAAATGTTAACGCTGGTGATGATTCTCCTTGTGGTGCAATTAACGTTATTGGGCGACTGATGATTCGCAGTCAGTGGAGCGATGACAAAGCTAAGCAGATTGAGTCTGTTGTCATGCGTCTGTATGAAGAAGACGGACTACGTGGAGATGAACTCCATCAGAAAGCCCGAGAACTGGTCATCCCTCAGTCATCGGCAGGTAATATCATTGCTCTCGCCAAAGAATCCGATGATGCTGCTTTCGTTGAACGTGTGATGGTTGAGACCTTTCATCGTGAAAGCCCTGTCCGTGATGTAGCTATTAGGCGATATTGCAATCGCGACAGCACGCAAGATATCGCCAGGATGATTTCTCAGATAACAGGAGTTGATATTCAGTATTGCCGGAGGCGGGTCGTGTGGTGCGAGAGGGTCCTTGATTCAGAAATGTTTTATGCAATGAAGCGAGAATTGGAGAAAGAACTTCTAGTGATTGCTGGATGATGCAAAATATTTTTTGTAAATGCGTTGCTTTCGAGAAATGAAAGTAGTATGTTTTGTGTATGCTCGGAGCAAAAGCGCACTGAGAAGCGAAAGAGAAATCCTGATTTACCTCGGTCGTCGATAATATTTAGGATCGGCATACTGGCTAGATTAGGTAAAGGCCTCGGCAGAAATGTCGGGGCTTTTTGTTTGCACAACAGGTAAGAGCATTGAACCCGCAGACCTCGTGGAATTGGTGAAAGGTGTGCGCAGTGCTCTTATCGTTGTGGTGAAGCTCAATGGCGAGCTAGCAGACAGGCGACTGTGAAAATACTAGTCATGTAGCGGATCGCCGCGCGTATTGTAATCGGCAGCGCACCGATGGGAGCTGGTTCGATTCCGGCCGCCACAATCCAAACTGAGCCGTAGCCTCTGGGTGTCCTGAATTCATCAGTGATAGTTACGCTGCGGCCTTCTACATACGATTTTTGTGAAAAGCGGGTGGCAAGAGGCTGCGAAATTTTTAAATACCTCACAATTCCACAGCTTGATGATTGTCTGGCTGCCGGAGAATTTGTTAAAAATTGCATCGCGTGGTGAATCCCCCTCAGCGGCGGGGCATCTGGCAAAGTGTATGATCCAGCGAACATGCAAATTCAGTAGCCAGGCTGAATTTACCGGGAGGCACCTGGCACCATGCGACAGACAGAAATTAGGCTATACTTCAGCCCCTCTCCGGAGGGGCTTTTCTGTGCAGGATGTGTCACAGTTTCCTGAATTCTGAGTACTGTCCTGTTACTCAGGGTGCTATATTTTCTGACGTGATGAAAGTCTGCCGGAAGGCGGAACGTATCGGAAATGACCCAGTAGAGAAAACGTTGACTCAGATACCGGTGCTGAGTTACCGGGAAACCGGCATCACATGACCGCTATCCTTCCAGGCTCGCTCCGGCGGGCCTTTTTACTGCAGAAAACAGTTTTCCCGTAAAATGCCACGTTACTCACAATTCAGGCTGGCGATTATTGTCTGGCCAGCGGGAAGTTTGTTAAAAAAATATGGCATGGTGAATCCCCCTGTGCGGAGGGGCATATCAGCGACAGGTGTTTGGTCACACCCCTTATCCTTTCTGGTGCGGGTTCAGGTGCTGATACTGAACTCACCGGGAGGCACCCTGCACCATGCATGAACGGTACATAGCGCTACTCTCCAGCCCCTCTCCGGAGGGGCTTTCTTGTTGGATAAAAAAAAGCCCGCGCCGGGAAGCGCGGGTGGCAAGGAATAAACAACAAAACGTGAAGTGATCAATTTTCAGCTGGCGAATAATACCTGATAGTAATCACTCTGCGCAACTGTATGGTCTTTTTCGTATTGCGGGCTGTAGTCATCCTCCTGTTTCTGAACCCTTGTCCATGACTGACGTCAGCCCGCACCTTATCTTGATTGCATACACTATCCCTGCCGGGAGGAATAATGGCATTTAAACACTATGACGTGGTCAGGGCATCATCGCCGTCAGACCTCGCAGGAAAACTGACGCAAAAACTGAAGGAAGGCTGGCAACCCTATGGTAGTCCGATTATCTCAAACGCGGGTTATGGTGCTGAATTTATCCAGGCTATAGTCGCTGAAGGGGATATGACCTCTCCGGTAGTTTCACCGGGGGGAGATGGTACCCGGACTGTTGTTGTTGAACCAGAATATTACTTTGTCATTGCGCTGGCCGGACAGTCAAACGGCATGGCGTATGGTGAAGGCCTGCCGCTGCCGGAGACATATGACCGTCCGGACCCGCGTATTAAACAGCTGGCGCGTCGCAGTACGGTGACACCGGGTGGTGCGGCCTGTGCATATAACGACATCATTCCGGCGGACCACTGCCTGCATGATGTGCAGGATTTGAGCCGTTTTTCTCATCCGAAAGCCAGCGCAGAGCAGTATGGGTGTGTCGGACAGGGATTGCATATTGCCAAAAAGCTGTTGCCCTTTATGCCGGAAAATGCGGGTATTTTGTTAGTGCCGTGCTGTCGTGGTGGGTCTGCGTTTACAGCCGGTGCTGACGGAACGTTCAGTGAAAGTTCAGGAGCGTCGGATAAATCTGAACGATGGGGCGTTGATAAGCCGTTGTATAAAGACCTGCTGACACGCACTCAGGCCGCGCTGAAGGCAAACCCCAAAAACATACTGCTTTGTGTTGTCTGGATGCAGGGCGAGTTTGATTTAAAACAGGGAGCGTACGCCAGTCAGCCCGCCATGTTTGATGCCATGGTGGAAAAATACCGTTCTGACCTGGCGGGAGTATCCGGTCAGTGCGCTGGTGCTTCTCCTTCTCTGGTGCCCTGGATTTGTGGTGACACGACGTACTACTGGAAGGAGACGTATTCAGCGCAATACGATGCCGTCTATGGCGCATACAAAACCAAAGCCGGTAAAAATATCTTCTTTGTGCCGTTTATGATGGATGACAATGGTCAGAAAGTCGGGACCAATGAACCGTCAGAAGACCCGGATATTCCGGCTATCGGGTATTATGGTTCCGGTGGACGAACGGATGCGAAGAGCTGGACAACATCCGATCGTAAAACCCACTTTGGTTCATGGGCGCGTCGCGGAATTATTTCCGACCGTCTGGCAACAGCCATTCTTCTGCATGTGGGCAGAGTGGCAGATTTTGTTTCCGGGAAAGTGACAAAAGCCGCGGTTTCTTCAGGCGGAGGCGTATCGCAACCAGCACAGGAGAGTGGCGATACTCAGCCTGAATCCGTTGTCCCGACAAAGATACAGTCAGTGCTGGCTTATGATGCGAATGCGGAAAATGCCGATCTGGCTTCGCAGGGCTGGACGCTGACAGATGTCAAAAACACGCTGGTCAGTGACAGTGGTTCAGGTAAAAAAGCCCTTCGTCTTGAAAAACCAGAAAATGGTCTTGCACAGAAAAAGACCTGGAAAGTATCGCACGCAATTGATGCCGGTAAGGGGAAGGAGCTGTTCGATAACGGCGGTGAAATCACGCTGCGCTTTAAAATCCCCGATGATGTATCTCTCAATGCTTCTGCAAATCAATATTCTGCGGGTATTTACTGGCGCGGTAGTGGATGGCCGGGAGCGGAATCAGAGGAGGGTTATATTGCGGCCTTCTATCTGCAGACTGATAAAACAAACATCAATGTGATGTATCATGCAAACACCACATCACAGCGGCTTGGTAGTTATGGTCCGTTCGATCACGACTGGCACACGCTGACTTTCCGCTTCCCGGGTGGTGGCTCGCTGAACGTCACGCCGGTGCTTGATAATGCAGCAGGAAAACCGTTTACGCTGACCAGATGGACGAATGCAGCCTTTGAGGCCAACGCGCTGGCAATTACGGATATTACCGGAAATGCGGCAACTTACCCTGTGCTGATTGAAAGTCTTACTGTTGGTGTGAATGCCGTAGCAGCATAACAGACGAAAAAAACCGCCAGCAACAGGAATGGAGACTGGCGGAGGTAATCCCAATGGAGAATCTAACGAAAGGATGCTTTCGACATCAATCATTTCTAAATGAAAACAGTTCTCATTGTCAACAGTAACGGTAATAAACCATGACATTCATCAACCAGTTAATGCTGTACTTCTGTACGGTGGTCTGTGTGTTGTATCTGCTTTCGGGTGGATACAGGGCAGTACGCGACTTCTGGCGCAGACAGATTGACAAAAGGGCCGCTGAGAAAATCAGCGCCACTCAGTCAGCCGGAGCAAAAACAGAAGCCCCACTCATTCCGGAACAACCTTCTTAATAACCCCTTTCAACGAGAAAATCTCATGACAGATATAAAACAACTGGTCACTGCTGAGGCAGTGAAGGAAGTCATTCGCTCTGAAGAAGTCAGAAGCGTCCTGAAACAAAAACTCCGCCAGAATCTGGAAGAGCGTCTTGATGCAGAAGTGGATTCAATTCTGGATGAATTGCTTGGTGCACAGCCGGAACCATCCCCGGAACTGCTTCCGGAACCACAGGCGGAAGATGTCACCACGGAAAATGGTGATATTCAGCCGGAGTCACCGGTGACGGATATGACAGACACACAACCCGAACCGGGCACAATGCTGTAACGGCGGGGCAGGGCCATCAGTAAAACACTGATGGCCTTTTTTATTTCCGGTAGCACAGGTCTGTCGGGGCGGGGATATGTATCAGATGGAAAAAATATCAACGGGCATAGCCTATGGTACTTCTGCGGGCAGTGCGGGTTACTGGTTTCTACAGTGGTTGGATCAGGTTACTCCGTCACAGTGGGCTGCTATCGGGGTTTTGGGGAGCCTGTGTCTGGGGTTCCTGACATACCTGACGAATCTGTATTTCAAGATTAAAGAAGACCGGCGCAAAGCTGCGCGGGGAGAGTAAGCTGATGAGCAGGAAACTCCACTATGGTTTATCGGTAGCCGTTCTGGCGCTGATTGCGGCAGGTGCTTCTGCGCCTGAAATCCTCGACCAGTTTCTTGACGAAAAAGAAGGTAACCACACCACGGCATACCGTGATGGTGCGGGGATCTGGACCATCTGCCGTGGTGCCATCATGGTGGATGGCAAACCTGTCGTCCCGGGCATGAAGTTGTCGAAGGAAAAATGCGCTCAGGTTAATGCCATTGAGCGTGATAAGGCGCTGGCATGGGTGGAGAAAAACATCAGATTGCCACTGACTGAACCGCAGAAAGCGGGCATCGCGTCATTCTGTCCGTACAACATCGGGCCTTCTAAGTGCTTCCCGTCAACGTTTTACCGGAAACTGAACGCCGGAGACCGGAAAGGTGCATGTGCTGAAATCCGCCGATGGATATATGACGGTGGCAGAGACTGCCGTATTCGTTCAAACAACTGTTACGGTCAAGTATCCCGTCGTGACCAGGAGAGCGCGCTGGCGTGCTGGGGAATTGACAGATAAGCAGAATATTTTGCTGAAAAATGCGGTTTGCTCACACGGACGGATAACACGAAATCCTGCGAACTGACAAAAACTAAGTGAATAAAAGTAAAAACCCCGTTTGTTGGCTGCAAGCGGGGTTTTGTGTTTCTGACCTTGAGTAAGGCAAGGGAGAACATGGCGAAGTATAAACGAATTCTGTTGAGGTTGACTATGAAAAATGGCCTTGAACTGAAAGCGCCTGTAACTGATGACATCAGCAGAGCACTGGCTTTTGCCATTAAGTGGGTGGCGGTCGGTGTTGCTGTGTCCCCGATGCTGTATGGGCTGGCAAAACTGGTCATTGCGTTGAAATCGTGAAGGGAGGATTAAGCATGTCAGACAAACTCATAACGCTGGCGAAGATCCTCTGTGTAATTGTCGGCATTTCATTTTCACTAATGCTGGTTGCCATTTTCTTTTCCACCGCCTGGCGAGTCCTGACGTTATCGGGACTGGTGGGGTGAAAGAGAGATGAGCCGTGTTCTGTGTGTGGTGATTATTGTCCTGGCGGGTGGCTCATTACCGCGATAACGCCATCACCTACAAAGCGCAGCGCGATAAAAAAGCCAGAGAGCTGGAGCTGGCAAACGCCACCATTACTGATATGCAGGTGCGCCAGCGCGATGTTGCTGCGCTCGATGCAAAATACTCGAGGGAATTAGCCGATGCGAGAGCTGAAAATGAAACTCTGCGTGCTGATGTTGCTGCTGGTCGTAAGCGCCTGCGGATCAACGCCACCTGCTCCGGTACCGTGCGTGAAGCCACCGGCACCTCCGGCATGGATAATGCAACCGGCCCCCGACTGGCAGACACCGCTGAACGGGATTATTTCACCCTCAGAGAGCGGTTGATGATGATGCAGAAGCAGCTGGAAGGGGCACAGGAATATATCCGCACTCAGTGCCTGAAATAAGTTTTGCTGATGCGCCGTATCGTCGCAGTATTCCCGCATTAACAGAGACCTCAGCCAGACACTGGACCTCCTGCGCGAGTGTGTGGGGATAATCAAAAACGATGCACACCGGGCTTTCCACGTTTTCAGGTAACGTGAGCGTTTTCCCGCATGGCCGCCTGTCCGGTGCGGTGGTGGGAGAAACCGGATAAAACAACCATATTGTGTAAATATCAATCAAACAAGACGCTGCTGTGTGAATTCTGAAAAATCACAGCGGTCATTATGCGTCAGTTTTTAACAGAGGACGTCAGAAAGTGACATGGCAAAGCTGGACTGGAAAAAACTGGAGCAGGCATTCCGACGCGAACATGCCAGAACTGGCATAAAACTTCAGGACTGGTGTCGACAGAACAATATCTGCTATGGCACGGCTCGTCGGTACATAAAACTGCGCAAAAACTCCCCCAAAAATACAGAGGAAAGTGCGCAGAAAAATGCGCAAAAAAGTGCGCAAATTGACACTCAAAAAAGCGCACAAAAAAATGCGCATGGAGCTGATGACGAGTCCAGTAATGACGAGTCTTACGGCGATGATGGCAGTGATGAAAAATGCGCAAAAAACTGCGCAAATTCGGCAGAAACGAAACGCAACAGCAGATCGGGCAATCCTCACCCCGTTGCCCGGTTTAGCGACCGTAACACCCACGCCGTGAGACACCGTGGATATGCGAAGTATCTTGAGGCAGATAACCTCATGGATGATGCGTCCGATATGGTGCTGTTCGATGAACTGGTGTTCACCCGTGCCCGCGCACTTTCAGTAACAGGAACACTGAAAAAAATGTTCGCCGACCTGAAAGAGGCGGCTGACGTGGAAACCCGTGTTGCCCTGTACGACAAAATACTTAAAGCCGAACAGGCTCTTGACCGGAATATTGCCCGTATCGAGTCAATTGAACGCTCATTGCTGACGCTGGACGTTCTGGCGGAAACAGCACCAAAACTTCGTGCTGACCGGGAAAGAATCAACGCCGCCAGAGATAAACTCAGAGCGGAAACCGATATTCTGACCAGCCAGCGCCGGGGGGTTATTACGCCAGTCAGTGACATCGTGTCATCGCTGCATGAAATGAGTAATTCGGGGAGACTGGATGACATTCCGGAAGAATGAACCGCGATGTGATGAACCGTCAGAAATGACCGGGACCGAACAACGTCTGTTCATCATGACTAAACTGAGCAATCCCTGGTGGCGCCTCAATCATCTCTACAAAATACAGAACGAAAAAGGTGAACTGGTCACCTTCAGAATGCGACCGGCGCAACGTCAGTTGTTTCGTAACATGCATAATAAAAACATTATCCTGAAAGCGCGCCAGCTGGGATTTTCCACAGCCATTGATATTTATCTTCTCGACCAGGCATTATTCATTCCGCATCTCAAATGCGGGATTGTCGCTCAGGATAAACAGGCTGCCAGTGAAATTTTCCGCACCAAAATTGCTGTACCGTTTGATCATCTTCCTGACTGGCTGAGAGCCTCATTCACCATCGTTGAACGTCGTAGCGGAGCCAGCGGTGGCTATATCCTGTTTGGTCACGGCTCGAGTATCCAGGTGGCAACCTCATTCCGTTCAGGTACGGTGCAGCGCCTGCATATCTCAGAGCACGGCAAAATTTGCGCAAAATATCCGGCTAAGGCGAAAGAACTGCGAACCGGTACACTTAATGCCGTCTCTGATGAGTGCATTATCTTTGATGAATCCACTGCTGAAGGTGTGGGTGGCGATTTTTACGAGATGAGTAACCGGGCACAGGAAATCACTGCATCAGGGCTGGCGCTGACGCCACAGGATTATAAATTCCATTTTTACGCCTGGTGGCAGGATCTCAAATACAGCGCCAGAGTGCCGGAAAGCGGACTTAAGCTGTCACGGGAAAAAACAGCGTATTTTTCTGCGGTTGAAAAAGCAATGAACATCACGCTTACCGATGAGCAGAAACACTGGTACATCTGCAAGGAAACTGAACAGCGTGAGGAAATGAAGCAGGAATTTCCCTCAACGCCACAGGAGGCGTTTCTGACGTCAGGACGACGGGTGTTCAGTGCGGAAAGCACGCTGCAGGCAGAGTCATTCTGTTCGCCACCGCTGATTGTTTATGACATTGAACCGGTTACAGGAACGAAGACCAAAGCGCAGTCTCTGCGTGACGGGAATAAAGCCGAACAGCACCGGACGCTGATGAATTATCTGCTGGTCTGGGAGCTGCCGGATCCGGATGAAGAGTATGTATGCGGAGCGGATACCGCTGAGGGGCTGGAGCACGGAGACCGCTCATCGCTGGATATCATCAGATGCAGTAATGGTGAGCAGGTGGCTCACTGGTTTGGTCATCTCGATGCGGAGCTTTTCGCTCATCTCATTGCGCAGGTCTGCCGTATGTACAACAATGCGTTTGTGGGGCCGGAGCGTAACAATCACGGACATGCCGTTATCCTGAAACTCAGGGAACTCTATCCGACGCGTTATATCTACAACGAACAGCACCTTGACCAGGCATATGACGACGATACGCCCCGTCTTGGCTGGCTGACAACCCGCCAGAGTAAACCGGTCCTGACAGAGGGAATGAAAACGCTGCTGAATAACGGCCTGTCGGGGATCCGCTGGTCGGGCACATTATCAGAAATGAACACCTACGTTTATGACGCGAAAGGCTCCATGAATGCACAGGAAGGCTGTTTTGATGATCAGCTTATGAGCTACATGATTGCCCAGGAGATGCGCGCCAGAATGCCGGTGAGGGTAAAACAGAAAACGGATAAACGCAGAACCACACACTGGATGGCTCACTGATGAAAAATGAAACTAATACCATGGCGACGAAAAACGACAACGGAGCCACGCCGCGTTTTTCTCAGCGCCAGTTACAGGCGCTTTGTTCTGATATTGACAGTCAGCCTAAATGGCGCGATGCCGCAAACAAGGCCTGTGCGTATTACGATGGTGACCAGTTGCCACCGGAAGTTCTCCAGGTGTTGAAAGATCGCGGTCAGCCGATGACCATCCATAACCTCATCGCGCCTACCGTTGATGGTGTTCTGGGTATGGAGGCCAAAACGCGGACTGATCTGTTGGTGATATCAGATGATCCTGATGATGAAACAGAAAAACTGGCTGAAGCTATTAATGCTGAATTTGCCGATGCTTGCCGCCTTGGAAATATGAATAAAGCCCGTTCTGATGCCTATGCGGAACAAATCAAAGCGGGGCTCAGCTGGGTGGAGGTCAGACGGAACAGCGATCCGTTCGGGCCTGAGTTTAAGGTGTCTACTGTCAGCCGGAATGAAGTGTTCTGGGACTGGCTCAGCCGGGAGGCTGATTTAAGTGACTGCCGCTGGCTGATGCGCCGCCGCTGGATGGATACCGATGAGGCAAAAGCCACATTTCCGGGAATGGCTCAGGTTATCGATTATGCCATTGATGACTGGCGTGGTTTTGTCGATACCACGGTTACTGAAGGCCAGCCCAGTCCGTTGATGAGTGCATGGGAAGAGTATCAGTCATGGGATCGACAGCAGAACGAATGGCTTCAGCGTGAACGCCGTCGTGTGCTGCTTCAGGTGGTTTATTACCGTACATTCGAGCGTCTTCCGGTGATTGAACTCAGTAATGGACGGGTGGTGGCCTTTGATAAAAATAATCTGATGCATGCGGTGGCTGTGGCATCCGGGCGGGTGCAGGTGAGAGTCGGGCGGGTAAGTCGTATTCGTGAAGCCTGGTTTGTGGGACCGCACTTTATTGTGGATCGCCCCTGTAGTGCGCCGCAGGGGATGTTCCCGCTGGTTCCCTTCTGGGGATACCGGAAGGATAAAACCGGGGAGCCTTACGGGCTGATTTCCCGGGCCATTCCGGCACAGGATGAGGTGAATTTTCGTCGTATAAAACTGACGTGGTTGCTTCAGGCCAAACGCGTGATTATGGACGAGGATGCCACCCAGTTGTCAGACAACGAGCTGATGGAGCAGATCGAGCGTCCGGATGGCATTATTAAACTGAATCCGGCCCGAAAAAATCAGAAAAGCGTTGCTGATGTTTTCCGGGTTGAACAGGATTTTCAGGTTGCCAGCCAGCAGTTTCAGGTCATGCAGGAGTCGGAAAAACTTATCCAGGACACGATGGGGGTTTATTCCGCATTTCTCGGGCAGGATTCAAATGCATCGTCCGGTGTGGCGATCAGCAACCTGGTGGAGCAGGGAGCCACAACCCTTGCCGAAATCAACGATAACTACCAGTTTGCCTGCCAGCAGGTGGGAAGGCTGTTGCTCGCTTATCTTCTTGATGACCTGAAAAAGCGGCGCAATCATGCGGTGGTGATTAATCGCGATGATCGTCAGCGTCGCCAGACCATTGTCCTCAATGCTGAAGGTGATAATGGTGAACTGACCAATGATATTTCAAGGTTAAATACACATATTGCGCTGGCTCCTGTTCAGCAGACACCGGCGTTTAAGGCACAGCTTGCACAGAGAATGTCAGAGGTTATTCAGGGGCTGCCGCCTCAGGTGCAGGCTGTTGTGCTCGATCTGTGGGTTAATCTTCTGGATGTGCCGCAGAAACAGGAATTTGTCGAACGTATTCGTGCGGCGCTGGGGACGCCAAAATCACCGGATGAGATGACTCCGGAAGAGCAGGAAGCGGCAGCACAACAGCAGGCGCTGGAGCAACAGCAGGCAGAACTTCAGATGCGCGAAATGACAGGCCGGGTGGCTAAACTGGAAGCAGAAGCTGCCAGGGCACGCGCGGCTGCGCAACGGGATAATGCTGGCGCACAACGGGATGTCGCCGCGGCACAGGGACAGCGTTATGTGGATGCGCTTAACCAGGCACATACGGCAGAAATCATTACCGGCATACAGAATATGGAACAGGAGCAGGAAGTTCTTCAGCAACAGATGCTGCATACACTACAACAGCGGATGCATGAAATGCCGCTCTGAAAATCCTGAACTTAACGGAACCCCGTCATCGTACGGGGTTTTTTGTTTCCGGAGATAAGCGTTCCGGGAGCGGTGCGCTTATTCGCGGGGGCAGCGATAAGCCTTATTTACTCAACCATTCGGATCTGTCCGATAAACAGACCATGCGGAGTTATTTATGGATTTTGAATTTACGGGTGAAGAAACCCCGGAACAACTGGAAAAAATGCTGGAAGGGCTTGGAGATGTGGATATTGACGGTCACGAACAGGACTGCGTGACAGAGGCCGCCACAGAAAATCATGCGGATGAGGCAGCACAGACACAGACGGGCGATAACACTGCGGCACCGACGCCGGATGCCAGTGCTGAGCAGACGCAGGACGTGAAGGAGCCGGAGGCGAAGGGTGTGCTCACCCGCGATGGTAAACACGTCATTCCCTATGAAGTCCTTGAGGCTGAACGTTCCGGTAAGCAGCGGGCCGAACAGGAAGCCGCACTTCTTCGGGGACAGATAGCCGAAGAAAAACGCCTGGTTGAACTGCTGACGTCTCAGATCCACCAGGCCGGTATGAAACCCGCACCGTTACCGGAAAACGAAAAAATCTCTGATGAGAAGATTGCCCGTATCAGGGATATGTATCCGGAAATTGGTGACGCGGTGGCTTCGCTCATCCGTAAAAATAACTATCTCCAGTCCCGTGTTCAGCAATCAGCACAGCAGGCAGAAGGTCATGGTGGTGAGGATTTATCACCGGTTCTTGATGCGATGAATGCCGTGCCGGTGCTGAAAACGTGGCAGAACTCCGATCCGGATCGCTTCTCGGTTGCCGTATCCATCGACGGGAAGCTCCAGAATGACCCCGCATGGAAAGACAAACCGCTCACTGAACGTTTCGCCGAAGTGGCCCGCCGTACGCAGCTCGCTTTCGGTGAAGCCAGTGAGCCGCCTTCTGATGACAAGGCAGACAACACGGATATCCGGAAAACGGCGGAAGAAAAAGTGAAAGCCGCTGAACGGGAGATGGCAGTGCCTGCTTCCCCGTCAGAGCTTGGCAACACGGCTTCCGTCGGAACCGGTGATAATTTTGAACGGTTACTTGGTGCTTCCCATACCGAAATTGAAGCCGCCATGCGAGGCATGACGGACGCTGAAATTGACGCGATTCTGGAAAAACTCGGGTAACCACTGAAGGAGTACTGACGTAATGACCACAGTAACAACAGCCCAGGCGAATAAGCTGTATCAGGTGGCGCTTTTCACGGCTGCCAACCGCAACCGCTCAATGGTGAATATACTCACTGAACAGCAGGATGCACCAAAAGCAGTTTCGCCTGACAAGAAAAGCACGAAGCAGACCAGTGCCGGTGCACCGGTTGTGCGAATCACGGACCTCAACAAACAGGCCGGTGATGAAGTGACGTTCAGCATCATGCACAAACTCTCTAAACGTCCGACGATGGGGGATGAGCGCGTTGAAGGCCGTGGTGAAGACCTCAGCCATGCTGATTTTTCCCTGAAAATTAATCAGGGCCGTCACCTGGTGGATGCGGGCGGACGTATGAGCCAGCAGCGTACGAAGTTCAACCTGGCATCCTCTGCCAGAACGCTGCTGGGTACGTACTTTAACGACCTGCAGGACCAGTGTGCGATAGTGCATCTTGCCGGTGCCCGCGGTGATTTTGTTGCTGATGACACCATTCTGCCAACGGCAGATCACCCTGAATTCAAAAAAATCATGATCAACGACGTACTGCCGCCGACGCATGATCGTCATTTTTTCGGTGGGGATGCGACGAGTTTTGAGAGTATTGACCAGTCTGACCTGTTCACTCTTGCGCTGGTCGATAATCTCTCGTTGTTTATTGACGAGATGGCTCATCCGTTACAACCGGTACGCCTGTCCGGTGATGAGCTGTATGGCGAAGATCCGTATTACGTCCTCTACGTCACGCCGCGTCAGTGGAATGACTGGTACACCTCCACGTCCGGCAAGGACTGGAACCAGATGATGACGCGTGCCGTAAACCGCTCAAAAGGGTTTAACCATCCGCTGTTCAAAGGCGAATGTGCGATGTGGCGCAATATTCTGGTCCGTAAGTATGCGGGGATGCCGATCCGTTTCTATAAGGACTCAAAGGTCCTTGTATCGAAAAACGATATGGCAGCAACCACAGAGGAGAAGCAGGCCAAGACCAACATCGACCGTGCCATGCTGCTGGGGGCTCAGGCGCTGGCGAATGCGTACGGCCAGAAGGGCGGCGGCCACTTCAACATGGTTGAGAAGAAAACGGATATGGATAACCGTACTGAGATAGCAATCAGCTGGATCAACGGTCTGAAAAAAATCCGTTTCCCCGAGAAGAGCGGCAAGATGCAGGATCACGGTGTTATTGCCGTTGATACCGCAGTGAAGCTGTGATTTTTCCTTTCCCCATGCCGGGTTATCGCCCGGCTTTTTCAGGAGTCATTAATTATGGCAAAGACTATCCTTGCTCCGTCACTGAGTGAGCGGGTTTATTCAGGTACGCATGGTAATGAGTCGGTGGCAGAAGGTGTGTTTACAGTGAATGCTGCCGAACAGGAAACCGTTATTAATCTTCTCTCACTGCCGACTGGCGTTCGCATTAATGGGATCCAACTGATTTCAAAAGGTGGTCTTGGTGGTACGGCGACCGTCAGCGTTAAATCTGGCAAGCATGAGCTCATTGGTGACAGTGGTGCAGTAACTGCCAGCTTTGCTAAATATGTGCCAGTGGAGCCGTACACCACACAGAGTGATGGAGAGCTGGTTACGGTCACCATTAAGACAGCTGCTGCGACCGGTACCCTGAATGTTCTGCTGCGTTATACCGTGGTGGGATACTGATATAAACCTTCCGGCCCGCGTCATGCGGGCTTTTTTATCCGGGGAATTATATGAGCGAGAAAATTGCCGTTGTCTATATCGGCCCCAAACCCGTGAAAAAGGATACCCTTACCGGGAGTCGTACACTGTTCCCGCGTCTTGAGCCGGTGCATGTTGACAGCGCGCTTGCCTGGCAGTTGCTGGCCTTTCCGGATGTCTGGGTTCGTCATGAAGAGCTTGATGGTGTGCTCAAAAAGCAACAACAGGATGAGCAGTTGCGGCAGGCACAGCAGGCGCAGGAAAGAGAACAGGTGGCTCTTGCAGAAGCGGAGAACAGTTTTGTGGTTAGCGTTGGTGGTCAGGATGTGGATTTGAGCAAACTCACGTCCGCACGGCTGGCAACGTTGTGTGAGGCAGAAGAGCTGGATATTCACAAAGACCCGAAAGAAACGGCTGATGCATTTCGTGTCCGTGTGCGTGAGGCATTTCGCCGTCGTGTTGCGGAGACTGAACAGCATGGCGGAACTGACTGATTTTTTGCCTTATGTCCGTCGTCATATCAGCGGTCCGCTGAGCATTATGATGACGGATGCATTATCCATGTCGGCAGTGGCATTCTGCCGTCAGTCCCTGTTGTGCCGCCGTGAAGCCACGCTGTCACCGTCAGCCGGAGAGGACTGTGTGCTGCCATATGACGCGGAGAATGAAGAGTGCGTACATATTATTCGTATCCTCGCTGACGGGCGTGAGCTTTTTGCCGGTCATGATGTGGAAATCCGCCCGGGGCGGGTAATGCATTTTGCCTGTTCGCCCGGAGAGGTGAGTGTGCTTTATGCCGTTGCTCCGAAAGCAGGGAGCCGTCAGGTGCAGGATGAACTGCGGGCATGGTCTGAAGAAGTGGCTGCAGGGGCGCTTGAACGGTTGTTCATGCAGACCGGGGTTTCATGGTCAGACCCGTCGCGCGCACAGTATTTCTCTGTGCTGTTTTCTGAGGGTATCCGTCGGGCATATCGCGACACACTGGCGACAAGTCCGTACTCCTCATACCGCAATCCTGTCCGCAGACAAAGGTTTTACTGATGACGACGATTACTGAAATCATCGGACGAGTGAACACGCAACTGGTTGACCCGATGATGGTGCGCTGGCCTCTGGCTGAGCTGTGTGATTATTACAATGATGCTGTGCGGGCGGTGATTCTGGCAAGGCCGGATGCAGGCGCAAGTCTGGAGACGCTGAATTGTGTTCCTGGTGCACGTCAGACTTTGCCTGATGGCGCAATACAGCTTCTTGACGTGATATGTCTCAGCGATGGTAGTGCTATAAAACCGCAATCCCGTGAGGTGCTTGATGCACAGTATCCCGACTGGCACATGCTGAGGGGGAAACCGGAATGCTTTATCAGCAGTGACCTTGCCCCGCGCGTGTTCTGGCTGTTTCCGGCACCGGAGGAGGCTGTGAGTGTTGATGCTGTGGTCAGCCGCATTCCGGAGGCGGTGTATGTTCTGACGCAGGATGATGACACGCCTGTACCGCTGGAAGAGGCTTATGTTAACCCGCTGGTTGACTGGATGTTGTTTCGTGCATTCAGCAAGGATGCAGCCGGTGGTGCAGAGTCAGGACTGGCAGCACAACATTATCAGAGTTTTGTTGAGCAGCTCGGGATTAAACAGGGTGCAGACAGTGCATTGTCTGCCCGCAAGAAGGTGTTTAACGGAGGTGGAATGTGAGTGTTGTTGTTTCGGGGACGCTGAAATCTCCTGATGGTGAGGCAATATCAGGCGCAAATATTACCCTGACGGCGCTGACAGTTTCACCGGATGCGCTCAGCGGCACCAGTGCGTCAGCAGTGACCCGTGAAGGTGGATATTACGGAATGACGCTGGAGCCGGGGGAGTATGCGGTTTCTGTGACGGTGAAAGGGAAGACTGCTGTCTACGGACGTGTGCGTATTGAGGGGACTGAAAGTACGGTGACGCTCAATATGCTGTTACGCCGCAGTCTTGTTGAGGTGAGCATACCCGGAGAACTGCTGACAGATTTCCGGCAGATACAGAACAATGTGGCGGATGACCTTGCCACGATTCGTCGTCTGAACGAAGACACGGCGGTGAAAAATAATCAGGCTTCACAGTCGAAGGAAAGCGCTGCTGCCAGTGCGAAGACTGCATCAGAAAGCGCGAAGGCTGCGACCAGCAAAGCGACGGAGTCTGCACAAAAAGCCAGTGAGGCTGCAGAGGCGGCGACCCGGGCAGGTGAGTCTGAAAAGGCAGCGGCAGCTGACGCTAAAGAGGCCAGACGACATGCTGAAACCGCCAGAGTGGCTCAGGAGGCCGCCGGAGACGTTCTTAAACGTGCTGAGGCTGCTACGGTTAGTGCTGAAGAAGCCAGACGTATGGCTGAGAATGCACGAGGACCTAAAGGCGATACAGGGCCGAAAGGTGATGCTGGTCCTCGTGGTGAAACAGGTCCGGCGGGTCCGCGTGGGGAGAAAGGTGAGCAGGGAGAGCGCGGACCTCAGGGCATACCGGGCCAGAAAGGTGATACAGGAGAACGGGGACCTCAGGGAGTGCAGGGGCCAGCTGGCGCAACAGGGCCATCTGGCCCACGTGGTGCGACCGGGCCACAGGGAGCAATGGGGCCGCGTGGTGAAACCGGGGCCAGAGGCGAAAAAGGAGACCCGGGGGGGCCTCAGGGACCAAAGGGGGATACTGGTCCGAGAGGTGAGCCGGGGCCGGCAGGAGCAAAGGGAGAGCGCGGTGAGACCGGACCTGCGGGGCCGAAAGGGGAACCCGGGGAACGTGGTCCGCAAGGATTACAGGGCCCCGCCGGAGAGAGAGGTGAACCGGGTCCGGCAGGTCCGAAAGGTGAACGAGGCGAAGCTGGACCTCAGGGACCTCGTGGGGAGCCAGGCCCGGCGGGCAGCGCAGCAAATGTGGCAGATGCGACGACGGCACAGAAGGGAATTGTGCAGTTAAGCAGCGCAACGGACAGTGATGATGAAACGAAGGCAGCCACACCGAAAGCTGTGAAGGCGGCAATGGATGAGGCCAGGGCAGCGAAACAGAAGGCAGAAGAGGTTGCGACAACCCGCCCGTCGGGAGAAAGCATACCTGGACCGAAAGGTGACAGGGGCGAGCAAGGACTGGCAGGTCCCACAGGTCCGAAAGGTGAGCGCGGTGAACCCGGACCTCAGGGGCCTGCAGGACAGAAAGGTGAGCAGGGCCTCCGTGGGCTGCAGGGGGCGACAGGACCTGCGGGAGCAGTGGGGCCCGCAGGCCCACGGGGACCGGACCCCGGGGTCAAAAAGGTGATACAGGACCTGCAGGTCCGCAGGGACCAGCTGGCCCGGCAGGCCCACAGGGGGTTGCCGGAAGGGACGGCAATGTTTCCACCGGGAAATATGCGGTTGGTTCTTATGTTTTTGGCGTGTCCTCTGTCTATGCTGACGGCGAAGGCTTATTTTCATCAGGGATATATGAAAACATTCAGGGTAGCTCCATTGATCTGATTTCAATACAGACAACACAAACAGGCGCATCAACACCAAATCAAATCTGGTTTTTGAAACTGGAGGAGGACATTCCGGGGGTGTGGCGGGCATTTAAACCCGCCGCATATATTGATCTGATGCCAGAAGGAATGCAAGGAGGAAAGAACTCGATGTTTAACTTTATTACTCTTTTCCAGCGGATAGCGTAACGAGGTACGGCATGATAATAGCGATCAGTGCGGTTAAGGATCCGGTATATACCAGGCAGGGATGTATCAACTGTCTGGTGAAACTCACCGGAGTTGACGAGGAGGAGACGGACTGGCTTCCGTTTACGGCGACACCAACGGACGAAGCCCCTCATGGAAAAGAACTCTGGCAGGCACTGAACTCAGGTCAATATGGTCAAATCGCGCCGTATACTCAACCGGAAGATGCGGTGGAAAAAGCCAGACAACAGAAAATTAATGAGATCAACGCCTGGCGTAATGCGATGGAAGCGGCGAACTACACGTTTGAGCACAATGGGCGTAAATGGGACTACGGGAAGTCAACGCAGACGCGTCTTGAGCCGTCGGTGGCTGCCGCGAAAGCAGGAATACTGCCGGAGGGTTTTTTCTGGACGGATGCGGAGAATAACGACGTCCCGATGACGGCTGGGGAGCTGATGGCACTCAGTGAGGCGGCGGAGAAGGCGATGTTCACCAAAGGGATGGAAATTCATGTCAGACAGCGCACGATGAAAAAAGAGATTGAAGCGCTGGGTGATGCGGAAGCTATACTGGCGTATAAGGTCGGCATGGCTGACAGGTGAAAAAAAGAGGGGCGCTCCAGCCCCTTGCTACAAAGCTATGGCTAAATAAAGAATACTCAGGTCGAGGAAATAATCTGGCAATGATAATTAAAGGAGATGCAACGGCCTCCTTCACCCCTGTCAAAGATAAAAAACTGGGGAGTGCGTGCTCCCCGAGAGCATGATACTTGTGGTTGATAGTTATTTTTATCCGGCGACAAAGATATTGAGATGAGGGCGCGGATGCAATACAGAATTTTCGTATTGCATGGTAACTGCTGATTCCTGAAACTGAAAGTCGTCATGAAACTGTAAGCGAAAAAACGGGGAGACGGCACGCTCCCCAAGGTCATACATGAGATAGTGGTGTTTTTATAGTCGAAAGAATAATTGCATAAAAAGAGTGTAAATTAAACATTCAGGGGATACAGAATTTTCGTAGGCTGAGGGATTGCTGAAAATAATTTAGTGCGTCCTTCAATGGTCATTCAATGGTCATCAGATTGTGCTGATGTAAACAGTTAAGCACAATTTGATTATTTGACTTTCTTCTTTTTGTGACTAACTTCACAATTAAAGATGTAACCGTATACAAATTGTTGATGAATAAAGAGACAGAATAAGTGGCAGGCCAGTCGTAATGCGGATATCCCTTCGCGGACGTGATATCACCGACGTTATAGTAAGGAAATTCCGAAAAACTTCATATTAAAATTCGGAATTTCTTCAGGAGTAAGCTCATGAGAGCGGCGAGACATCAGATTTTCTTTATATATCCGATGTTGAACTGTTTTATTTGTATACAGATAATTTTATAGGGTATACCACATGAGCAAGAAATTTACAAAGACTATTCTTTCATCTGCTGTTGCCGGACTGATGCTGGTGAGTTCTGGGGCCATGGCTTTAGATATCCCAGTTAAAGGCAGCGATTACATCGTAAAATTTTACAAGGATGGGGAAGGTGCCAAGATAGTAGACGCACAAGGAAAAGAGGTTTTAGGTGCTATTAATACAACAACAGGAAGCATCATGGCCTTTAATGAAAAGGAGTTTACTAATTTTTTAGCAACACACGGAAAAACACTTGATAAAAGTAAAATGCAGGATTATTTAAATTCTATTGCGTATCCTGTCTACTTACCTGAGTTAAAGCTGGAAAATATTAAAAAGTTAAAGGGTACAGACGTTGAAAAAATAAAAAAAGTTAAGGATGATGTATCCAAGATTATTACCTCCAAAACCGCGGCCGATTATAACCAGGCTGTAAAAAATGGTATGAGTTCTGAAGCTGCACTGACTGTAGCTAAAGATGGTGGTGCAGTCTTAAAAGAATTCAACCGAATTGATTCGGATATCGACCAACTGAATAAAGAGACAACTTTTGCGCTTGATGCCGATGGCAATATCACGCTGGATGAAAATCAGGGAAGCGGTGAGCGTTATTCTGTAAAACAAACAGTCGCAGATATTAAGGCTGACACTACTGTCTACCAGAATAAAGATGGCAGCTATACACTTGACCAGAGCGCACCGGGCAACGTTCGTGTGAATGATGCTGTTGTCAGCCTCGACAACAGAACCCGCAGTAACACCCAGGCTATCCAGAATCACTCCCGCCAGCTGCAGGAGCATAACGCACGCCTGAACAGCCAGCAGCGCCAGATTCGTGAAAACCACGAAGAAATGAAACGTGCGGCAGCACAGAGTGCGGCGCTGTCCGGTCTGTTCCAGCCGTACAGTGTGGGTAAATTCAACGCCACGGCAGCCCTGGGTGGTTACAGTGACAAACAGGCTGTGGCTGTTGGTGTGGGTTACCGCTTCAACGAGCAGACCGCAGCCAAAGCAGGTATTGCGGCCAGCGACGGTGATGTTTCCTACAACGTAGGTGTGAACTTCGAGTTTTAATTGCTGACAGTGACATGAAGCATGACGGCAGGCACAGGAGTTTTGCCTGCCGTTTTTTTTCATGGGGCATAAAAACAGGAAGGTGCTGCGATGAAGGTAATTCTGGCCACAAGGAACCGCTACCTGGAATATGGCCTGCAGGCGTTACTGAAGGAACACAGTGTGATACTGGCGAGGGAGTTTTTCCTGCCGGAGAACCGCCGTTATATCCCGGACTTTGACGAATCCTGGCTGATAATCAGTGATGGCCTGCTGGGCAGGCTGATGCGGTGTATGTTCCAGGGGCGTCATTTTCTGCAACTGGATGCGGAGTTGCTCCGTGATGGTGAGCAGATAAGTGATGCCATACACAACGGCGTCTGGACGTATAACAGTGCTGCCCGCCCGCTGACGATGTCAGAGATGGTGGTGATGTTCGGTTATGTCTACCGCCAGTCGAGACCCTGTCGCCTTGCCAGTGAAATGGGTATCCACACGAAGACGGTGAATACCTTTCTGTATACGGGAATGGCGAAAAACGGGCTGTATGGTGTGAGCGTCAGACGGCTTGTTGGTGCCTGATGGCGGTCCTGCCGGATGCGCAGAATCTTCTGATAGTTCAGAAGGTGCAGATGATGAATAAAGAGAGATGCCGGACAATCGGAAGAAAACGTTACACCACAGGCGCAATGTGCTTCATGCTGTTTGTGTGGCTTGGTGGTGTGCTGGCTCTTGTTGCTACAGCTGCGGTGGTAATGCAGTAAAAAAAGGGGAGCAACATGCTCCCCGACCAGAAGAAAGACGTTTGATAACAATTAGTGAGTTGTTACGTCTTGTCCAGAATATCATAGCAACACTCTGTTGCAGTGATACCGATCGCGATTTTAGCGAATTCCATCATAAATCCCCTGATTTTTAAGCCTGAAGCAGTCAAAGGAATTTCTATGCCCTATATCGATATCACCACGATGCGTGGGATGATGCCGCGCGTTGTGACATCCATGCTGCCCGAGCATTCCGCTGTACTGGCGGAGGACTGCCATTTCCGGTTTGGTGTTATTACACCAGAACGTCAGATATCCGGGGTTGAGAAAACATTCACAATTAAGCCAAAAACAATTTTTCATTACCGTGACGATTTCTGGTTTGCATGGTCGGATGTGGTGGATGTGATCCGCAGTCCGATCGCTCAGGACCCCCACGGGCGTATTTACTACACTGACGGGCGTTTTCCTAAAGTGACGGATGCGACCATTGCCACAAAAGGGGACGGGAATCACCCGACATCATCGTATCGTCTTGGGATCCCCGCGCCGACGACAGCTCCTGTCTGTACTGTCCAGCAGGGCGGTGATGTTTCTGACGATAACCCGAATGATGATGAAACCCGGTTTTATACGGAAACCTTTGTCTCAGATTATGGTGAAGAAGGTCCGCCAGGTCCGGCGTCTCTGGAGGTAACACTCCGTACTCCGGGAACTGCGGTACAACTGACGCTGGCTCCGGTGCCATTGCAGAATGCCAGTATTAAACGTCGTCGTATTTATCGTTCTGCCTCAGGGGGAGGAGAAGCCGATTTTTTACTCGTGGCTGAACTGGATGCATCCGTGCTCAGTTACACGGATAAAATACCGGCGAAAAACCTTGGACCTTCGCTGGCGACATGGGATTACCTGCCGCCGCCAGAGAATATGACAGGCCTTTGCCTGATGGCTAACGGTATTGCCGCCGGGTTTGCCGGTAATGAAGTGATGTTTTCGGAAGCGTATCTGCCGTATGCATGGCCGGAAGTGAATCGTCACACGACGGCAGAAGATATTGTGGCTATCTGTCCGCTCGGAACATCACTGGTGGTGGCGACAAAGGGTGAGCCTTATTTGTTCAGTGGGGTCTCACCGTCCACAATTTCTGGTTCCAGAATCCCTTCAATGCAGGCGTGTCTGAGCAGGCGGAGTATGGTCGCGATGGAGGGCTTTGTGCTGTATGCAGGAACAAATGGCCTGGTGTCTGTTGATGCAAACGGTAATGCCGCTCTGGCGACGGAGCAGATTATTTCGCCGGAACAGTGGCAGAGTCAGTTTAATCCGGCCTCCATTGTGGCTTATCCCTGGCGTGGTGAATACATTGCCTGTTACACGAAACCGGATGGTAAGCAGGATGTGTTTGTCTTCAACCCGGCAGGTATGGATATCCGCTACCTCAGTACACCTTTTGACTGCGCATGTGTTGACCTGGTTAACGATGTTATGCGGGTGGTATCAGGACAAAACATGTCTGCGATCGCCGGAGGGAGTTTGCCGTCGACAATCAGATGGCATTCAAAGGTATTTTCCCTTCCGGAAAGAACCTCTTTTTCCTGTCTCAGGGTGAAGTCTCCGACGCCAGAGCGGGTGGGAATTACTGTGCTGGCTGATGATGTGCCGGTGATTCACCTTGCACCAGGAAGCTTTTCAGGACGCGTTGTGAGGTTACCTGCTGCAACCGGGCAAAACTGGCAGATGCTGGTTTCTGGTTTTGGTCAGGTTGAACGTATCACACTCAGTACATCGATGTCGGAGCTGCCGGTATGACAAAAAAACCGTGGCGCGCAGGAAAGGATTTATCTGCGGTTGTGGAAAATATGGAGATAGGGACAGGACAACGTGGCGATGGTCGTCATGCTTTTGTAACCCGTGAAGAACTGGTCGGTCTGAAGCTGGCCCGTCGCCGGACTTCAGGTGGTGCCGCATATGCCCTTAATCCGGGGATTGAGATGGACAGCTCTGTAATGGTCGTTGATTTCCCATCGAAACCTCAGAATTTTAAGGCGACAGGGGGATTTGGCTCGGTACTGCTTGAATGGGATATGCCGAATTATCGCGGTCATTCACTGACTGAAATCTGGCGGGGTACGGAGGATGACCTTTCGGATGCGGTGCTGGTTGCCACGACGCCGGGGCAGGTTTACGGTGATCCGGTTGATCCGGGCTGGTCGGGATTCTACTGGATACGCTTTGTTAATGCAGCGGGAGTGAAAGGGCCATGGAACGCGGTAAAAGGCACTCCCGCACAAACCCAGATAAGCGTTCAGGCCATTATTGACCAGATCAAGGAGGAGGCTGCAAAGTCACCGGTGGTGGAAGAGCTGCGTAAGGAAATAAAGAATGCTCAGGGGCAGGCAGTAAAGGACGCGGCAATCGAGACGACGGAAGTTGTGGGTAATCTCAGGGAAGAAACACTGAAAACTATCGGTGGTATTGATACCCGTGTTACGGGGATGAATAAGTCAACCAGTGAAGAGCTTAATAAGGTAAATGAGCGCATCACTAAGGTGGATAAAGAAGGCGGTGAAGCTTTCCTGGCCATGTGGTCAAAAAAGACCGGCGTTGAGGGAATTACTGCGGGGATCGGAATTGTTGCAGGAAAAGATGGTGAAGGGAAGCCGGTAAGCCAGGTTGCAATTTCGGCATCGCAGTTGTTTGTCTTTGACCCGAACAACCCGGATAACACAGCCTATCCCTTTGCGGTGTCAGGTGGAAAAGTTGTTATTCCCAAAGCGATGATTTATGACGCGGTGATTGAAACACTGGTGTCGCGGAAGGTTGTGGCAGATGAAGTAAAAGCCGGGGCAAGTATCACGTCGCCTGTTATCCGTAGTGCTGTTATTCAGAACGGGAACTTTCAGGTTGATTCTCAGGGTAACCTGAATATTGGTGGCCTTTTTAGTGTTACGTCGCAGGGGCAACTGACAATTCGTTACTCTAATCAGAATGTTGGGCTGGTGATCCGCAATGATAAAATTGAAGTTTATGACCAGAACGGACGCCTGGCTGTTCGCATAGGCAGGTTAAGCTGATCCGGAGGCTGACATTGGCAGAATATGGTTTTGCAATATACAACAGAAACAATGTTAATGTTACGGGCGTGCTTACTCCCATATTTTTCCTGGACAGGTTTACGGCGGAGTCGGGATCAAAAACGTATACGAATAAACCAGAAGGGAAAACATTGCAGGCAGTCTGTTCATTATTTCCGTGGAATAATGTATTTAAGGACCGGAAAGTACCGAAGATAACCATTAATGGCAATACGGTGACGTGGTCGAATCTTGAGCAGGGGATGGGGTCATATATTTATACATTCTGGGGGTGAGTTGTATGTATGGTTTAAGCATTACGAAACCAGATGGCAGCTTGTGGATAAGCCCGGGGTTTACGCCTCAGTGTCTGATCAATAAGGGAACTATTCCGGCGACTGAGAAGGCTTTTTTTAAAACATCAATCCCGTCAGGAAAAAGTTGTTTTTTCTTTATCAGAACAGAGAAAAAGGCCGATGTCATGTACACACATGAACAGATTGATGGATATCATGCCTTAAGGCTTCATCAAATTGTCAGGGGAACGAATCCTGGTGTTACGACTGTTTATGCTTTTGCGAATATGGTTACTCAACCTTCTGAGTATGGTATTGCCATGTATAACCCGTCGGGTGAGATGATTTACCATGGCGAAATGATGCTGCTTGACGCGAAGTTAATACCTGTTGATATCAAATTTGAAAAAGATCTCGGATATCCATGTGCAATTATGCCTGCACTGGTTGGGTATTATAACTGGCAGCGTACACCTTATGACCGACCGATTTACACCACATCAACGGGGGCTACAGGAAATAAAATATATTCCTGTGAGCATTATTCCGGTCGTGCAACATGGGATATTCGGAAGCCGTATATAGATAAAGTGCTGGTCATTAATTCATCAATATATGACTGATATGCCTGTCAGTATGAATATTAAGTAATAAAACTAAATTCATCTTAGATAATACGGGGTTATTTTATTATAGGAAAAGTCTAAAAATGAAACATGCCAGAATTATTTTTGCGTGCACAACTTTTGTGATGAGTTTTGTAGCAGCCCCTGCCTGTGCAGCACAAGGTGACAGTACAGTTTCTTTCGGATACGCTCATCTTCAGCTCTCTGGACTGAACAATTTTGTTAAGGATTTAAGTCTTTATAATCTTGATACTTTTAACCGTTTTACAAACAGACACTACTTCAATTCAGGCGAATATGCAGATGCTTCTGTCCGGGGGCATGATGGCAAAGGCAAATCTCCTCAGGGGATGAGCATCAGGTATCGTTATGAGATAACGGATGAGATTGGTGTTATAACATCTTTTACATGGGCGCGTTCTATGACTAATGCGCAGGCATTTATTGATATTAACCCAGGAGATGAATCCAGAGAGGTTAAAAATCCGGCAGCTTCAGCGAGAACTGATATCAGGGCTAATTACTGGAGTCTACTATCCGGTCCTTCGTGGCGGTTTAACGAATACCTCAGTGTGTATGCAATGGCTGGTATGGGGGTTGAAAAAGTCACCACTGACTTGAAAATTAACGACAATCTTAATCATGGTGCCGGTAGTTTTTCTGAAAGCAAGAGTACTAAAAAAACAGCACTTGCATGGGCTGCTGGTGCACAATTTAACCTGAATGAAAGTGTTGCTATGGATGTCGCGTATGAAAGCTCCGGATCCGGTGACTGGCGCACGAGTGGGGTTATTGTAGGCATTGGCCTGAAATTCTGAGTAATACCCGACAACATGTCATAACCCGCTGTGATGGCGGGTTTTTTGTTGCCCGTGCAGGGCAAAAATCGTAGATTATGCGCGGGTGCCTTTCGGCTGATGGCTGGAAGGTGAACCTGAAGGCCTGATGTGGAAAGGCCCCGAGTCAACTTTAACGTTAACCCGAGGCCCTGACACTTCTTTCCTTGAAAGTAGAAGGTTAGCGCCTCTCCACTCAGGAGGCAAGCGCTATGTCGCAAAAATCGCTTATCACCGTCACAATTTGCATGACGGTAATCTTCACCATCTGGATGTTACACGGTTCGCTGTGTGAGTTCCGGCTGAATTTGTGGGGAGCGGAGTTTGCGGCGTTCTTACAGTGTAAGCAGTAGGAAAACCGCGACGGGGACGAAAGTCCCCGTCAACTGGTTGCTGAGGTTCAGCCGATATGGCACCCGTTTCAGGTGAGAGAATGGACGACAAAATTCTCCGGTATATGCAGCGTGTTGTGAGAAATTCCCGCAACCCTGAATTTATGAATGAAGTTAAAGACGCCTGCCTTAAAAAGCAGGCGTTTTGCTTTGAAGCGCCGGATGGTTTTCTGGTGCTGCGTTCTGTGCTCAGTGACGATGGTATCCCTTATGTTCTGGTGTTACTGGGCGTGTGTACGGGGAGTAAGAGTGTTGAGCGTTATCTGCCGGAGGTGAAGACATTAACCCGCCTGGCTGGCGGACGCTGGGCCGAATTTCATACGGCAAGACGAGGATTTATCCGGCTGGGAAAACGTCTGGGCTTTGAGCGAATGCCGGATGATGAGGATGGCTTCATGGTGTTCAGGATAGCAGTCTGACTGCCACTGTATTCATCATCGAGCGTAAACCCACATTGCAATTCACATTCTGACCCTGCTCCGGCAGGGTTTTTTGTTATCTGAGGAGCCATTATGGGCGGAAGTAAAGGTGGTGGTGATACCAAAGTAAAACCAACAGCAGCGCAAATAGCACAGGAAGAGGTGGCCTGGAAAGGGTGGCAGGATTACAAAAATATTCTCCGTCCGGCAGAAGATAACTTCATGAAAAAGGTCGATGACCTTAACAGTGAGCAGCAGTACGAAAATATCGCAGGCACAACAAATCTTGGGTATCAGAAACAGTTTGGTGAAGCGCGAAGGGAGCTGGCGGGTAATCTTGCTCAGTCCGGCGTTGACCCATCCAGTGGTCGTTTTAATGCAGTAATGGATGCAAATCAAAGCGACCAGGTGATCGGGCAGATTGACACGACCACACGGGGGCAGGTATCGCAGGCAGATAAATATATTGCCGGGCTACAGGATGTTGCGGCTCTCGGTTCCGGTCAGAAGGCAGATGCGTTACAGAGTTTTAACTCCCTGGCTGACAGCAGTCTGGCAAAAGCCAAATCGGACGCACAGGCTGCGTTTACGAAACAGCAGGGGCGAGCCTCTCTTGTTGGCGCTGGTCTGGGTGCGGTTGGTGCATATGCGATGCATAAGGCTGGCGGTAGCGGAGGAAGTGGCGGTGCTAAAACACCTGGCACCGGCGCTAATGCCATTCAGCATCAGGCTCAGAACTGGAGACTGTGATTATGGAGTACGGTAAATACGAAACTCTCGCAAGGGCTGGTTATTCAGGAGCAGCCCGCCCACAGGGTGACTGGCAGACGTCAGCAGCGCTGACACGCCAACAATACGACGACTGGCGAACCAGATATTTGCCCCGCGTGGCAAGGCTGGCTGACCTTGGCGAGAACAACAGCCTGATGAATGCGCAGCTTGCCCGGGTGGGCGGCCTTGCCACTTCCAGTCTCCGTACAGCGCAGATGGCGCAGGATAACCAGATGGCACGATATGGCGTTAACCGACCTGATAATCCCAACAGTAATACGCTGGGGTTACGTAATGCCCTGGCAATTGCTGGCGCGAAAAATGGTATCCGTGAAGCAGAGCAGGATCGTCAGATGAACATACTGACGGGGGCTTCTGCACCTGCAAGACAGCAACTGAGTGTTGGCGGACAACTGGTGTCAGCTTAAGGAGGAAATATGGGATACGGTTTACTGGATATTGCGAATCAGTCACGGCGTGAGGCATTACAGGGAATAAGTGACGCCGACAGGCGACGTGAAGAAATTGAGGCTGCTAACAAGCAGATGGCGGCGCAACAGAAAGCGCAGAACAAGCAGAATATCGGTACGGGCATTGGTACGGGGGCGGCTATGGGCGCTGCCGTTGGTGGTCTCCCCGGTGCGGCTATTGGTGCTGTCATAGGTGGTCTTGCTGGCTCGTTGTTTTAAGGAGTGGTGAATGAGCGGATTTGCACAGGGGTTACTTGCCGGATTCAGCACGGTTGACCAGGCAATGACCCGTCGTAAGGAGCTTGGTTTGCGAGAAGCACAGCTTGCTCAGCAACAGAAAAATAACGAGCGAGATTTTGAGTTTGCGCAGTCGCAGTTTGAACATAATAAAAACGTTGATCAGCGTGACTTTGATTACAAAGCCAAAGTTGATGACCGTGATTATGCGCTTAAAGAACGTGAATTTAACGCCAACCAGAATTACCGGAATGCGTCGCTGGGTATGGAGCAGCAGCGACTCCGGATGCAGAAATACAACCAGCGACGGCTTGAGTATAACGATATGCTGGCGCGCGATCAGCCTGTGATGGCGGCGCTTGGAAAGGCTGTGGATGCTGGCGAGCGGGATGCAGCAATGCGTCTTTACGGCCAGTTGTCAGAGGGTAATCCGCTGAGGCTGATGGCGAATGATGGCTATGTAGCGAAAGCGGGTCAGGCCGTGAACAACCTGCAAAAAATCTTTGATGACAAGCCGGACAGGGCGATCGCTTCACTCAATACCCCGGAAAGTCTTGATGCGCTTTCTGGTGTGTTTGCCCCGGAACTGCAACAGCGTATTGGCATGCCCGATTCAACCGGGAAAAAGACGATAAAAGAGGCCAGGATTGGCAGTATCGTACCGGCGCAGCAGGAAGGGTACGTACTTATTGGCCTTGATCTCACATACAGCGATGGCTCCACCGCGCATAAACCTGTAACAGAATACGGCAGTGCACATCCTGATGATCAAACCGTGCTGGCGGTGCCTGTTGATAAGGCTGTTGAGCTTGTCAGGGATCGCAGTAAATTCGCGGAAATTTCGAAAAATTTCGGCTATTTCACGCCGAAGCAGCAGGGACTTTCTCTGGCGAAACTTCAGGAAGGAGCCAGCAGTGTAGCGGCGGAAGCGATCAAGAACGGCGGGAATGCTCAGGCGGCGGTGGATGAGTATTACGCTGCAACTGGTTCACCGCAACATCAGCAGAAAATTCAGCAGCAAAAAATTCAACAAGGGATTACCAGTTGGGCGGGTGATGATCCGGATAAGCAGGCATTCGCCAGAGAAGTTGCTTCCCGTCAGCCAGAAATGCTGGAGCCTCAGAATCAGAAATTGCTGGAGAACGGGTATGCGAATTTTCTCCGTATTCAAAAGGCCAGGGGGGAACAGGCCAGAGATGATAGTGCGGCCTCTGCATCTGAGTTTATCCGTGGTCTGAAACAGAATTACGCGCAGTAATTCACCATTCCCGTTAATACTATTTCCTGATACCCGGTCATTGTGCCGGGTTTTTTTATGGAGTCTGTATGGCTTATTCCGATGAACAGCGCCCTGAAGCGCAATTTGGCAACCAGAACCGCAACAGCCTGAACATTCAGCAGCCGGGCGAGACTGACCGCTATGATGCGTTTTTCTCCGATCCCAATCGCTGGAAGGACAACAGCACGTCGTTCAGCCTGGGCGATGTATTGCCAACTATGGGGAAAGGTGTCGCCCAGTCCGTCCGGGGGGCAGGGGAAATGGCCCGTGGACTCGGTGATGCGATGATTCAGAGCCCGGTAAAAACAGGGGCGCGTATTTTAAATGAGTTCAGCCGTATGGGGCTGCCGGGAGTCGCAACTGTTCAGGATATTTTTGTCGGTGGCAGCAAGGGGGCGGATGAGGTCATCGACACTCTGCCTGATGGAAAAAATGCGGTTACTGATATTGTCGGTAAAGGTCTGAAGGTCACAGGCAAGGCAGTCAGTGGCGGCGCTAAAGCCTCGGATGAATGGCTGACTGGCAAGATGTCGCCGGGGGCGCTGCGGGCGCTGAATACACCGATGACTGAAGGATATGATGATTCTGCGGTCTGGGTGGCGAAGGGCGTAAACCTGATTGGTGCCCTTGTACCTGATATGGTTGCAGGCGGTGTGACTAAAAAGCTGGGTGAAGTCACTCTGCGAAAAATGCTGACCGCCGGGCTGGAGAAAAAATACATTGCGGCAGGGATGCAGCCGGAAAGAGCTACCGCACTGGCAGCAGAAGCTGTCGATAAAAAAATGCCGGATTTATTCCAGGCAGGCCTGATCACCCATTCCTCAGCCAGCGCACAGGGGCAGAGTGCAATGGCAGCAGCAGACTCTGTTCTTAACGCGGATTACTCTGAGCTGGCGAAGTCCCCGAAATTTCAGCAGATGTTTTTGTCAATTGATGCAGATCCGCAGCACGCACAGCTTACTGATCGCCAGAAAATGGATCTGGCAAAAGAGCGTGTTGCCGATGAGGTGCGCGCGCAGCTGGCAACAGATCCTGAATTGCTGGCTGTGAATGCCATGGCGGCAAAACTGGGCGATGCTCAGTTGCTTAATCTGGCGATGCGGGGCACGGCGAAGACCGTTAAAAGCGGCATTGTCAGAAATGCCACGGAACAGGGGACGATTAATGCGGCGCAGGGTGGCTATTCACGCTATCAGGAAAACACGGCATTGCGTGAGACTGCCGGAATGGATGTATCACCATGGGAGGGGGTAGCTGACGCAACGATCGAAGGAGCCGCTCTTGGTGCAGCGATGGGCGCACCGTTCGGTGCGGTTGCCGGATATCGTGGAAAACGTCAGGCCGCAGAAGAAACCGCCATGCGTGAGGCTGAAGTCGTACAGCAGGGTGAAGCAGCCCCGCAACCCGAACCGGCTGATCCGGTGGCACAGCATCGCGAATCCATGCAGGGCATGAATCGCGAGCAACTTCTGGAACAGTATGCTGATGCGGATATGGCACATGAGGGAGACACGTCTGCCGTTCATCGCCGGGAAGCCGCCAGCCAGCTGTTGAATGAACTGGATGAACAGGCGAAGCGACAGGCGGTAATGGATGAGCTGAAGGCGAAGCCGCGCCCTGAACTGCTTGAGGAATACCGAAAACTCAGCCTGAAGGAAGGGCGTACTGATACTGAAGAGCAGCAGTTACAGGCTATCCGTGATGTGCTTCGCCCTCAGCAGGAGGCCAGACCGGAGGCACAGCCACAGCCGGAAAATGCGGATGATGGCGACGGGAGTATTTACCCGACGGTGCGGTTCCGCGATCCGGATGAAGTTCGTATTGAAATTAACGGGAGTGGTGCGTCCAGACCAGCAGAACGCATTGAAAAGGTGCGTCCGGACAACCGTTATTTCACGGATGAAAAAAGTGCTCTGGGGAGCGACGTTTTCCGCAATGCCAGCGCCACCGGCCTGAAACCGTCCGTAGTAAAGAAAGGCGAGAATCAGTATGCCGTTGAAATGGATAATCCTGCGTTCTCTGAAGATGTGGCAACGGAGACCATTAACACCCTGGCTGACGGAGAGCGTATTGCTGATGCTGAACCGATGGAGCAGCCCGCGTTCATGCGTGACCCGCGATTCCGTGGTTTCACGGGGGATGATACAGAAGTGCAGGCCCGCCTTGCCCGTGGCAACGCGCCGACGGCAGAGGAGCTTGTACGTTCACAGATGGCTGAAGGTGATGCCGGTCCGACAGCACAGGAGTTAACTGAGCGTCCACGCCTTCCCGCTCCCGGTGATATTCATCCCGGACAGGGATATCCGTTACCAGGAGAAGTGGCGCGTACGCCGGATGAAAATCAGGCCGGACGTGGTGGTCGTTTTACCACAACCGGTGAGGTGAAGGGCCAGAGTTTCCAGAAAGGACGTGCGCAGGCACCGGAAAATGCCGCTGGTCGCCGGGGGGAAATACTGGAGGGCGAACCGGTTCGTCGTGGTCTGCCGTCACCGGATGAGCAGAACGCCACAGCACCAGTGCGTGAAGGACTTCCTGCACCTGAAAGTCAGCGTGGGGTTGATATGCCACAGCCTGAATCACTCCCTCGTATGGTTCGTGACTCCCTTCCGGAACTGGCACAGCAGGCAGAAGCACGCAGACAGACCGGGGATAATCGCCAGACCATAACCGATGTTCCGGATACTGAGGTGCCGATGCCGGTAGATAAACCGAGCACTCACCAGCAGGCGCGTGGTGCGAAAATTGAAGACTTTGGTGAAGAAATTAAGGGCGCGGCAAAACACCGTTATGCACAGCTTGCCGAAACACTGGGTAAAACGCTGGAAGACAGGGATTATTTCACGCAGCCGCTGAGCAAAGTGTTCCCGAAACCGGACTATGCAAAACTGGCGAACGAAGGGGCCGACGCTGACACACTGGCAATGATAGCGCTGTATCGTAGCGATATTCCGGCGAAGACGAAACACAATACGGCTGGCTGGGGGGAGAGCGTAAAAAAAGTACGACACAGTGTATCGGAAATGCTGAACGGAACGGTCAGCGCGAAACGCCTCGCAGAATGGATGGAAGGCAGAATGCCCTCCCGTTACGCGGATACCTGGCAACTGTTACGCACTCTGCCACCCTCACAGATGGACAAGGCTTCTGCTTATCGGGTGGTATCGGGTGTGTATCAGGCGGCAGGAGGGAAGCGTTACGATCCGCCACAGAAACTTTATTCACTGCGCAATAAGGACAATAAGGGGACTAACCTCTTTTTCTCGGAAAGCAGGGATGAATTACTGACAAAGGCGAAAGTCTGGTTTGCAGAGCTGGAGGAAAAGTCACAGGCGAAAGGAGATGAAAAAACGGCACCGTCACCGGATGACAAAATCAGCTTTGACGTTTACCGGAATACCCGTAGTGGCGATATTTTTATCGCTTACGGCAAAAACAAAATGCGGGTGAGAGGTGGTTTTAAGTCAGCCAGTGATGCGCGTAAGTACATTGATTCACATCGTGATGAGCTTGTTCGTCATGTGAAGGAGATGCGGGAGATTTCGCGTGAGGAGCAGCGTAACGCCACCAACCGCGATCGTACCGGACCAGAACGCCGCAAGGGGGATGTTTCGCCGGAGCAGTTCAGTGATGCGTTTGGTTTTCGTGGTGTGCAGTTTGGTAATTATGTGGAAGGTCCGCGTCGTCAGGCTGATTTGAACCGGGCTTATGACTCGCTGCATGACCTGGCTGATGTGCTGAACGTGCCGACAAAAGCGCTTTCTCTGAACGGTCGTCTTGGGCTTGCTTTTGGTGCCCGTGGTAAGGGTAAGGCGGCGGCACACTATGAGCCGGGTGAGGTGGCAATCAACCTGACAAAAGGTAACGGACCGGGTGCGCTGGCCCACGAATGGTTCCATTCACTGGATAATTATTTTGGTCGTTATGATGTTTCCACTGACGGGAAGATCACGTCAGGTGGCGACTATATGACGGAAGCACAGCGTGCCGGGCGCGTATTTAAAGACGGCAGATATGTTGATGCGGAATATCCGGTACGTCAGGAGGTTTACGACGCGTTTAAAGGCGTGATGAAAGCGATCAACAGCAGTGACATGCCGCGTCGTTCAGCGCTTCTCGATGAGGTGCGCTCAAAACCGTACTGGTCAACGGATGTTGAAATGGCGGCGCGTGCCTTTGAGCGTTATGTTCAGGATAAAGCGCGTACGGCTGGCGTGGAGAATGATTATCTGGTCAATATCCGTAAGGCACCTGAGCACAACACAGATAACACCTGGGCTTATCCGACGAATGCGGAACTGGATGGCGGTATTCGTGATGCATTCGATCACCTGTTCAGTACGCTGAAAACCCGTAAGACGGACAAGGGCGTTGCGTTTTATTCCCGTAAGGGCGTGACCCGCACACCTGAAGGCAATCTCATTTCGGATGTTAACCGCAGTGCGGAAGCCAAAGGCAGCCCGGTCCCGCAGGTTGAAGCGGTTGCCCGTGGCGTGATGAGTGGCATTAAGGACAGTGACCTGAAGGTCCGCGTGGTGAAGTCACAGAAAGAGGCTGAAGCACTGGCGGGTGAATCATTCGACGGTTACGGCAAGGTGCACGCGTTCTATCGTCCGGATAAACGTGAAATTGTCCTGGTGGCGGATAACATCCCTGACGGGCGGACCGTACGCGAGAAGTTGCGTCACGAGATTATCCACCATGCCATGGAGCATGTTGTCACGCCAGCGGAATATCAGACGATCATCAAAACCGTGCTGAAAACCCGCGACAGTGATAACGCCACCATCCGTGAAGCCTGGCGTAAGGTTGATGCGTCCTATGGTAAGGAATCACCGGAAGTGCAGGCGGGTGAATTTCTGGCACATATGGCGGAGAAACAGCCGAATAAATTCGTGGCGGCATGGGAGCGTGTTGTTGCCCTGGTCAAAGGGGTACTGCGTCGCACGGGGTTACTGAAGCCGACAGAACTGAACGATATCAGACTTGTTCGCGAGACCATCCGTACGTTAGGCCAGCGTGTGCGGGAAGGTTACACGCCGCGTGAGGATGGCGCTGGCGCATCGTCTCAGTACTCCCGTAGCGGTAAGCCTGATCCGTTCAAAGTGCCGGAAGGTGAGGGCGAGCGTTATCGTGATGACCTTGCCAGAATGATGAAGTCGTTACGTTCTGGTGCAATGACTGCAAACATCGGGCGTACGCCGCCGGTATTGCGCCACCTTGGCGCACCAGATTTGCCGCTGGTTATCTCCCGCGACACTGTGCGGAAGGCTACCAATGGCGTGAAACATGTGGTGCCAATGGATGTTATCGAGAGACTTCCGGAACTGATGCACGATCCGGATGCAATTTACCGTTCCGCGACAGAAAGAAATGCGGTTGTGATGCTGCTTGATGCCATGGATAAAAATGGTGATCCGGTCGTCTCGGCAGTGCATATGAAGGCGACAGATAAACGTCTGGAAATTAACAAGGTGGCATCTGTTTACGGTACGGAAAACGGGAAAAAGCTGAAAAGTATGGAAATGGCTGGATTAACGCTTTACCGGAAGGAGAAATTAAGCCGCGATAACCCTCAGTACAGTGGGCTCCAATTGCCCAAAGAGGAGCGTTCTTATCGCGGCTCTGTAGATAAAATACTCTATCCTGAAGATATTCGCAAGGGGCCGTATTACTCCCGTACCAGCAGTCTGACACCGGAAGAGACAATTGCATCGCGTTTTGTGCGCCAGATGCAGGATAAATTCCAGGTGCTGAAAGCTGTTCAGGAGAATATCCGTAAAACTGGCGGAAAAATAGACGACAGTAACAACGCTTATATGGCGGAAGAACTCTTCCACGGGAAGGCGGAAAACGACCTGAACGTGATGAAGGAGCGCTACGTTCAGCCACTGGCTAAATTACTGGCGGACTACAAAATTGCGCAGGCCGATCTGGATGAGTACCTCTACGCCCGTCACGCGCCGGAACGTAACGCGCATATTGCGAAAATCAACCCGAAAATGCCGGACGGCGGTTCGGGGATGACCAACGCGGAAGCGGCGGAAATCATGCAGCGTGTGCGTAACAGTGGCAAACAGGCACAGTATGACCGTCTGGCAGGGATTGTTGACGATATGCTGGCCCGTCGCCGTGAGCTTATCCGTGAGGCCGGACTGGAAGAGAGCGGTGTGGTGGATGCCTGGCAGAACGCCTACCGTTACTACGTTCCCCTGAAAGGTCAGGATGTTGACGGTGTGGTGTCACTGCCCCGTACAGGTAAGGGCTTCACCATCGGCGGACGTGAAAGCAGGCAGGCCATGGGGCGTGCATCCCGCGCACAGTCTCCTTCCACTCAGGCGATACAGGATTTGAGCGAATCGCTGATCCGCCATCGCAAAAACGAAGTGGGTAACGCCTTCCTGAAACTGGTGCAGGATAATCCCGATAAGGATTACTGGCAGGTATTCACTGATGACAAACCGGACACCATGCGGGCGATTGCAGAGCGTGTTGATCCGGAAACCGGCGAAACCCGTCGCGAAGTTGTTGAACGTCCGGTGCCTATGGCAATGATGGCGGATCGCTACTTCACCACCAAAAAGGACGGCAAAACTTACTACATTAAACTTCATGATCCGCGCCTGATGCGTGCGATGAAGAACATGGGGCCGGAAACCAGTAACGCCGTAATCCGTACGCTGGGGAAAGTTAACCGTTTCCTGGCAACGGTGAACACGTCGTATAACCCGGAATTTCTGGTCAGTAACTTCATCCGTGACGTGCAGACGGCGGTGATGAACCTGAAGGCGGAGCAGGGAAGGAGCGACGGTAAACTGAAAGGGCTGGATAACTTATCCGCCCTGGCTGTAGTCAAAGACAGCCGTTCTGCAATGTCAGCCGTGTACGCCAGTCTGCGTGGCAAAACCCTCACGGGCAAAGGCGCACAGTGGCAGAAAGTGTGGAAAGAGTTTGTTGAGGACGGAGGTAAAACCGGCTGGTTTAACATGGGTGACCTTGAAGGCCAGAAGAAGGAAATGGATCGCCTTGTATCGCTGGCGAAGGGAGGATGGAAAGGCCAGAGTATCGGTGCATGGCATTCGTTCCTGAACCTGGTCGAGGATGCCAACGGCGCGGTTGAAAACGCTCTGCGTCTTTCTGCCTATAAACACGCCCGTGATGCCGGTTTGTCACGCCAGCAGGCGGCATCTCTTGCCAAAAACATGACGGTGAACTTTAACCGTCGTGGTGAGCAGGGAGCGCTGATGAACTCGCTGTATATGTTTGCCAACGCCAGCATTCAGGGGACCGCAAACCTGGTGAGAACGCTCGGACATCTTAATGGCGACGGGCCGTTACCGGAGCGCCTTCGCTGGAAGAATCTCAATGTACCGCAGAAAATCGCGCTTGCAGCTGTGGGAGCGGGTTATCTGCTTGGCTCGCTTAACCGCAGTGTTGCGGGGGAGGATGATGACGGGGTTAACTGGTACGACAAGGTGCCGTATCATGTGAAAGAGCGTAACCTCGTCATTATGAAATCGATGTTCGGGGGCAGGGCCGGAGAGTACTGGAGTATTCCTCTGCCTTACGGGTACAACGTTTTCTTCCTGCTCGGGCATACCTCTGAAGGTGTGGCTGCTGGTGACCTGACGGCGTCCCGTGCTGCCGGTAATGTTGTCGGTGGTATCCTGGGGGCATTCAGCCCGATTGGCAGTGAGACGTCGGAAACGCTGTCCGGGGCATTGCTGAAAAATGCAGCACCGACAATTCTGCGTCCGTTTGCGAATCTTGCCATGAACGAAAACTTCATGGGGGCGCAGATTTACCAGGAGAACATGCCGTTTGGTACACCAAAACCTGACAGCCAGCTGGGAAGACGTTCAACGCCAGAAGCGTACAAGGCGTTTGCATCCTGGCTGAATGCGTTCTCAGGTGGCAGCCAGTATCGTCCCGGCGCGGTGGATATCACACCGGAATCGCTGAAATTCTGGATTGACTATATCTCCGGAGGGACAGGGCGCTTCATTTCCAAAACCACAGATGCGGCGGTGAAATCGCTGAACGGTATTGATATACCGGAGCAGCAGGTGCCCTTCCTGGGGAAAATTTCGGGTGAGGTGATGCCGTATGCAGACCAGCAGAAGATGTACGACCGGATGACAGAGGTTGCGCAGTATCACGCAGAGCTGAAGAGTCTGACCGGTGCAGAAAGAACGGCGTTCATTGACGAGAACAACGGAAAATTGTTGATGAACGGGCTTATGCAGGATACCCGGAAGAGACTGAAGGATTTGCGCAAACAGCGCGATGCCATTTATGCCGACAGTTCTCTCAGTCTGGCGCAGCAGGCGGCGATGGTGAAATCGGTAGAGCGGGATATGAAGGTTGCCGTGGATCGCTTTAACCGCGAGTACAACAAAAAAGTGGGAGTGGATTAACAGAAATGGCCCCGTACGGAAGTGCGGGGCTGATTAAGAAATAAACACACATTAACCTGTAATAACCGGAGCTATTAACATATAGTCAGAAAGAGTATTTCATGTGAGACAGAGAGCCGATTTATGTTTAATGAAGAAAAAGTTGCGTAAATGGCAGCGTATTTGCTGAAAAAACATGGCGGATCTATGCGTTTCATTAAGCTGATGTATCTCTCTGACCGCAAAGCAATGGAGTTGTATGGTTTTCCCATTAGTGGTGATCATTATTTCTCTATGAACAAAGGACCCGTTTTATCGCAGACATATTCTTTGGTTAAGGATGGAAGTGAAAACGAGTACAGTCCGTGGGAATCATGGATATCTGATGTAGCGGATCATAAGGTTGAAATGTGGCGTACATTTTCTTCTGTTGATGAGCTGGGGGAGTTATCGCCCGCAGAAATAGAGTCAATGGACATAATTTTTGGTCAATATGGAGGTTGGGATGCGTTCAGGCTTTGTGATGAAACTCACAGAATTTGCGGTGAGTGGCGCGATCCGCATGGTTCATCAATTCCAATCAGCCTTAAGGATATATTTATTGCTCTTGGAAAGTCGCCAGAAGCAGCAACAGTAATGGCGAATAGCATTTATGCGCAAAATAATCTTGATATATTATTAAGTGATCTGAGGTAGTCGGGATGATGTTCAGCCCTTATTTGTATTTACCGGGGAGGGAAGATGTTTAATTCCGATTCCCCGGCTCCACAGGCCTAACCTAACTTTATGTAACAGTCCATGCAGGGCTGAAATCTGCCTGCTGAAATAACTCCGTTAGCCCGCTAATCTGCTTTAACCTCAGAACTTCATCCTGGTCCATCCCCAGTTCTGTTCCGATACGTTCATCAGTCCAGCCAAGACGTGAAAGATCTCTGACAATATCAGACATTGAGGTTATCTGGTGTTTCCCCCTGGCTCTGTTATGTCGGATAGTCGCGGCAATACGTGAGGTTTGTCCCTTTCGGTCTGGATTAATACAGGTTACTGGTAGCCAGCCTTTCAGGCGTTTTCCAGTAACTGTTCTTCTACCTAGTAACTGCCTATGAAAACCATCCACCACCAGGTAATGGCTTGTTTCTTCCGAAACAACAATTGGTTGAGTAAAACCGTCTTTTTCCAGAGATTGTTTCAGTAATTTTTTTTCGCTTGGGGCCATGACATTGGGATTATAATCGTTAGCGACAATTTCATCCGCTTTTACCCACAGCACACAGTCCACTGGTTCTTGAGCAAAGGGGCTGATCTCATGGAGTACGCAGCGGAGATGGTTCAGGGCCTGTATGGTTTTCTCTTCAGATTGTTCCTGACTGAAGTACTGTCGAATCATCTTGCTCAGCACCTCCACCTCTGGTGTCACAGAATTCCCCATTCCTTCCTCCTTTCATTCATACGCTGCAGGTAACGTTCATAGTGCCGGGGTTTGTTGGGGCTGAAGGAGAGCGTTCGGCACCAGAAATCATTCTTTATGAGAGTCTTACAAATACGTCGCCAGGAGGGAACATCCCGGCAGCCCAGATCATTTTCCTGTTCATCCGGGATATCATCCGGGAATCCCCGGTTCTGATACCAGCGCAGGTAAACTGCTATCTTGTTGCGGTAGTGTTCAGCCGTTCTTTCCGGCATTACGTCCAGCAGGAAGAACGCATAGCTGCGCCAGGTATGATGGGATGGTTTTGACATCCGTTTACGCAGGGCAAAATAGGCCCCGCTTTCATTGGCATAAAGAGCCCCACTGGCAGCACCAGATACTCGTTCACACATCCGTGCCCAAGTTTCTGGCTCCAGAACATGATAAAGCCATAGTCCCTTACGCTGTTCCGGGCCAAAAGGCTCACAGACACGCATATTACGTAGAGGAATGCCTGCGCGGTACATCAAATCATACAGAGGATTGTAGATTGCACAGGTTTTAGCGTTATATACCCAGATATCGTTGGTTTTCCAGTCATACAGCGGATACATGGTGTAGTAAAAACCTTCAGGTGACGCCGTGGTCCAGGGTTTATCATCTGCATATCTCAGTTTTCGTTGGGAAACCAGTCCCATAAATCTGTTAAGAGATTCATCCGCGCGGACTCCAGTCAGTATTGCCACGCTACATTGGTTACTTGCGAACCAGGAAGAAAAAGCCGGGACAAATTCTTCAAAAGTCATGGCGTAGCGGTAAAAGGGGAAATACGCCATATCAGTAATAGCATCTTCCGGTGGCTGTCGAACCCACTCTACACCGGGCTCCCAGCATATCCACTCAGGCTGAAACTGCGAGACACCATTTACTGTCGTCAGGGGAAGTGCAACCCAGTAAAAGGTATCTGTTACATCTTGGTACATCATCCGCATCTTCTGTATATGATCAATGGTGCATTGATACTGGGCTTCCCAGTCAATGAACAATACAGAAAAACGACGTTTCTTCCTGTAGGCCACTTCGGCTACAAGATGGAAAAGTACAGTGGAATCTTTACCGCCAGAAAAAGATAAACATACAGAAGAGAATGTTTCAAACAACCATTCAATGCGGTGAATGGCTGCTGACAAAACATCTTCTCCAGTTCTGATTTTTGTTATAGTTACCGGCATACAATCTGATAAAAATAGCGAGGGTTTGCATTTTACCTAGTAACGTTATGTAACTATTTTTTTGAATAAAGGCAATGAGATAATGATAAAAAATGTTTATCTAATGTACTGAGCTCTTCTCTTTATTGTATTAACTCTTCGATTTCAGCGGCGTTGTCGTTCAGGTATAAAAAAAGGAGCCGAAGCTCCTTTGGTATCAGAATTCAAATTGTCTTGCCCGCAGGCTTTTCAGCATTGGTCTGGCCCGCTGAACTACGAAACTCGACTGGTCAAGCCGTGCCGCCTCTCTCAGTAGCACATCTCTGTTCTTCGTCACCATGTAGATAGTCTCAAACGCAATGTCATACAGCTTGTTCGTGTATGAGGAGTTCAGCTCTTTCATTATGGGGTACAGCTGCTTGCTAAGGTCCTGGGCTTTTTCCATCCAGAGCTGCATGTAGCAAAGGAGGATGATTTCCTCGGCTGTGAATTGCGGCTGTGGTTCTGCTTGTACTGGCTGAATGTTGCGAAGTTTCTTTTCGCACTCGATGAAGTAGCGGCGGATCTGGCGACCTTTTTCGTTACGTTCAACCATCGCAAGCTCTTTGGCTGTGTCGAGGGTGAGGTGGTAATCCTTGCGGCGGCGGCCTGGAGTTTTCGCCAAATTTGGCGAAAATAGAATGTAGTCTAAATTTTCTACGAATCCATACTCGTTTAGCCTGGCCCGTATCCAGTTAGAAAAATCTTTACCTACCTCTAAAAATCCATGCAAATCACGCGCGTTCACCAGAAGCGTAGGTTCATTTGAGATTGTACCTTCAAACACAGGGATGAGTTGAGTGGTCATGATGACCTCCTTTGGCTTTTTTCGAGAAATGCCACCACAAGATGTGGTGCCGGGAGGCTCGAAACGGCCCAAAAGATACCGCGGACTTATTCCCCTTGCGGGTGTTGTATTCGTCGCCCTCCCGACATTGATCGGGGATGTGACCGCACACTGTGCTATCACTGAATAACAGGCATAAAAAATCCAACACTGACGGGGTTGGTTTAATCCGCTTTTGGGAGGTTTTCGAGGCCTCGGCGCGGAGTATAGTCAGTATTGGACGCAGTCGTCAACCATCGCAAGCTCTTTGGCTGTGTCGAGGGTGAGGTGGTATTCCTTGCGGTTGTGACCGCCTCTACCTTTTGCTTCCCGAATTTGGGAAGCAATCATATAGTCCTGATTTTCAACGAAACCATATTCAGCAATACGTTCTGTTATCCACGATGCAAAGCGTTTACCAACCCCAAGGAAAGCGTGTAGATTGCGAGCATTGCATAGAAGGGCTGCTTGGTTTGAGATAGAACCGTTGAATACGGGGATGAGTTGACTGGTCATGATGACCTCCTTATTTGTTTAGTTTATAACCGCCAGTTAGTAGCTGGCGGTCGGGTGTCAACTGAGCCAAATAAGAAGCTCTGGGCATATTCCCCTTGCGGGTGTTGTATTACGCCTCTCCACCCGACCTTTGTACGGATGTAACTATGCCAAATTGCAGGCATAAAAAAGCCGCAAAGCTATCGGGTGCGGAGACCGCTTATTTGTTCAGTGCGATCAGTATGCGATAGCTCTGGCGGATTTGTCAAATCGTGCAGTAACATCCTTTTCTTCCTTGCCATTTCTCAATGATGACAAAGGGTGGATTCGGATTGGTATTGGGACAAAAGTGAGACACACAAAGCTTTGCATCGGCTTACAAAGCTTTGCATGTTTTTCAATGTTGGGACGTGTGAGCGCAGAAATGACGGGCTATCTAATTGATTTTAAACGATACGTAACCAACTTTAAAATCTTTGCACGCCAGTTCGCAGGTTTTACAGCCAGTACAGCGGCTGGAATCGATAAAAAATCCATATTGTGTGGTCATGGGCTACTCCTTAAACCTTTTCGATCTGGACAAGATTGCTGTGCGACGGGTTTCCCTTTGCCAGCGGTGAAGGGCGGTGAGAGGTCAGAATATTGATACTGCCGCCGTGATCGACCCGGTCACCAAACATATCCGCTTTAAGCCACGCACCTTGCCCGATGGCGGTAACGCCAGGCAGAATACGCGGAGTCACTTTTGCGGCAATCAGCATTTCTCCATTATTGTTAAATACCCGCACGGTATCGCCATGACGGATACCGCGTGCCTGAGCATCAATGGGGTTGATCCACACCTCTTGTGGGCAGGCCTGCTGTAACACATCAATATTGCCGTAGCTGGAGTGGGTACGCGCTTTGTAATGGAAGCCCGTTAACTGCAGTGGATAGGTTTTCCGCAGGGGATCGTCCCAGCCATCAAAACCTGGGGTATACGCAGGAAGGGGATGAATAATTTCATCTTTTTTCAATTCCCAGGTATCTGCAATCTTCGCCAGTCGTTCAGAATAAATTTCGATTTTCCCCGAAGGTGTTTTCAACGGGTTTGCCTGTGGATCTTCACGGAATGCGCGGAAAGCGACGTAGTGTTCTTCCGGGCATTTTTTCTTAAAGATCCCGGTCGTTTTCATCTCCTCGTAGTCGGGCATCTCAGGGTTACGTTCCTTCGTTTTCGCATGGAGATATTTGATCCATTCATGCTGACTGCGACCTTCAGTAAAGGTTTGATAAACGTCTGGTCCTAAGCGTTTGGCGACTTCACTCAGCATCCAGTAGATGGGTTTGCGTTCAAATTTTGCTGAGGTTGCGGGTTGGGCGAGGATCACATAGCCCATATTCCCTGCAGATTCATGAGAGATAAGGTCTTCTTGCTCTGTTGGCATCAGGTCGGGCAACAGGATATCGCAATACTTAGCCGAGGCCGTCATGAAGTGGTCAATGCCAACAATCATCTCGCACTTGCTGTCATCCTGAAGCACCTCATGGGTGTGATTGATGTCGCCATGTTGATTGATCAATGTGTTACTGGCGTAGCACCATAAAAACTTGATGGGGACATCCAGTTTTTCTTTTCCACGAACACCATCACGGGTCGCGGTCATTTCCGTACCATGGTCGATGGCATCTGTCCATGTAAAGACGGAAATCTGCGTTTTAACAGGATTCTCGAGCATCGGGAACCATTCTACCCCCAGATCCCAGCTACCTTCGCGTACGCCTGAGTTGCCGCCGTTTATGCCGACGTTGCCGGTGAGAACGGAAAGCATGGCAATAGCGCGGGATGTTTGCTCGCCGTTGGAATGTCGTTGTGGCCCCCAACCCTGACAAATATAAGCAGGTTTTGCTGAACCGATCTCTCGTGCCAACTGGATAATTTTTTCTGCCGGGATGCTGGTGATTTTTGCTGCCCATTCCGGCGTTTTAGCTATGCCGTCAGGCCCTTCGCCCAGAATATAGGCTTTATAATGCGCGTTACGTGGTGCGTTGGCGGGCAGCGTTTTTTCATCGTAACCAACACAATATTTGTCGAGAAATGGCTGATCGACCATGTTTTCAGTAATCAGTACCCAGGCAATCGCACAGGCCAGTGCGCCATCGGTGCCAGGGCGAATGGGCAGCCATTCATCTTCACGCCCGGCAGCAGTGTCGTTATAACGTGGATCGATGACGATCATGCGTGCGTTTGAACGTTCGCGGGCTTGCTCGACGTAGTAAGTGACACCACCGCCGCTCATCCGCGTTTCTGCCGGGTTATTTCCGAACATAACGACCAGTTTCGTATTGGCGATATCATCCGGGCTGTTGCCATCATTGGCACCGAACATATAACTCATTGCGGCACTGATCTGTGCGGTACTGTAGCTGCCATAGCGACTGAGAAAACCACCGCAAGAGTTCATCAGACGGTACGGGACGTTTGAGTTGGTGATGTTTCCGCCATCTACGCCTGTTCCGTACAGGACATGTACAGCCTCATTGCCGTAATCTTTCAGGATCCGCCGAAGATTATCACTGATGGTATCCAGGGCTTCGTCCCAACTTATCCGTTCAAATTTACCTTCACCGCGCTTGCCGACGCGCTTCATGGGATATTTCAACCTATCAGGATGATTCATCCGTCGGCGGATAGAGCGCCCGCGTAAACACGCTCGAACCTGATGATTACCGTAGACGTCGTCACCTGTCGTATCAGACTCCACCCAGTACACGGTGTCATCTTTCACATGCAAACGTAACAGACAGCGGCTCCCGCAGTTAACGGTGCAGGAACTCCAGACCGCTTTCTCTTCTACCGGAGCCTCTGCCGCCCGGACCATTTGGGAAAATGGCAGAGTGAAAGCACTGCTTGCCAGCGCAAGACTGCCAAGTGCGGAGGTTTTCATCAGACTTCTACGGCTGATTTCAGCCTTCATGAGCGCCTCTGTGGTATGGATTTTCATCATTACTCACTTATTGCTTTTCAAACAAAATGTCATGCCAGAATTTATGGTTGTCGTGGGTTATATTTTTTCGATCTCGACCAGATTAGTGTGCTGCGGGTTTCCCTTCGCCAGTGGTGAAGGGCGCAGAGTGGTTAGCGTATTCACACAGCCGCCATGGTCGATTTTATCGCCAGACATATTGGCCTCGTGCCAGGCTCCCTGGCCCATAGCGCTAACTCCAGGGAGAATACGTGGTGTTACTTTGGCTGGTAGCCGAACTTCGCCACGATGGTTAAACACCCGCACCATATCGCCGTTGGCAATCCCACGTTTCTGCGCATCTATAGGGTTGATCCACACCTCCTGACGGCAGGCAGCCTTCAGGAGATCAATATTGCCGTAGGTCGAGTGAGTACGGGATTTGTAATGGAAACCAAACAGTTGCAGTGGGAAGGTTCTACGTTCAGGGGAGTTCCAGCCTTCAAAGGTTGAGGCATAAACTGGCAATGGGCTTATCACTTCATCTTTTTCCAGTTCCCAGGTACGGGCAATTTCCGCCAGCCTGCTGGAATAAATTTCAATCTTACCGGAAGGCGTTTTAAGTGGATTTGCCTCGGGGTCGTCACGAAATGCTTTGTAGGCGACAAAATGGCCATTGGGATCTTTACGCTTATAGATACCCATTTTTTTCAGTTCGTCGTAAGACGGTAACGCCGGATCTTTGGCAAGCATTTTGGCGTACAGATGTTGTAACCATTGTTCCTGCGTGCGACCTTCTGTGAACTTTTGATAGACGTCAGGTCCAAGACGTTTCGCGACTTCACTCAGGATCCAGTAAATCGGTTTGCGTTCGAATTTTTCGCTGGTGACAGGCTGGAGGAAAATGAGATATCCCATGTTACCGGCGTAGTCGTTAGGAATAATATCTTCCTGCTCAACGGTCATCAGGTCTGGCAGCAGAATGTCGGCATATTTTGCCGATGAGGTCATAAAGTTTTCGATGACCACAATCATTTCGCATTTCGATTCGTCCTGCAGAATTTCATGCGTTTTGTTGATGTCAGAATGCTGATTAACGAGGGTATTTCCCGCGTAGTTCCAGATGAACTTAATGGGCACATCCAGTTTATCTTTGCCGCGGACGCCGTCGCGGATTGCCGTCATTTGCGGACCATGATCGATAGCATCTGTCCAGCTGAAGCAGGAGATTGACGTTTTGACCGGATTATCCAGCACCGGCAGGCGTTCTATGGTAATGGTATAGGTCGATTCACGCGCGCCACTATTTCCGCCGCTGATGCCGACATTGCCCGTCAAAATAGGTAACATAGCAATAGCGCGTGCAGTCAGTTCGCCGTTTGCCTGGCGTTGTGGCCCCCAGCCCTGGCAGATATAAGCGGGTTTTGCTGTGCCAATTTCACGCGCCAGTTTGATGATACGGTCCTCCGGGATACCGGTAATTTGCGAAGCCCACTGCGGCGTTTTCGCTGTTTTATCGTCACCTTCACCAAGAATATAGGCTTTATAGTGACCATTTTTGGGTGCATCTGCGGGTAAGGTTTTTTCGTCATAGCCGACGCAGTATTTATCGAGAAAAGGTTGATCAACGAGATTTTCGTTAATCAATACCCAGGCAATACCCGCAACCAGCGCGGCATCGGTGCCCGGGCGAATAGGGAGCCATTCGTCTTCACGACCGGCAGCCGTATCGGTATATCGCGGATCGATAACAATCATTTTGGCGTTCGATTTCTCGCGCGCTTTTTCAAGAAGATAAGTGATGCCACCACCGCTCATGCGGGTTTCTGCCGGGTTGTTACCAAACATCACGACCAGCTTGCTGTTTTCAATATCCGTGGTGCTGTTGCCATCATTACTGCCGTAGGTGTAGGGCATGGCACAGGAAATTTGCGCAGTGCTGTAGGAGCCATACTGGTTGAGTGAACCGCCGTAGCAGTTCATCAGGCGTTTGACCGCCGAGGCTGATGGCGAAGAGCGGGTCATATTGCCGCCAACGATCCCCGAAGAGTACTGAATATATACAGCCTCATTGCCATATTGTTCGACGGTTTTCTTCAGGCTACTGGCGATAGTATCCAGGGCTTCATCCCAGCTAATCCGTTCGAATTTGCCTTCGCCGCGTTTGCCCACGCGTTTCATTGGGTAATTCAAGCGATCGGGATGATTAATACGCCGGCGGATGGAGCGACCGCGCAAACAGGCGCGTACCTGATGGTTGCCGTACTCATCGCTGCCGGTATTGTCAGTTTCCACCCAGGTCACTTCATTATCTTTAACATGTAGACGAAGTGCACAGCGGCTACCACAGTTGACGGAACAGGCACCCCAGACCACTTTTTCGCGGGCCTGTTGTACCGCTGCTGCTGCATTGCGCAGGGTAAACGGCAAAGAAAAACCGCCTGCAGCCAGCGCCAGAGAACCTATCGCGGTAGATTTAACGAGTGTTCTGCGGCTGATGCCCACCATTCGTTCATTTTTGGACATAACTCACTCCCTGTTCTTTATCGTTATATAAAAGTTTATATATTGAATATTTAGCGCGCTAACAATAGAGGGAGTCTACCCATTTTGGGTTAAGAATTATTAATCCATATCAATAGAAGGGTATGAGTAATAAGGTGGGATTATGTTGTATGTTCAAATCGCCGGATTTGTCATATCCGGCGTTCAGTCGATAATGTGTTACTGCGGTTCGGCAGGCGCGCCATCCTGGCTAGACTGCGCGGGAGCAGAGACGTTACCGCTGGTGGTGCGGGTATAGAGAATTTTATGCGTATCATTAGCGCAATGGCCGACGACCTGGGAATCAGGCTGATCAACCTGGTCATTGGGTACAATACTTAACGTGAAGCTGCTTTCGGGTACGCCATTATTGATAATGCGCTGTGATATATCGCTCTGTATGCGCTCACAGGATCCCGGCGCGGCGAGTACCGCGGGTGAGGCGAGGGCGAGCAGAAGCGCGGCACAGCAGGTTGAGAGTTTCATCATAAGCTCCTTACGCGAAGATAACTTCTTTAAGCATAGCATTTAACGTGTAAAGTACTGTATTTGCTACTATGATTGAGAATCATCTCTACTCTCTGGTGACTGTTGTGAAATACAAATTACTACCATGCTTACTCGCGATATTCCTCACAGGATGTGACCGCACAGAGGTAACACTTTCATTTACCCCTGAGATGGCCAGTTTCTCTAATGAATTCGATTTTGATCCGCTGCGTGGTCCGGTAAAAGATTTCACTCAGACATTAATGGATGAGCAAGGTGAAGTGACGAAACGTGTTTCTGGGACTTTGTCGGAAGAAGGCTGTTTTGATTCACTCGAATTACTGGATCTGGAAAATAATACCGTGGTCGCTCTGGTACTGGACGCCAATTATTACCGTGATGCCGAGACGCTGGAGAAGAGAGTACGTTTACAGGGAAAATGCCAGCTAGCAGAATTACCTTCTGCCGGGGTGAGTTGGGAAACCGATGATAATGGCTTCGTGATTAAAGCCAGCAGCAAACAAATGCAGATGGAATATCGCTATGATGATCAGGGTTATCCGCTGGGTAAAACCACGAAAAGTAACGACAAAACATTATCTGTCAGCGCCACGCCATCAACGGATCCGATCAAAAAATTAGATTACACAGCGGTTACTTTACTGAATAATCAACGGGTTGGTAATGTAAAACAGAGCTGTGAATATGACAGTCACGCTAATCCGGTGGACTGTCAGCTAATCATTGTTGATGAAGGAGTAAAACCCGCCGTCGAACGGGTTTACACCATCAAAAATACGATCGATTATTATTAATGCTATTGTGCGGTCGGCTTCAGGAGAGTCTGACCCGGTGTTTTGTGCTCTGCCAGATACTGATGCTGGAATATACACATGCGAATGGCATTACGATATTGACCATTAATAAAGAACTCGTGCATCAATTCACCTTCAACCGAAAAGCCAAGCTTGCGGTAAATGTGAATCGCTTTTTCATTCTCTTTATCAACGATCAGATACAGCTTATAGAGATTGAGAACGGTAAAGCCATAGTCCATTGCTAATTTGGCGGCACGGGTTGCCAGACCTTTCCCCTGATACTCCGGGGAGATAATTATCTGAAATTCTGCGCGGCGATGAACATGGTTAATTTCCACCAGCTCCACCAGACCGGCTTTTTCGCCGTCACATTCCACCACAAAGCGCCGTTCGCTCTGATCGTGAATATGCTTATCATACAGATCAGAGAGTTCAACAAAGGCTTCGTAGGGTTCCTCAAACCAGTAACGCATCACACTGGCGTTATTGTCGAGTTGATGTACATAGCGTAAATCTTCACGCTCCAGCGGGCGTAGCTTAACACTGTGGGCGCTTGGCATAACGTGTCCTTACATTCCTTAAATCAATAACAGGTTAGGGGGTAATAACGCGGCCAGTTCGACGGTCCAGGCAGCGCAAAGTATTGGGCTCCCAGTAGGCATTGATGTTGGCGCTTTGCTCACATTTATCGCGGTTATCAAAAGCGGCGTCGGCTTTATCCCACTCTTTTTCAGTGCGTTTATTCACTTTCTGGCGCAGATTGCGCGTGTCATTCCATTGCTCTTTTTCCATAGCGGCGTGCTGGCGGCTTTGTGCACTGTCGCCAGACTCAATCACCAGTTTGTTAGTTTCGGCATGAACAGTTGTGCTCAATGCCAGTGCGCAAGGCAGCAGAATAGCGAGCAGGCCGATTCGTTTGCTGAGAGTGATTTTCATAATTCATTCCCTGTATGAATGATTAAAGGTGATTCTACACCATCCACTGCGGACGCAAAACGTACCAGGAGGGTGTTTATATTGATGATATTATGTCGCCCTATAACTATACATGATGTCAATAAGAGACAAAGATGATTAAAATAACGTTACTATTTTTTGCTACTGCGCTGTGTGAAATTATTGGATGCTTTCTGCCCTGGTTGTGGTTAAAACGAAACGCCAGTATCTGGCTGTTGCTTCCGGCGGGGATTTCACTGGCGCTGTTTGTCTGGTTGTTAACGTTGCATCCAGCGGCGAGTGGGCGTGTTTACGCGGCTTATGGTGGCGTTTATGTCTGCACGGCGTTGATGTGGCTGCGCGTTGTGGATGGCGTGAAACTGACTCTTTATGACTGGACGGGTGCGTTGATTGCGCTTTGCGGCATGTTGATCATTGTTGCGGGCTGGGGGCGCACGTAGGAACATAAATCCATTTTATCAATAAGATAAGAGGAAGTGTCAGCTGACAAAAGGTATTCTATTTCATCTTTTGTCAACCATTCACAGCGCAAATATACGCCTTTTTTTGTGATCACTCCGGCTTTTTTCGATCTTTATACTTGTATGGTAGTAGCTCAGTTGCGTGGATTTCATGCATCACGACAAGCGATGCAAGGAATCGAACATGAAGATCGTAAAGGCTGAAGTTTTTGTTACCTGTCCGGGGCGTAATTTCGTCACATTAAAAATCACCACTGAGGACGGTATTACGGGCCTTGGGGATGCCACCCTCAATGGACGTGAGCTTTCCGTGGCCTCTTATTTGCAGGATCACCTTTGTCCGCAGCTTATTGGTCGCGATGCGCACCGTATCGAAGATATCTGGCAGTTTTTCTATAAAGGTGCTTACTGGCGTCGCGGTCCGGTTACGATGTCGGCCATTTCAGCGGTTGATATGGCGCTGTGGGATATTAAAGCCAAAGCTGCCAACATGCCGCTTTACCAGTTACTCGGCGGCGCGTCTCGTGAAGGGGTGATGGTTTATTGCCATACCACCGGTCACAGTATTGATGAAGCTCTGGATGATTATGCCCGTCATCAAGAGCTTGGATTCAAAGCCATCCGCGTGCAGTGCGGAATCCCTGGTATGAAAACCACCTACGGCATGTCGAAAGGTAAAGGTCTGGCTTATGAACCCGCAACCAAAGGACAGTGGCCGGAAGAGCAGCTGTGGTCGACGGAGAAATACCTCGATTTCATGCCGAAATTGTTTGACGCGGTACGTAACAAGTTTGGTTTTAATGAACATTTGCTGCATGACATGCACCATCGCTTAACGCCTATTGAAGCGGCGCGCTTTGGTAAAAGCATTGAAGATTATCGCATGTTCTGGATGGAAGACCCGACGCCTGCGGAAAACCAGGAATGCTTCCGTCTCATTCGCCAACATACCGTCACACCCATCGCAGTGGGTGAAGTCTTCAACAGCATCTGGGACTGCAAACAACTGATTGAAGAGCAACTCATCGATTATATCCGCACCACGCTGACCCATGCAGGCGGAATTACCGGTATGCGCCGGATTGCCGATTTTGCTTCGCTGTATCAGGTACGTACTGGCTCACACGGTCCTTCCGATTTGTCACCAGTCTGCATGGCTGCGGCGCTGCACTTTGATCTGTGGGTCCCCAATTTCGGTGTCCAGGAATACATGGGTTATTCCGAACAAATGCTCGAAGTCTTCCCGCACAACTGGACTTTCGATAACGGCTATATGCATCCGGGAGACAAACCGGGTCTTGGTATCGAATTCGATGAAAAGCTGGCGGCGAAATATCCCTATGAACCTGCTTATCTACCAGTCGCACGTCTGGAAGATGGCACGCTGTGGAACTGGTAAGGAGTAAGATAATGAAAAGCATATTAATTGAAAAACCGAATCAACTGGCGATTGTCGAACGTGAAATACCCACCCCGTCAGCGGGTGAAGTACGAGTAAAAGTGAAACTTGCCGGAATTTGTGGTTCAGATAGCCATATTTATCGTGGGCATAATCCTTTTGCGAAATATCCGCGCGTCATTGGTCATGAATTCTTTGGCGTCATTGATGCAGTGGGTGAAGGCGTGGAAAGCGCCAGAGTCGGTGAACGTGTTGCTGTCGATCCGGTGGTCAGCTGTGGGCATTGCTATCCGTGCTCTATAGGTAAACCGAACGTTTGTACGACACTGGCTGTATTAGGTGTGCACGCTGACGGTGGTTTCAGTGAATATGCCGTGGTTCCGGCAAAAAATGCGTGGAAAATTCCTGAAGCAGTGGCCGATCAATATGCGGTAATGATCGAACCTTTTACCATTGCGGCTAACGTAACCGGACATGGTCAACCGACTGAAAATGATACCGTTCTGGTTTATGGTGCCGGTCCAATCGGCCTGACGATCGTTCAGGTATTAAAAGGCGTCTATAACGTTAAAAATGTGATTGTTGCCGATCGCATTGATGAACGACTGGAAAAAGCGAAAGAGAGCGGGGCTGACTGGGCGATTAATAACAGCCAGACACCGCTTGGCGAGATTTTCACTGAAAAAGGCATCAAGCCGACATTAATTATCGATGCGGCTTGTCATCCTTCTATCCTGAAAGAGGCCGTAACGCTGGCTTCTCCAGCGGCACGTATTGTATTGATGGGGTTCTCCAGTGAACCGTCTGAAGTGATTCAGCAAGGAATTACCGGAAAAGAACTCTCTATTTTCTCTTCACGCTTAAATGCAAATAAATTCCCGATCGTTATCGACTGGTTAAGTAAAGGGTTAATTAAACCAGAAAAATTAATTACCCATACGTTTGATTTCCAGCATGTTGCTGATGCCATTAGTTTATTTGAACAGGATCAAAAACATTGCTGCAAAGTCTTACTCACTTTTTCTGAATAATACCAATAACGGCGAGTAAGTAGTACGCATCTTACCTCTTTTTTAGAGATAACCATTATGACAATAGAAAAACACGAAAGAAGCACTAAGGATTTGGTGAAAGCAGCAGTATCGGGATGGCTGGGCACTGCGCTTGAATTTATGGATTTCAAGAGTCATGCGTGTTAACTATTTGATAAATATTAAATTAATTTTTCATTGCTTCGTTATGGGGCATGGTTGGGGCAAACTCGCTTAACTGTGTATTTAACAAAGCTACCTGTGCATTATTGTTTTCAGACATCCATTTTCCGTATACCTGAAATACCATTTGCGCATCTGCATGGCCCATCTGGTTTGCTATAAATGCCGGGTTAGCACCAGCTGTCAGCGACCAGCAGGCATAAGTATGTCTCGACTGATATGATTTTCGATGGCGGAGTCCGGCACGTTTTATCGCTGCGTCCCACATCTGCCTTATTGAGTCAACGGTAAAATGGTCACCATAATTTTTTACTCTCGCTGACACTTCAGGTTGAAAAACAAAGGTGCATTTTTGTTTTTCTGTTCTGCCATACTCTCTGAGGTGAACATCAATGATATGCTCTTTGCTCAGTCTCGTTAATGTCATCTGACTCCGGAGAGCGTCGATTGCTGGCTTAATAAGATGAATGACCCGATTGGTTCCCGCCTGTGTTTTTGGTACCGTGAAACGGTCTTTTGCTAAATTTCTCCTGATCATCATTGTTCCATTTTTCAGATCTATGTCCTCCCATCCAAGTGCACACAGCTCACCAGGGCGAACTCCAGTATAAACAGAAACACACCATAAATTTTTTGCTTGCTGATTTCTGCACGCATCGATAAGACGGATAAATTCTTCCCGCGAAAGAGGATCCGGAATGGTTCTTGATTCCTTTAATGGCGAGATCCCCTTAAACGGATTATCTGCCAGGTAACCGTTATCAACACCAAACTGGAACACGGCGTTAAGATTTGTCATGTAATTATTTACAGTTACAGCCGATCTCCCTGGTTGTGTAACAATATAGTTACTTTTGGGGATCTGGTATCCAGTCAGTAACTCTTTACGAACCTCCAGTAATTTTTCTTTATTAATCGATGAGGCAAGATTTTTTTCACCGATTATGCTCAGGATATTTTTGATGACGGCACGGTATGTGTTGAGTGATGTTTTGGCGACTTCAGTTTCTTTCAGTGCCAGAAATTTTTCAGCCAGTTCTTTTATGGTTAAATCTTGTCGGGCCTCACCAAATTTTTCCAGATTGCGTGAGGAGGGAAACTGTTTTGCATAGTCGAAAACACCAGTTTTTATTGCGTAACAAACAGAGGAGCGTAGTTCACCTGCAACGCGCCTGTTTTTTGCTGTGTCAGGAACCCCCAGATTTTCCCTGACTCTTACGTCTTTATAAACAAACCAGATACGTAATTTCCCTCCATGGTTTTCCACGCCTGTCGGATATTTCATTTCAACTTCTCTCATTAGTTAGTGTGGCTTTTAGTCAAGTAAGATGACGTCTTGGTCTCGCTGATGCCTGGCGCTCAATCCAGCGATCAATTTCTTCCAGGTTGTAAAAGCATGGACTGTTATCCCATGGCATACCGTCATGAGCGACATGCTTATATTCCCTTCCTTCCATAAACGATTTTTCCCGGGCCTTTTTTAACGTACCTTTTTTTATTCCTTTCAGCGCAATTAACTGCTCTTCGGATACCCATTTGCCGGGAGAGACAATCATGATTACTTCGCTCATCGATTTCTTTATCTCTTACATCAGACGAGCGCCGGTTGCAGAATACCAGTCACAACCGGCGACAGTTGAACATTAAGAATCAGCCTGACTCGGGATCAGTTTTTGCCAGATAACTGAAACGTATTTTGCCTGGTAACGGGCGTCATCAAGTGCATTATGGCGCTCACCTTCGAATGGAATAGCCGTTCTGGCATCGAAGTCTATGGCTTTCCCCAGCTCAACGATTGTGCGTACATCGCGATCGTTGTAGTAACGCCACGGGCAGGGGATTCCCTGCCGTTCGTATGAACGGCGCAAAATCGTGTTGTCGAAGTTGGCTCCATTTCCCCAGACATGAACAAAAAATTCACCGGAGTTTTCGTCGATAAATTCCCGCAATTGTAACAGTGCATCATCTAACGGGATTTCATCGGTCATAATGGCAGACTGCGCTTCACGTGATTGCTTCAGCCACCTTTTAATGACGTCACGATCAATGACTCCGCCAGCAGTTTCCAGATCGATAGTCTTACTAAATTCCGGTCCCATATCTCCGGTTTGCGGATCGAAAAATATTGCATCTATTGAGATAATCGGGGCATCAGGATTTTTGCCCATTGTTTCAAGGTCAATCATCAGATGGTGCCAAAACCTGCTGGTGGATGTGATAACGTGATGACCGTTCACCGTAATTAAGGGATCTGCCGTCTCGCCAGTTTCACTATCGCTGGCGTGATCCTGAGCGCTGCCAGCATTCTCCTTGTGTGGATGTTCAGCGCCTTCCATTTCCTTCGGATCATTTTCCTGAACTTCAACCTGATTCTCTTCATCGAATGTTTCCTGGTATGTTGCGTCGCCCATCACCGCGCCACAATCAGGGCAGTTGCCGCCACCGCTATGACCGCAGGCGGTGCAGATCTTTTCCGGTTCCTGTTGCACTACTGGTTCAGGTTGTTTTGTTTCTGGCTCGTTTTGTTGCGTATTTGGGCTGTTTTGTTCCGCTTTCTGGTCGTACTGTTCCGTTTCTGACTGGTTCTGGTGCACAGAATCGCGGGTTTCAATCCCCTTTACCCATTTCGGATCATTCGGGTCGCTAATCCCTGCAACAAATTCTCCGCGAGAGGCAGCAAGCAACTTATCGGCGTCAGGCTGGCTGATACTGGCTGCCTGCATAATTTTGTTTACTTCGTCAGCGGTAACTTTTACCAGGTCTGGTTGTGCGGTCGTGTCAGATGCATCAGTATTTTGTTGTGAACCTGTGTATGTGCCGTTTTTGCGGGCAAAATATTCTTCTTTCGTGATTTCAGTTGCCCCGGCAGCCAGCGCCTTATCCAGACCAGAAAGTTTGTTTGCGCGACCGTATTTTTCGCCATCCTTGTCGGTGAAGAGGAAGTAGAACGGCCCCTCACGCTCTACAGATGGTTCGACTTCCACTTTGCATTCGGTTTTTTCGTTGTCCGGCATTGCCGTTTCCACTGCATCAGCTTCTGGTACTGGCGACGGGAGAGTATTAGTTGTGCTCTGATTTGTTCCTTCATCTTCAAACACGCCCTTTGTAGTCAGGTATTCAGTGATGTATTTGTTCAGCGCCACGGGATCTTTGTGAATGTCGATCGGACGTTCACGGACAAGGCCAAAAATAGTCTGACGGTCATAGCCAAGTGCTTCAGGCTGTTTGCGCATTGATGCCGAGATACGCTTCCAGTCTTCGCGGTCGTTGTCGATAACTTCATTTTTTGCCCAGCGATGGATGCTGCCGTCAATGTTTCCGGCATCCACATCACTAGGCCAGAGAGCGTAGGCCAGTTCGTCATCCAGTGTTTTCCATGTCTGCTTGTATTCGCGATGAATGGCAGCAATGACCGGGCTGATTTTTCCTGTTGAATTTTCAGTGTGCTGTTGATTGGTTCTGGCGCGGGCGAGATCAACAACAGACGTGTATTTTCCGGTTTCCTTGCGTTCACCTTCGCGACGTTTTTTCCAGATGCGCATCTCTGCCTGAATTTCGGGCCATTTAGCACCAGGAATACATTTATGCTTAACCCACCCAATGGCGTGCAACTTAAGCTCCGGATACATGGCGTTAACTTCTGGCATTTTCATCAACGCTTCAACAATATGTCCGTCGAATGTTGCCATGTCTTCCTGCAACAATTCCTGTGCGCTAATAACCATATCAACGGTGATGTTTTCACATGTGTCGAACTTAACCATGACAGCGTTCTGTACTTCAGGGGCCAGCTTGTCAAAAGTGACGTTCATCGGATCTGATTCAGTCTCAACCGGGACAAAGGAAGCAGACTCCTCATCCCAGCGGTTTTCCTGCATATATTCAGCATCCCATGAATCGAGGGCAGGGCGGGGTATGCCAGGTTTATCCTCGCAGACAATAAATTTATAAGCGCAGTCCTGAGCAGCCGGATAATGTTCCAGGAATTGCCAGTGAAATTTTGCTCGAGCACGGCGTTCGTCGCCAGCTTCAATGGCTGTGGCTACAGCCACAGCGCCTTCTTCCCTTGTTGCCAGTTCGTCAGGAATAGCGGCGCAAATAAAGACTTTACTCATTTTGTTTTAACCTCATGACAGATTTAAGGATGAACAAATCCCTGCCATTGCTGGCATATAAGAATGAAACCGGATATTTATTACGGAACTGTTTTAAAGACCTGCCGGGATTTCGATATTATCCTGGTGAATAACTTTATCGACCGGGTAACAGTTACCGGGAATTTTCTGTTCGGTTGCTGCAGTCATACACTCCTGCATTGTCCTGTGAACACTGACTGCAATATCAACTGGCTCTCCGGAAACAAGAAAAACTGTCAGAACAAGCACAAATGCTGAATTCATTGTGCACATCCTTTTGGCATCAGACGTAAACGAGCCAGCATTGAAACAATGCATATTTTATTTAATAGCTCCCGTTCTTGTTTTCTCTTGTTAATGGCATCTTCAGTAAATACTGGGTTACTGATAGTGACACCAATTTCAAAACAACCTTCAGACGTATTAACGTTTGGTAATAACGTTTTCATTATCGCGCCCTCAACAATGAGTTTTGTGATGCGGTGCCTGGTGCCTCCAGGTGACGTTAACCAGTTAACAATTAACGCCGGATACAGAGAATCCACCCATAACACTGTTTTTGGTTTTAACTGTTCCGCGTGCGCTCAGCCGCATTCACCACATCACAAAATTCACTTTAAAAAGGGCGGCAGAGCAGTCACGGAGTAAAACTGATACCGCCAAACGTCACCAGAAAATTGATAACAGAGGGCGTTGCAGTGGGGTTGTCACTTAAGCGTATGGTCAACCTGACAACCCGGTGTCCTCAACGGATTAGCCATGACTAACATATCGGTCAAGTGATTTTGTATGCTATAGCTAACATAATTGATGTGGTAAAAGATAACTCATTGATGATGTTATCTTTTATTTGTCCGCTGACGGGCTTTTAGTAATTCTTCAAAGAGTTTATTGAAGTTTTTTACTCGAGCTCGCATTTCGGCGAGCTGGGTATCCTGTTCTGATTCTGGCAGTGCATTAAACAGCTCAAGGAGCTCTAGTTCTTTGGGGGATAAGGCAACTGGCTTCTCAACAGGTGGTGTTGGTTGCTTGTCTTCATCGCCAAATAGAATCCATGTTGGTGAGCATTGCAATACTTTGCTGAGGGCAAAAAGGTTCTTCCCTGTAGGTTCACTATCACCCCGTTCCCATTGTGATACAGACACATGGGAGATTTTCAGGGCTTTAGCAAGAGACCTTTGGGTGTGTTTGAGGTTTTTCCGACGATACCTGATGCGTTCGCCGATAGTTAAATTTTTTGTTTCCATAGTTAGCTAATGCTAAATCGTATTGACTATGTTTTTGTTAACATCTATCTTGTTAGTTATGACTAACAATAAAGGTGTTTTAAATGCTTAAAACTGACGCTCTTTTGTATTTCGGTTCAAAAACAAAACTTGCACAAGCAGCAGGTATTCGTTTGGCTTCGCTTTATAGCTGGAAAGGGGATTTAGTTCCCGAAGGTCGCGCGATGCGTCTACAGGAGGCATCTGGCGGGGAGCTTCAGTATGATCCCAAAGTTTATGATGAATATCGTAAGACGAAGCGGGCGGGGCGGTTGAACAATGAAAATCACTCCTGAACAGGCTCGTGAGGCTCTGGATGCCTGGATATGTCGACCAGGAATGACACAGGAGCAGGCGACGATATTAATCACTGAAGCATTCTGGGCTTTGAAAGAGCGCCCGAACATCGATGTTCAGCGTGTCACATATGAAGGTGGCGCGATTGATCAGCGAGCGCTTGGCGTTAATCGAGTGAAGATATTTGAACGCTGGAAGGCTATCGACACCAGGGATAAGCGTGAAAAGTTCACGGCGCTAGTGCCTGCAATTATGGAGGCTATCCGGATTAATGATTTCAGGTTGTATCGTGAAATTACTGACGGAAAAAGCATCACGTGCATGATCGCCGGGTTAAACAAAGAATATGGCGATGTGGTGGAGTCCGGACTGCTTTTTGCTGATCCTGCCGTAGTGGATCGTGAAACTGACGAACTTATAGAAAAAGCAATTGCTTTCAAACTTGCGTATCGACAGCAATACCAACAAAAAGCTGGATGGAATTATGAGCCTTCTTTTTGCTGAACGCCCACTGGTTATAAACACGCAGCTGGCAATGAAAATTGGCTTAAACGAAGCCATTGTTTTGCAACAACTGCACTACTGGTTGAGAGATACCAACTCCGGCATGGAATGTGATGGTGTTCGCTGGATTTATAACACAACGGAACAATGGCTGGAACAGTTCCCATTCTGGTCAGAGTCAACGTTAAAGCGCGCGTTTGCAAGTCTGAAAACGCTGGGGCTTTTGCGTTGTGAAAAGCTCAATAAATCAAAGCGCGATATGACCAATTTCTACACGATCAACTATGGGAGCGAGCTTTTAGATGGTGGCAAATTGAGCGAATCCATCGGTTCAAAATGCGCCGCTCCATCAGGTCAAAATGACACGATGGAAGAGGTCAAAATGAAACGCTCCATTGGTTCAAAACGACCCAATGTCATCGGGTCAAAATGGCCTGATGATCTTACAGAGAATACAACAGAGATTACTACAGAGAATAAAAACACTTTTCGTCCGGAAGCTTCGCAACCGGACCCGCAGACGACTGAACAGGATTTTTTAACCCGGAACTCCGACGCGGTTGTGTTTAGTGCGAAAAAACGCCAGTGGGGTAGCAGGGAGGATTTGGCGTGTGCGCAGTGGATCTGGGGGCGGATCGTGGGTCTCTACGAACAGGCAGCCAGTGATGATGGCGAGATCATGCGACCAAAAGAGCCTAACTGGACTGCCTGGGCCAATGACGTGCGCACAATGCGGATGCTGGATGGCAGAAGCCACAGACAAATTTGCGAAATGTTTGGTCGGGTTCAGCGAGATCCATTCTGGGTAAAAAACATCATGAGCCCGTCAAAGCTCCGCGAAAAATGGGACGAACTGGTCATCCGCCTGGGACGTTCACCTGTACAGCGTTGTGTTAATCATATTTCTGAACCGGATACAGAAATTCCGCCTGGTTTCAGAGGATAAGTGTTGATTTCAGGTCATGAGGTAATTTTAAGGGGGACTTGTGGCAAAAGTTTTTACACAAGAAGAGCGGGAAAAAATTAAATGGCAGGTGGTGGAACTCGTGCGCCAGAGCGGCCGTGAGACGTTACGGCAACTGGAAGCTAAAACAGGTGCGACTAGATATCTGATGAGCGTTCTTGCCAGAGAGCTGGTAGCCAGTGGCGATGTATACAACTCCGGCTACGGGTTATTCCCCTCTGAACAGGCGCGTAAGGACTGGCAAAACGCCCGCAAAAAACTCTCGAGGGCAAAGGTGAAGAAACCTGCTGTGGTTGATCCGGACCTTATCTGGTCATCACCTGACGGAGAAATACGTCGCTACGACAGTCGCCTAAACATAATCTGTCGCGAGTGCCGGAAGAGCGAAGTTATGCAGCGCATACTGGCTTTCTATCAGGGTAATTTTCAGGACGTGGCGCAGTGAGTGCACCGGCAACCATTCTTGATATGTGCTGTGGCAGCCGCATGTTCTGGTTCGATAAGTCTGACGAACGGGCGATATTCAGCGATATCAGAAAAGAAGGATACACATTACGCAATGGGAGACGCTTGATTATCAGCCCTGACATTATCGCAGATTTTCGTGCATTATCATTTGCAGACGCATCTTTTTCGATGGTTGTATTAGACCCTCCGCATCTTGAGAGTGTTGGTGATAACGCCTGGATGGGAAAGAAATATGGACGGCTGAATAAAGATGCCTGGCGTGATGATTCGCGACAGAGATTTAAAGAAGCCTTTCGGGTGTTGAGGCCGCACGGCGTTCTGATTTTTTAATGGAATGAAACGCAAATACCGGTAAGCCAGATTCTGGCACTGACAGACAGAAAACCTGTTATCTGTCAACGAACAGGGAAAAAACGATAAAACCCACTGGATTATTTTTATGAAAGAGGCATCCAGTGAGTAGATTCGTAAGGCTACAGATACGTATATCTGAATAATTAAATTCAGTTCTGTAAATAAAATTTAATCCTTAACCGGATGGATTTCTGCACCCTCAGAACATCAGGAGGCCGCCCGAAAGGGCGGTAGTGAAATGCGAAAGTTCAAAATTATTATTGAAACGGGAATAGCTGGTGGAGATTTTGAGGATGTATTCGAAGTGGACGATGACGCAACACCTGAGGAAATTCATGACGGAGCATAAGAAATTTTCTTTAACTACTGCAATTACTCATACCACGAAATAAAAGACGATGAGGAAGAACAAAGTGGCTGATTTTTGTTCAGCTAAATATAACATCAGTTTTGAAGAGCGGGATGAACTATTAATGGACTATGGTGAGTTACGCGGTGGAAGTGCTGCTGATGTCGAATCCTAGCGTGATGACTATGAAGCGGGAAAAACTCCGGTCGAAGCATATTGTGATGAGTGGGGCGATGAATGAGCGAGGTTAATTATCAGGAAGGGCATGAAACGGCGGGGCAAGCAAAAACAGTGGCATGGCGATATCGCTACGTGAAAAAAAAGGCGTTACGGACTTTCAGGGGAAGTAGTGGTCTGGTGACTGGAAATATGTACCGAAAAAAGAGGATTGTAACGACAGGCCGAACTATCAAATTCAGGCCTTATTCACTGCCTCACCAGTCCCAGTTACATCAGAAGAACTGGTTAAAGCTGTGCACTTTTATGAACAACTAAAACGCGAAAATCCACCAACATCCGGCAACTAGATTAATGGATTAACTATGTCGGTTAAACGACCAGCCAACTGAAAAAGCGGAAACCTGATTACAGGTTGCCAGATAAGGCAATGAGCTACCTGGCGCGGAACGGACTGATAAGTATGGGGAATGTTTTACGATGAACCTTTAGACTAAAGAGTTTGTAACGCTATGTAAGTGATTTTTTCTGGTTTAGATATTTATATGTCCGGCCAAACTGAGGTGTGTTTAAATGTAATTGCACATTGATTGTAGGAGGAATAATGAAAAACGCATTGCAGTTTTTGTTTGTTGCGTTCTGGTTGTTCGCATCATGTATGCCCATCATCTTCACAGCAAGGTATATGGAAAAAGTTGATGTTTTGATATTAATATTTGGATATATAAATGCCCTTTTTTTAGGGGTGTTCATGGCGGTCATGTGCATTGAATACTGGCGGTAAATACAGCGAACGCCATTGGTTTAGTTGGATATTTACTGTGCCGGACAAAAACGGTTTGCGGGGAAATCTTAGTTAAGTAGAATGACTGCGGGTGCTTGAGGCTATCTGCCTCGGGCATGGACACCAACGGCAGATAGAGAAAAGCCCCAGTTAACATTACGCGTCCTGCAAGACGCTTAACATTAATCTGAGGCCAATTTCATGCTAGACACATGTAGGTTAGCCTCTTACGTGCCGAAAGGCACGGAGAAGCAGGCTATTGTTAACACCAAGCTGTAATGTCCCCTTTGAACCATTCTAAAATGTCCCCAGACAATTCTCTGGGGGATTTTTCATGATCAAAGAGACTGTTACGATGAGTCATAAGGAACTCCACCGACTTCAGATTATTCAGGAACAAGCTGCGGCACGCATTGGCATTTCTATTCGGCAGGTTAAACGTCTGGTGCAACGGTATAGAAATGAAGGGCCTTCTGGTCTGGTTTCCCACCGACGTGGAAAGCGTCCTAATAATTCCTTTTCTACTGAATTCAGAGCAACAGTAATTTCACTCCTCAAAGGCCGTTACGCTGATTTTGGACCTACGTTTGCGTGCGAAAAATTGCGCGAGATACACGGTTTATCTTTATCCGTTGAAACTCTCAGAAAGTGGATGATAGAAGAGGGGTTATGGCGTGAACGCCGTCGTAAAATTGCCCGTATATATCAACGCCGCATGCGACGACCATCTTACGGTGAACTGATCCAGATTGATGGCTCACCTCATGACTGGTTTGAAAATCGAGGCCCCAGATGTACACTGATCGTTTTCATTGATGATGCCACCAGTGCGTTGATGGCGTTGCGTTTTGTGCCTGCTGAAACAACCCGGGCTTACATGGAAACCCTCCGGGGTTACCTTAATGATCATGGCGTATCGCTCGCTCTCTACTCTGATAGACACAGTATATTCAGGGTAAATAACCCAGAGCGGGAAGGTGAGCTGACCCAGTTCACTCGTGCGATAAAGACACTGGGCATCGAGCCAATCCATGCCAACAGCCCGCAGGCAAAAGGGCGGGTAGAGCGCGCCAATCAGACACTACAGGACAGGCTGGTCAAAGAAATGCGGCTTCAGAATATCAGTGATATTGAAACAGCAAATGCATGGTTGCCGACCTTTATTGAAGCCTATAACAACCGGTTCGCTACGTCGCCTCGTACTACTGATAATGCTCATCTTGATGTGCACCATTCTGAAGAGGAACTGGGTTATATCTTCAGCCTACAGGCGAAGCGCGTTCTGTCTAAAAATCTCACTTTCCAGTACAAAAGCAGTGCGTTTCAGGTACGCAGTGAGGGCCGGGGATATCGACTTAGGCATTCGGTTGTTACTGTATGCGAGAACTTTGACGGTGAAATTAACGTTCTGTATGACGGGAAAGCGCTGGGCTGGGAAAAGTATGTTGATGGCCCGGAGCCTATACCACTGGATGATGAAAAGAGTGTCCATGAACGAGTGGATAATGCCCGTATTGATTTACGCTCAAAATACTATGTTAAACCTAAAGCTGACCATCCCTGGCTTACGCGCCGAACGCAAAGTCATCAGCAAGTTAAGCCCCCGAAGTTACCTAAAAAGAAGCCTGATCCCGATAAAAAAGATTGAAACCAAGATCGATTCGGTTGAGTGCATATCCATTCATAGGGTAGATTCTTAAGTCGCGTTTCTGGTGTTCATTTTCGGGTGGTTTGTTACTTGTTTTACCGGGGATATGCCAGAAACGCGCTGAGTCAGTCTGGGCGGTGCGCGTAATGAGGCGTTATGGTAAATAGCCTATGCTAATGTCCGCTAAGAGCAAGAAGCGGAAGTTGGCAGTTTTGTGGACTGTCCCCACAAAAGTGACTACAGAAATAGTTGCAATTCATAATTGATCATGGGTTGTCAGTTAAACTCGTGGCGATTTAAATAGACTAATTGGGAGTGCGTCCATTACTTATATCTTGTAATGTTAACTATCAGAAATGATACAAAGATAATATGTCTTTAAAGAAAAGGCTGATGGCGAAAAGTGGCCCGATGAGGGCCACAATACGGCTGTCACTTAGACGTAAATATCAATGGTGCCAGCGGTATTTGTATCGTCTTTTTTCTCTTCTTTTTTATCAGGCTGAACTGTCGCGTCTTCATTCTTTTTCTCTGCCTGCTGCCTTAACAACTGCTCCAGTTGAGCCCAGAGGCTTTCAATTTGCTTCTGTACCAATGCAGCCATTTCTTTTTTCTGCTGTGTCGTCATCCCCTCTTCCGATGAGATTTTCCCAAGCTTTTCAGTCAGCACCTGAATTTGTCTTGTGATTTTGGCTATTTCTGATGTTCCTTCCGGGGCGGAGTTGTTTGAAATAACGGTTGAGGTATTTCCCTGAATTGTGACAGACATAGATTTCTCCTTTTAAAAAAGCACTATCGGCATGCACAAAAAAATCTTTAATCGTATTTCTTGTGTCATTAATTGTTTGATGTTCAGATTGTTTTCCTCGCGGGCTGGCGCGCCTCAGAAAGTAAAGCTTGTTGACAGGGGTAAACGTTCGGCAATAATTTTCTGCCGCATGCGGGTGTTGCATAAAACGTGTTACGTTCCTTTATCGACAGGTCAGGTCACCGCTCACCCGCCGACGAGAAAGCAACACTGACATGCTAAAGCAAAAAATAGATGAATAAGTTGAGTTGTGCATATGTAGCCTGACCGTCACAAAGTATATGGTGTCTGTACCAGTAAGATGATGGCCGGACTCTTTAAAAACGAGCTGACCTGCACAATACAGGATGGACTTAGCAATGGCTGCTCCTGGCACAAAGCGGACAGTGATCACCGTTCTTACGACTACTTTCTGACTTCCTTCGTGACTTGCCCTAAGCATGTTGTAGTGCGATACTTGTAATGACATTTGTAATTACAAGAGGTGTAAGACATGGGTAGCATTAACCTGCGTATTGACGATGAACTTAAAGCGCGTTCTTACGCCGCGCTTGAAAAAATGGGTGTAACTCCTTCTGAAGCGCTTCGTCTCATGCTCGAGTATATCGCTGACAATGAACGCTTGCCGTTCAAACAGACACTCCTGAGTGATGAAGATGCTGAACTTGTGGAGATAGTGAAAGAACGGCTTCGTAATCCTAAGCCAGTACGTGTGACGCTGGATGAACTCTGATGGCGTATTTTCTGGATTTTGACGAGCGGGCACTAAAGGAATGGCGAAAGCTGGGCTCGACGGTACGTGAACAGTTGAAAAAGAAGCTGGTTGAAGTACTTGAGTCACCCCGGATTGAAGCAAACAAGCTCCGTGGTATGCCTGATTGTTACAAGATTAAGCTCCGGTCTTCAGGCTATCGCCTTGTATACCAGGTTATAGACGAGAAAGTTGTCGTTTTCGTGATTTCTGTTGGGAAAAGAGAACGCTCGGAAGTATATAGCGAGGCGGTCAAACGCATTCTCTGAACCAAAGCATGACATCTCTGTTTCGCACCGAAGGTGACACTTCTGCTTTGCGTTGACAGGAGAAGCAGGCTATGAAGCAGCAAAAGGCGATGTTAATCGCCCTGATCGTCATCTGTTTAACCGTCATAGTGACGGCACTGGTAACGAGGAAAGACCTCTGCGAGGTACGAATCCGAACCGGCCAGACGGAGGTCGCTGTCTTCACAGCTTACGAACCTGAGGAGTAAGAGACCCGGCGGGGGAGAAATCCCTCGCCACCTCTGATGTGGCAGGCATCCTCAACGCACCCGCACTTAACCCGCTTCGGCGGGTTTTTGTTTTTATTTTCAACGCGTTTGAAGTTCTGGACGGTGCCGGAATAGAATCAAAAATACTTAAGTAGCGCGCAGGGATAAGAGGGATGGTCCCTTAAAGGGGAGAGCTAATTATCCGGAAGGATTCTGATGATGAACATCGAAGAACTGCGTAAAATTTTTTGTGAAGATGGCCTCTATGCTGTGTGCGTTGAAAATGGAAATCTTGTTAGTCATTACCGCATTATGTGTTTGCGAAAGAATGGGGCTGCGTTAATTAATTTTGTGGATGCTCGGGTCACGGACGGATTTATCTTGCGCGAAGGTGAGTTTGTCACTTCATTACAGGCATTGAAAGAGATCGGAATAAAAGCTGGCTTTTCTGCTTTTTCAGGAGAATAAACTCATCTACAATCTTGCGCGGGGCTGAACTCCCGCTGAGTAACACCGTGCCACCGGAGAAAACCGATGGCACGCAACGCAAAATATTACAATTCTGATAATTCGCCCGTTCTTGCCTGCACGCACGGGCGGTATTCTCACGCATTCAAGTCTGAATGGTTCCAGCACCCTCCATGCACTGCAGAACAGGCCGAATGGCTGATTCATTCTTACCGCAGGCGCGGGTTCGAGGTTAAGAAAGCTCTCAGTCTCGACTATCGGCACTGGATAATCTCTGTCAGGCTGCCTTATTCCGAACGCCCACCACGTGCGTCCCGCACTTTCCAGCAACGGATCTGGAGGTAACGTGCGGGTATTACTTAGACCTGTTCTGGTGCCTGAGCTTGGGCTGGTGGTCCTTAAGCCGGGCCGTGAATCCATACAGATATTTCATAATCCTCGAGTGCTGGTGGAACCGGAACCAAAAAGCATGCGTAATCTGCCATCCGGAGTCGTTCCTGCCGTTCGCCAGCCGCTGGCGGAAGACAAAACATTGCTGCCGTTTTTTAGTAACGAACGGGTGATTCGTGCTGCTGGCGGCGTTGGCGCATTGTCCGACTGGCTATTACGTCATGTTACATCCTGCCAGTGGCCTAATGGCGATTACCATCACACTGAAACAGTCATTCACCGTTATGGTACCGGCGCAATGGTGTTGTGCTGGCACTGCGACAACCAACTGCGTGACCAGACATCGGAATCACTGGAGCTGCTTGCTCAACAAAATCTGACAGCATGGGTGATTGACGTCATCCGTCACGCAATAAGCGGTACGCAGGAGCGGGAATTATCTTTGGCTGAATTATCCTGGTGGGCGGTCTGCAATCAGGTGGTGGATGCACTACCTGAGGCTGTATCGCGTCGTTCGCTGGGATTACCAGCGGAAAAAATCTGCTCGGTGTACCGCGAAAGCGACATCGTACCGGGAGAGCAGACCGCCACCAGCATATTGAAACAACGCACAAAAAATCTTGCACCGTTGCCTTACGCCCACCAGCAACAAAAATCACCACAGGAAAAGACGGTGGTAAGCATCACCGTTGATCCAGAGTCTCCGGAATCTTTCATGAAGCTGCCTAAACGTCGCCGCTGGGTTAAGGAGAAATACACACGTTGGGTTAAGACACAGCCGTGTGCTTGCTGCGGTATGCCAGCCGACGATCCGCATCATCTGATTGGTCACGGGCAGGGCGGAATGGGAACAAAAGCACATGATCTCTTTGTGTTGCCTTTGTGCAGAAAGCATCACAACGAGCTGCATACGGATACAGTGGCATTTGAAGATAAGTATGGCTCCCAACTGGAGCTGATATTTCGTTTTATCGATCGCGCGCTGGCAATTGGCGTACTGGCGTAAGTGGAGAACGAGCATGAACCTTGAAGCCTTACCAAAATATTACTCCCCAAAATCTCCAAAATTGAGCGATGACGCTCCAGCGACAGGCACCGGTTGTTTAACAATTACGGATGTAATGGCAGCGCAGGGGATGGTGCAGTCGAAAGCACCACTTGGGTTGGCCTTATTTCTGGCAAAAGTTGGTGTTCAGGACCCTCAGTTTGCGATTGAAGGCCTGCTAAATTACGCGATGGCACTGGATAACCCGACATTGAACAAATTGAGTGAAGAAATCCGGTTACAGATTATTCCTTACCTCGTGAGTTTTGCCTTTGCTGATTACTCCAGGTCTGCGGCAAGTAAGGCTCGCTGTGAGCATTGTTCAGGTACGGGATTTTATAATGTATTGCGCGAAGTGGTGAAACACTACAGACGCGGGGAATCTGTAATCAAGGAAGAATGGGTGAAGGAACTATGTCAGCATTGCCATGGTAAGGGCGAAGCCAGCACAGCGTGCAGAGGGTGTAAGGGTAAAGGGATTGTTCTGGATGAAAAAAGAACCCGGTTTCATGGCGTACCGGTATATAAGATTTGTGGGCGTTGTAATGGAAACCGGTTTAGTCGTTTACCGACCACGCTGGCACGACGTCATGTCCAGAAGCTGGTACCAGACCTGACCGATTATCAGTGGTATAAGGGGTATGCGGACGTCATTGGTAAACTGGTAACAAAGTGCTGGCAGGAAGAAGCATACGCGGAAGCGCAATTGAGGAAGGTGACGAGATAAATGATTTTTGCTGAAGATGGCGACATGATGTTTGCATTTTTCAAAAAATATGGATAAAATTTTTTCAACGATGGGCTTTGTATACCCGACGTTAAGAAAAAGTAGAAAACCCGCTGATGAGCGGGTTTTGTGCTTTAAATGGGGCAATGGTAATGTTGAATCTCATCCCGGGACTCATGTCTGTTAACTTATTATTTAGCTGGTGACTTGGTTATTTGCCTGATGTTTAAAATGTTTTCTTCCAGTACAATGTCCCTAAACACAATGAGTCTGCTTATTATATTATTAGCAGAGCTATTACGGCCAAAGTACAGCATAAGCTTTTAAAGCCAATCAACCAGTCATCAAGACAGACGGGGTTATTCATAAAAACTCTCCATGTGTGATCCGATGGGGCCTGAAATTAAAGCTTTAATATAGCTCATGAAAGGTAAACATTGGCAGCTGAAGGGCCACGCAGACCATTTATCCGGCAAAATTCCACGCGTAATCCGGTGGTAATTTCTTCTGCATCGCGGAGATTGAGCGCTGAAACATGAAGCTGGACATCGATACGACCATCGGATGGGGTGATAAGACCCTTGCCGCTTTTGCCGTCAAAGGTTTTGACAATTCCTGTCATTTTACGGGACAAAAAAATTCCTTAATACTGATAACTTGGCGCACTATACACACGTTCCTGAAGAAAGCTATAGTTTTTTGATGGGGTTGAAGATGGCTGGATGTCTAAAATAAACATTGCTTCATATGTTCAACTATGCGTTAATGATTGCGTCGGTTTGAAGAACAGACGATATACGAAGTAGTTTACTAAAGCAGTTCTCATTTCAGGTGTTATTCACTTATTCCTTCTTTGAGTCTCTCCAATTAAGTACGAAGTCGTTTCTGTTATGCAAACCATTTATGCCGAAAGGCTCAAGTTAAGGAATGTAGAATGTCAAATAAAATGACTGGTTTAGTAAAATGGTTTAACGCTGATAAAGGTTTCGGCTTTATTTCTCCTGTTGATGGTAGTAAAGATGTGTTTGTGCATTTTTCTGCGATTCAGAATGATAATTATCGAACCTTATTTGAAGGTCAAAAGGTTACCTTCTCTATAGAGAGTGGTGCTAAAGGTCCTGCAGCAGCAAATGTCATCATTACTGATTAAAATTCATCGCTCGTCTGTATACGATAACGAAGAAGGCTGATGCCTGAGTAGAGATACGGACAGAGTAGTGAATATTGGATCTCTTTAATAAAAAGTAAGGAGGTCCAATACATGAAACAATGGCTAGCATATTTGGCAAAATCTTAATCAGGAAAAGTATGCTAACCATTGTGGTGAAGTGCAGGTTTGCTGCATGAATAGTTTTACAGCAGAAGCTAACTGCTGGCATGGCAAAACAAAGTGCGTAAGTGGATGACTCCCACAAAAAGCACCACAATCTCAAACCCGCTCAGGCGGGTTTTTTATTATCTGCTTTAAATATATTATTAAAATATAAAAAATACTTGTTACTAATAAAATCAATCAGGCTACAGCTTTAAGATTTGTCTGGAATACTTTGTTGCAATGAGGGCAGATCAAAAGGGCACCTTTTTGTACTCTTGAAAAACTGTGTTCTGACTCTTGGGTGCAGTTTGGGCAGGAACATTTAACGAGATAATTACGGCGTGATTTTGAGTTTTTACGTTCTGACATAGGCTTTTCCTGTATAAATGGCCGTATACAGTACACTAAATATGAAAACATTTCTCGTATTATTATTTTATATATGACTTTCTTTCAAAATAATTACCCACATTTTTAATGTGTATGTTTTTTTAGCGCCGTTGAGAACAACGTGTGCTGTCAAAACTACCCCGTAGACTCCGATCTTTTCAAACATATTGCACCATCCGTGTACATCGGGGTGAGGATATGAAATCAATGGATAAGTTAACAACAGGTGTTGCCTATGGCACATCGGCGGGTAATGCTGGTTTCTGGGCATTGCAGTTACTCGATAAAGTAACTCCGTCACAGTGGGCTGCAATCGGTGTGCTGGGTAGCCTGGTTTTTGGCCTGCTGACGTATCTGACAAATCTTTATTTCAAGATTAAAGAAGACAGGCGTAAGGCTGCGAGAGGAGAGTAATCCAATGACTCAAGACTATGAACTGGTTGTGAAAGGAGTCCGTAATTTTGAGAATAAAGTTACGGTAACTGTAGCCTTACAGGACAAAGAACGCTTTGACGGTGAAATTTTTGACCTGGATGTCGCCATGGACCGTGTTGAAGGAGCTGCGCTGGAGTTTTATGAGGCAGCAGCCAGAAGGAGCGTCCGGCAAGTCTTCCTGGAAGTAGCAGAAAAATTGTCAGAAAAAGTTGAGTCTTATCTGCAGCATCAGTACTCCTTTAAGATTGAAAATCCTGCCAATAAGCACGAGCGTCCTCATCATAAATATCTATGAACACAAAAATCAGATACGGCCTGTCGGCTGCCGTTCTGGCGCTGATTGGTGCTGGCGCATCTGCTCCTCAGATACTTGACCAGTTTCTGGACGAAAAAGAAGGTAACCACACAATGGCATACCGCGATGGTTCTGGCATATGGACCATCTGTCGGGGTGCCACAGTGGTGGATGGAAAAACCGTTTTTCCCAATATGAAACTGTCGAAGGAAAAATGCGACCAGGTCAACGCCATTGAGCGTGATAAGGCGCTGGCATGGGTGGAGCGCAATATTAAAGTACCACTGACCGAACCACAAAAAGCGGGTATCGCGTCATTTTGTCCCTATAACATTGGCCCCGGTAAGTGTTTCCCGTCGACGTTTTATAAGCGGCTGAATGCTGGTGATCGTAAAGGTGCATGCGAAGCGATTCGCTGGTGGATTAAGGATGGCGGACGCGATTGCCGCATTCGTTCAAATAACTGTTACGGTCAGGTTATTCGTCGTGACCAGGAGAGCGCATTAACCTGCTGGGGGATAGAACAGTGAATCAGATATTCATGGTGATTTTTCTCGTGTTGTCAGGATTTATCGTCGGAAATGTCTGGAGCGACCGAGGATGGCAAAAAAAATGGGCGGAACGTGATGCTGCCGCATTATCACAAGAGGTAAATGCTCAATTTGCTGCTCGAATAATTGAACAGGGGCGAACTATAGCCCGTGATGAGGCTGTTAAAGATGCGCAACAGAAATCTGCTGAAATTTCTGCCAGGGCTGCTTATCTGTCTGATAGTGTTAACCAGTTGCGTGCCGAAGCAAAAAAATATGCCATACGCCTTGACGCAGCGAAGCATACCGCAGATCTTGCCGCTGCCGTCAGAGGCAAAACAACCAAAACCGCCGAAGGAATGCTCACCAACATGCTCGGAGATATTGCAGCAGAAGCTCAGCTTTATGCTGAAATTGCTGACGAACGCTACATCGCAGGAGTGACTTGTCAACAGATCTATGAATCTTTAAGAGATAAAAAGCATCAAATGTAGGGTAATATTAAATCGGAACATTTACATCGCGGAATGTAAAATTTAAATAAAAAGGACTCTTCCATGAGCCAAAATTCCTGAAATCTTAAGGGTAAGATAAAAGGTCTTAATCAGAATGACACGTTTTATTAATAAATAAAGCTATTCTTTCATTGCTGTGTTTTTCTTTACAAAAGTAATCCTTGCTATGGGTGGTTAATCATGCGTTAATGGTGTTCTGGTTTGTTACAAATTTATCTGAAGCAGTCATTGTTATAATTTTATTATTTGTACCTCTTGAGATTTCCTTGTTGGTTTTTCTCTCTGATATTTTTTTTCGGACCATTCTGCCCAAGGGCTAATTTCTTCAAAAGGTAATAATTATGTCTAACAAAATGACTGGTTTAGTGAAATGGTTTAACCCTGAAAAAGGTTTTGGTTTCATCACGCCGAAAGATGGCAGCAAAGATGTGTTTGTCCATTTCTCAGCAATTCAGAGCAACGATTTCAAAACATTAACTGAGAATCAGGAAGTTGAATTTGGTATTGAGAACGGACCTAAAGGTCCTGCCGCTGTTCATGTAGTGGCGCTTTGAGGTAGACAATATTACAAACCATATTCACTTTAGATGCCCGTGTTGTCATGGTTCCCAGTATAGAACATCATCTTTTGATGTTTCTGACATGAATCCTTTCGGGGCAAAATGTATCTTTTGTAAATCAATGATGATTACATTTGATAATATTTCACAATACTTAAATGCCAGCCGTCTGTCGTTGGATTTAAAAAAGTGAAAATGAAGGCTCCTTCGGGAGCTTTTTTGCTTGGTGTCTATTCGATGGATACTCACATACTACGGTAACATCATGAAAAAAATCATAGTTTTTTTAACTCTGAACCAGCAGTGGTAGTGCCAGCGATGACTGGAGTTAACACCATCATGCGTGAATATCCAAATGGCGAAAAAACACACCTTACTGTAATGGCCGCAGGGTTTCCATCTCTGACCGGAGATCATAAAGTCATTTATGTAGCCGCGGATCGACATGTTACTTCAGAAGAAATTCTGGAAGCAGCAATAAGGCTCTTGAGTTGATTTGATGCTATTGCATTGATAATTCAGGAAAATTCTCTTTGTCTGTTTGTGTAAAATTTAGACTATCGTATGTTGATTATTGCGATGTTTCATCTTATCTTTTACACGTTTGCACCATATAATCGACTTACTGTGTAACTGGAAAGTCATAACAGACTAAAAGAGGAAATGATGAATATTGAAAACTTAAAAACAAAAGCAGAAGCAGATATTTCTGAATATATAACAAAAAAAATTATTGAACTTAAGAAAAAGACCGGGAAAGAAGTTACCAGTATTCAGTTTACCGCACGGGAAAAAATGACGGGTCTTGAAAGCTATGATGTCAAGATTAATTTAATCTGATGTATTCAATAATAAAATTTATCCATAAACCTCGTTTTTACGGGGTTTTGTTATATTTGAATGGTTCCGAATATCTAAATCACAATTGTTGATGGTTTTTATTAAACCAATGCAGTCCGGCTCAGGAGTGAGAGAAGCCGGACGTTATGGTTTAGCGTGGTAAGATCTGTGTAGTTTTCTGGATGCTTTCAGTAAATAGTAATGAATTATCAAAGGTATAGTAATATCTTTTTTGTTCGTGGATATTTGTAACCCACCGAAAAACTCCTGCTTTAGCAAGGTTTCTTCTGTATTCCTGAAATGTGATCTCTCTGGATTTCAGCTTATTAGAGGTCGTTTCTATAAGATGCCTATCCTTTGAAAATTTGACAGACACAATGTTTTTTAGGCCCTTTAATAACACTGTATTATCATTTTTTAATACAATATGAACATTCTCTGTGGCTAAATAGTAAATGTAATGTGAGACATTGTGACGTTTTAGCTCAGAATAAAACCATTGATAGTTTAAATCGTTTCGAACTTTATCAAATATTTGTTTAAAAATGACTACCTGATCCATAGATAAACCTTCCATGTGATATGAGGGGGCGTAGTCTGCACGATTATCTAAATTGCTTCAATCTGGTCTGACCTGTTTTCTGAGCAATTCAGTAATGTCACTCTTTTCTTTGTTTGCTTCAGAAGAAACTCTTTTTTCTGAGCACAGTCTCCGGCGGCAGGCTTCAATGACCCAGGCTGAGAAATTCCCGGACCCTTTTTGCTCAAGAGCGATGTTAATTTGTTCAATCATTTGGTTAGGAAAGCGGATGTTGCGGGTTGTTGTTCTGCGGGTTCTGTTCTTCGTTGACATGAGGTTGCCCCGTATTCAGTGTCGCTGATTTGTATTGTCTGAAGTTGTTTTTACGTTAAGTTGATGCAGATCAATTAATACGATACCTGCGTCATAATTGATTATTTGACGTGGTTTGATGGCCTCCACGCACGTTGTGATATGTAGATGATAATCATTATCACTTTACGGGTCCTTTCCGGTGATCCGACAGGTTACGGGGCGGCGACCTCGCGGGTTTTCGCTATTTATGAAAATTTTCCGGTTTAAGGCATTTCCGTTCTTCTTCGTCGTAACTTAATGTTTTTATTTAAAATACCCCCTGAAAAGAAAGGAAACGACAGGTGCTGAAAACGAGCTTTTGGGCCTCTGTCGTTTCCTTTCTCTGTTTTTGGCCGTGGAATGAACAATGGAAGTCAACAAAAAGCAGCTGGCTGACATTTTCGGTGCGAGTATCCGTACCATTCAGAACTGGCAGGAACAGGGAATGCCCGTTCTGCGAGGCGGTGGCAAGGGTAATGAGGTGCTTTATGACTCTGCCGCCGTTATAAGATGGTATGCCGAAAGGGATGCTGAAATTGAGAACGAAAAGCTGCGCCGGGAAGTTGAAGAACTGCGGCAGGCCAGCGAGACAGATCTCCAGCCAGGGACTATTGAGTACGAACGCCATCGACTTACGCGTGCGCAGGCCGACGCACAGGAGCTGAAAAATGCCAGAGACTCCGCTGAAGTGGTGGAAACCGCATTCTGTACTTTCGTGCTGTCGCGGATCGCAGGTGAAATTGCCAGTATTCTCGACGGGATCCCCCTGTCGGTGCAGCGGCGTTTTCCGGAACTGGAAAACCGACATGTTGATTTCCTGAAACGGGATATCATCAAAGCCATGAACAAAGCAGCCGCGCTGGATGAACTGATACCGGGGTTGCTGAGTGAATATATCGAACAGTCAGGTTAACAGGCTGCGGCATTTTGTCCGCGCCGGGCTTCGCTCACTGTTCAGGCCGGAGCCACAGACCGCCGTTGAATGGGCGGATGCTAATTACTATCTCCCGAAAGAATCCGCATACCAGGAAGGGCGCTGGGAAACACTGCCCTTTCAGCGGGCCATCATGAATGCGATGGGCAGCGACTACATCCGTGAGGTGAATGTGGTGAAGTCTGCCCGTGTCGGTTATTCCAAAATGCTGCTGGGTGTTTATGCCTACTTTATAGAGCATAAGCAGCGCAACACCCTTATCTGGTTGCCGACGGATGGTGATGCCGAGAACTTTATGAAAACCCACGTTGAGCCGACCATCCGCGATATTCCGTCGCTGCTGGCGCTGGCTCCGTGGTATGGCAAAAAGCACCGGGATAACACGCTCACTATGAAGCGTTTTTCCAATGGTCGTGGCTTCTGGTGCCTGGGCGGTAAAGCGGAAAAAAACTACCGTGAAAAGTCGGTGGATGTGGCGGGTTATGATGAACTTGCTGCCTTTGATGAGGATATTGAACAGGAAGGCTCTCCGACGTTCCTTGGCGACAAACGTATTGAAGGCTCGGTCTGGCCAAAGTCCATCCGTGGCTCCACGCCCAAAGTGAGAGGCACCTGCCAGATTGAGCGTGCAGCCAGTGAATCCCTGCATTTTATGCGTTTTCATGTTGCCTGCCCGCACTGCGGGGAGGAGCAGTATCTTAAATTTGGCGACAAAGAGACGCCGTTTGGCCTCAAATGGACGCCGGATGACCCCTCCAGCGTGTTTTATCTCTGCGAGCATAATGCCTGCGTCATCCGCCAGCAGGAGCTGGACTTTACTGATGCCCGTTATATCTGCGAAAAGACCGGGATCTGGACCCGTGATGGCATTCTCTGGTTTTCGTCATCCGGTGAAGAGATTGAGCCGCCGGACAGTGTGACCTTTCACATCTGGACGGCGTACAGCCCGTTCACCACCTGGGTGCAGATTGTCAAAGACTGGATGAAGACGAAAGGGGATACGGGAAAACGTAAAACCTTCGTGAACACCACGCTCGGTGAGACATGGGAAGCGAAAATCGGCGAACGTCCGGATGCTGAGGTGATGGCGGAGCGGAAAGAGCATTATTCAGCGCCCGTTCCTGACCGTGTGGCTTACCTGACCGCCGGTATCGACTCCCAGCTGGACCGCTACGAAATGCGCGTATGGGGATGGGGGCCGGGTGAGGAAAGCTGGCTGATTGACCGGCAGATTATTATGGGTCGCCACGACGATGAACAGACGCTGCTGCGTGTGGATGAGGCCATCAATAAAACCTATACCCGCCGGAATGGTGCAGAAATGTCGGTCTCCCGTATCTGCTGGGATACTGGCGGGATTGACCCGACCATTGTGTATGAACGCTCGAAAAAACATGGGCTGTTCCGGGTGATCCCCATTAAAGGGGCATCCGTCTACGGAAAGCCGGTGGCCAGCATGCCACGTAAGCGAAACAAAAACGGGGTTTACCTTACCGAAATCGGTACGGATACCGCGAAAGAGCAGATTTATAACCGCTTCACACTGACGCCGGAAGGGGATGAACCGCTTCCCGGTGCCGTTCACTTCCCGAATAACCCGGATATTTTTGATCTGACCGAAACGCAGCAGCTGACTGCTGAAGAGCAGGTCGAAAAATGGGTGGATGGCAGGAAAAAAATACTGTGGGACAGCAAAAAGCGACGCAATGAGGCACTCGACTGCTTCGTTTATGCGCTGGCGGCGCTGCGCATCAGTATTTCCCGCTGGCAGCTGGATCTCAGTGCGCTGCTGGCGAGCCTGCAGGAAGAGGATGGTGCAGCAACCAACAAGAAAACACTGGCAGATTACGCCCGTGCCTTATCCGGAGAGGATGAATGACGCGACAGGAAGAACTTGCCGCTGCCCGTGCGGCACTGCATGACCTGATGACAGGTAAACGGGTGGCAACAGTACAGAAAGACGGACGAAGGGTGGAGTTTACGGCCACTTCCGTATCTGACCTGAAAAAATACATTGCGGAGCTGGAGGTGCAGACCGGCATGACACAGCGACGCAGGGGACCTGCAGGATTTTATGTATGAAAACGTCCACCATTCCCACCCTTCTGGGGCCGGACGGCATGACATCGCTGCGTGAATATGCCGGTTATCACGGCGGTGGCAGCGGATTTGGTGGGCAGTTGCGGGCGTGGAACCCACCGGGTGAAAGTGTGGATGCAGCCCTGCTGCCCAACTTTACCCGTGGCAATGCCCGCGCAGACGATCTGGTACGCAATAACGGCTATGCCGCCAACGCCATCCAGTTGCATCAGGATCATATCGTCGGGTCTTTTTTCCGGCTCAGTCATCGCCCAAGCTGGCGCTATCTGGGCATCGGGGAGGAAGAAGCCCGTGCCTTTTCCCGCGAGGTTGAAGCGGCATGGAAAGAGTTTGCCGAGGATGACTGCTGCTGCATTGACGTTGAGCGAAAACGCACGTTTACCATGATGATTCGGGAAGGTGTGGCCATGCACGCCTTTAACGGTGAACTGTTCGTTCAGGCCACCTGGGATACCAGTCCGTCGCGGCTTTTCCGGACACAGTTCCGGATGGTCAGCCCGAAGCGCATCAGCAACCCGAACAATACCGGCGACAGCCGGAACTGCCGTGCCGGTGTGCAGATTAATGACAGCGGTGCGGCGCTGGGATATTACGTCAGCGAGGACGGGTATCCTGGCTGGATGCCGCAGAAATGGACATGGATACCCCGTGAGTTACCCGGCGGGCGCGCCTCGTTCATTCACGTTTTTGAACCCGTGGAGGACGGGCAGACCCGCGGTGCAAATGTGTTTTACAGCGTGATGGAGCAGATGAAGATGCTTGACACGCTGCAGAACACGCAGCTGCAGAGCGCCATTGTGAAGGCGATGTATGCCGCCACCATTGAGAGTGAGCTGGATACGCAGTCAGCGATGGATTTTATTCTGGGCGCGAACAGTAAGGAGCAGCGGGACAAGCTGACCGGCTGGATTGGTGAAATTGCCGCGTATTACGCCGCAGCACCGGTCCGTCTGGGAGGCGCAAAAGTGCCGCACCTGATGCCGGGGGACTCACTGAACCTGCAGACGGCTCAGGACACGGATAACGGCTACTCCGTGTTTGAGCAGTCACTGTTGCGGTATATCGCTGCCGGGCTGGGTGTCTCGTATGAGCAGCTTTCCCGGAATTACGCCCAGATGAGCTACTCCACGGCACGGGCCAGTGCGAACGAGTCGTGGGCGTACTTTATGGGGCGGCGAAAATTCGTCGCATCCCGTCAGGCGAGCCAGATGTTTCTGTGCTGGCTGGAAGAGGCCATCGTTCGCCGCGTGGTGACGTTACCTTCAAAAGCGCGCTTCAGTTTTCAGGAAGCCCGCAGTGCCTGGGGGAACTGCGACTGGATAGGCTCCGGTCGTATGGCCATCGATGGTCTGAAAGAAGTTCAGGAAGCGGTGATGCTGATAGAAGCCGGACTGAGCACCTACGAGAAAGAGTGCGCGAAACGCGGTGACGACTATCAGGAAATTTTTGCCCAGCAGGTCCGTGAAACGATGGAGCGCCGCGCAGCCGGTCTTAAACCGCCCGCCTGGGCGGCTGCAGCATTTGAATCCGGGCTGCGACAATCAACAGAGGAGGAGAAGAGTGACAGCAGAGCTGCGTAATCTCCCGCATATTGCCAGCATGGCCTTTAATGAGCCGCTGATGCTTGAACCCGCCTATGCGCGGGTTTTCTTTTGTGCGCTTGCAGGCCAGCTTGGGATCAGCCGCCTGACGGATGCGGTGTCCGGCGACAGCCTGACTGCCCAGGAGGCACTCGCGACGCTGGCATTATCCGGTGATGATGACGGACCACGACAGGCCCGCAGTTATCAGGTCATGAACGGCATCGCCGTGCTGCCGGTGTCCGGCACGCTGGTCAGCCGGACGCGGGCGCTGCAGCCGTACTCGGGGATGACCGGTTACAACGGCATTATCGCCCGTCTGCAACAGGCTGCCAGCGATCCGATGGTGGACGGCATTCTGCTCGATATGGACACGCCCGGCGGGATGGTGGCGGGGGCATTTGACTGCGCTGACATCATCGCCCGTGTGCGTGACATAAAACCGGTATGGGCGCTTGCCAACGACATGAACTGCAGTGCAGGTCAGTTGCTTGCCAGTGCCGCCTCCCGGCGTCTGGTCACGCAGACCGCCCGGACAGGCTCCATCGGCGTCATGATGGCTCACAGTAATTACGGTGCTGCGCTGGAGAAACAGGGTGTGGAAATCACGCTGATTTACAGCGGCAGCCATAAGGTGGATGGCAACCCCTACAGCCATCTTCCGGATGACGTCCGGGAGACACTGCAGTCCCGGATGGACGCAACCCGCCAGATGTTTGCGCAGAAGGTGTCGGCATATACCGGCCTGTCCGTGCAGGCTGTGCTGGATACCGAGGCTGCAGTGTACAGCGGTCAGGAGGTCATTGATGCCGGACTGGCTGATGAACTTGTTAACAGCACCGATGCGATCACCGTCATGCGTGATGCACTGGATGCACGTAAATCCCGTCTCTCAGGAGGGCGAATGACCAAAGAGACTCAATCAACAACTGTTTCAGCCACTGCTTCGCAGGCTGACGTTACTGACGTGGTGCCAGCGACGGAGGGCGAAAACGCCAGCGCGGCGCAGCCGGACGTGAACGCGCAGATCACCGCAGCGGTTGCGGCAGAACCCAGCCGCATTATGGGGATCCTCAACTGTGAGGAGGCTCACGGACGCGAAGAACAGGCACGCGTGCTGGCCGAAACCCCCGGTATGACCGTGGAAACGGCCCGCCGCATTCTGGCCGCAGCACCACAGAGTGCACAGGCGCGCAGTGACACTGCGCTGGATCGTCTGATGCAGGGGGCACCGGCACCGCTGGCTTCAGGTAACCCGGCATCTGATGCCGTTAACGATTTGCTGAACACACCAGTGTAAGGGATGTTTATGACGAGCAAAGAAACCTTTACCCATTACCAGCCGCTGGGCAACAGTGACCCGGCTCATACCGCAACCGCGCCCGGCGGATTGAGTAAGAAAACGCCAGCAATGACTCCGTTGATGCCGGATACCTCCACCCGTAAGCTGGTTGCGTGGGATGGCACCACCGACGGTGCTGCCGTTGGCATTCTTGCTGTTGCTGCTGACCAGACCAGCACCACGCTGACGTTCTACAAGTCCGGCACGTTCCGTTATGAGGATGTGCTCTGGCCGGAGGCTGCCAGCGACGAGGCGAAAAAACGGACCGCGTTTGCCGGAACGGCAATCAGCATCGTTTAACCTGACCCTTCATCACTAAAGGCCGCCTGTGCGGCTTTTTTTACGGGATTTTTTTATGTCGATGTACACAACCGCCCAGCTGCTGGCGGCAAATGAGCAGAAATTTAAGTTTGATCCGCTGTTTCTGCGTCTCTTTTTCCGTGAGAGCTATCCCTTCACTACGGAGAAAGTCTATCTCTCACAAATTCCGGGACTGGTAAACATGGCGCTGTACGTTTCGCCGATTGTTTCCGGTGAGGTTATCCGTTCCCGTGGCGGCTCCACCTCTGAATTTACGCCGGGATATGTCAAACCCAAGCATGAGGTGAATCCGCAGATGACCCTGCGTCGCCTGCCGGATGAAGATCCACAGAATCTGGCGGACCCGGCTTACCGCCGCCGTCGCATCATCATGCAGAACATGCGAGACGAAGAGCTGGCCATTGCTCAGGTCGAAGAGATGCAGGCAGTTTCTGCCGTGCTCAAGGGCAAATACACCATGACCGGTGAAGCCTTCGATCCGGTTGAGGTGGATATGGGCCGCAGTGAAGCGAATAACATCACACAGTCTGGCGTCACGGAGTGGAGCAAGCGTGACAAGTCCACGTATGACCCGACCGACGATATCGAAGCCTACGCGCTGAACGCCAGCGGCGTGGTGAATATCATCGTGTTTGACCCGAAAGGCTGGGCGCTGTTCCGTTCCTTCAAAGCCGTCAGGGAGAAGCTGGATACCCGTCGCGGCTCTCATTCCGAACTGGAGACAGCGGTAAAAGACCTGGGCAAAGCGGTGTCTTATAAGGGAATGTATGGCGATGTGGCCATCGTCGTGTATTCCGGACAGTACGTGGAAAACGGCGTCAAAAAGAACTTCCTGCCGGACAACACGATGGTGCTGGGTAACACTCATGCACGCGGTCTGCGCACCTATGGCTGTATTCAGGATGCGGATGCATTGAGTGAGGGTATTAATGCGTCTCCCCGTTATCCGAAAAACTGGAAGACATCCGGCGATCCGGCGCGAGAGTTCACCATGATTCAGTCAGCACCGCTGATGCTGCTGGCTGATCCTGATGAGTTCGTGTCCGTTCAACTGGCGTAATCATGGCCCTTCGGGGCCATTTTCTCTCTGTGGAGGAATCCATGACGAAAGATGAACTGATTGCCCGTCTCCGGTCGCTGGGTGAGCAACTGAACCGTGATGTCAGCCTGACGGGGACGAAAGAAGAACTGGCGCTCCGTGTGGCAGAGCTGGAAGAGGAGCTTGATGACACGGATGACGCAGCCGGTCTGGACACGTCTGTCAGCCCGGAAAATGCGCTGACCGGACATGAAAATGAGGTGGTATCAGCGCAGACGGATACCGTGACTGATACGGCTGCTCTGGTCACGGTTGTGGCACTGGTGACGCTGCATACTGATGCACTTCACGCCACGCGGGATGAGGCTGTGGCATTTGTGCTGCCGGGAACGGCGTTCCGTGTCTCTGCCGGTGTGGCAGCTGAAATGACAGCGCGCGGCCTGGCCAGAATGCAATAACGGGAGGCGCTGTGGCTGATTTCGATAACCTGTTCGATGCTGCCATTGTCCGCGCCGATGAAACGATACGCGGGTACATGGGAACGTCAGCCACCATGACATCCGGTGAGCAGTCCGGCGCAGTAATACGTGGTGTTTTTGATGACCCTGAAAATATCAGCTATGCCGGACAGGGCGTGCGCGTTGAAGGCTCCAGCCCGTCCCTGTTTGTCCGGACTGATGATGTGCGGCAGCTGCGGCGTGGAGACACGCTGACCATCGGTGAGGAAAACTTCTGGATAGACCGGGTTTCGCCGGATGATGGTGGAAGCTGTCATCTCTGGCTTGGGCGGGGCGTACCGCCTGCCGTTAACCGTCGCCGCTGAAAGGGGGATGTATGGCCATAAAAGGTCTTGAGCAGGCCATTGAAAACCTCAGCCGTATCAGCAGAACGGCGGTGCCTGGTGCCGCCGAAATGGCCATTAACCGCGTTGCTTCATCCGCGATATCGCAGTCGGCGTCACAGGTTGCCCGTGAGACAAAGGTACGCCGGAAACTGGTAAAGGAAAGGGCCAGGCTGAAAAGGGCCACGGTCAAAAATCCGCAGGCCAGAATCAAAGTTAACCGGGGGGATTTGCCCGTAATCAAGCTGGGTAATGCGCGGGTTGTCCTGTCCCGCCGCAGGCGTCGTAAAAAGGGGCAGCGTTCATCCCTGAAAGGTGGCGGCAGCGTGCTTGTGGTGGGTAACCGTCGTATTCCCGGCGCGTTTATTCAGCAACTGAAAAATGGCCGGTGGCATGTCATGCAGCGTGTGGCCGGGAAAAACCGTTACCCCATTGATGTGGTGAAAATCCCGATGGCGGTGCCGCTGACCACGGCGTTTAAACAGAATATTGAACGGATACGGCGTGAACGTCTTCCGAAAGAGCTGGGCTATGCGCTGCAGCATCAACTGAGGATGGTAATAAAGCGATGAAACATACTGAACTCCGTGCAGCCGTACTGGATGCACTGGAGAAGCATGACACCGGGGCGACGTTTTTGATGGTCGCCCCGCTGTTTTTGATGAGGCGGATTTTCCGGCAGTTGCCGTTTATCTCACCGGCGCTGAATACACGGGCGAAGAGCTGGACAGTGATACCTGGCAGGCGGAGCTGCATATTGAAGTTTTCCTGCCTGCTCAGGTGCCGGATTCAGAGCTGGATTCGTGGATGGAGTCCCGGATTTATCCGGTGATGAGCGATGTCCCGGCACTGTCAGATTTGATCACCAGTATGGTGGCCAGTGGCTATGACTACCGGCGCGACGATGATGCGGGCCTGTGGAGTTCAGCCGATCTGACTTATGTCATTACCTATGAAATGTGAGGACGATATGCCTGTACCAAATCCAGTAATGCCGGTGAAAGGGGCCGGGACCACACTGTGGGTTTATAAGGGGAACGGTGACCCTTATGCGAACCCGCTTTCAGACGTTGACTGGTCGCGTCTGGCTAAAGTTAAAGACCTGACGCCCGGCGAACTGACCGCTGAGTCCTATGACGACAGCTATCTCGATGATGAAGATGCGGACTGGACTGCGACCGGGCAGGGGCAGAAATCTGCCGGAGATACCAGCTTCACGCTGGCGTGGATGCCCGGAGAGCAGGGGCAGCAGGCGCTGCTGGCGTGGTTTAATGAAGGGGATACCCGTGCCTATAAAATCCGCTTCCCGAACGGCACGGTCGATGTGTTCCGCGGCTGGGTCAGCAGTATCGGTAAGGCGGTGACGGCGAAGGAAGTGATCACCCGCACGGTGAAAGTCACCAACGTGGGACGTCCGTCGATGGCAGAAGATCGCAGCACGGTAACAGCGGCAACCGGCATGACCGTGACGCCTGCCAGCACTTCGGTGGTGAAAGGGCAGAGCACCACGCTGACCGTGGCATTCCAGCCGGAAGGCGCAACCGACAAGAGCTTCCGTGCGGTGTCTGCGGATAAAACAAAAGCCACCGTGTCGGTCAGTGGTATGACCATCACCGTGAAAGGTGTTGCTGCAGGCAAGGTCAACATTCCGGTTGTATCCGGTAATGGTGAACTTGCTGTGGTTGCAGAAATCACCGTCACCGACAGTTAATCCGGAGAGTCAGCGATGTTCCTGAAAACCGAATCATTTGAATATAACGGTGTGAGCGTCACGCTTTCTGAACTGTCAGCCCTGCAGCGAATTGAGCATCTCGCCCTGCTGAAACGACAGGCAGAACAGGCGGGATCCAGTCTCAATCGACAGGTGAGCGTGGAAGATCTCGTCAGAACCGGTGCTTTTCTGGTGGCGATGTCCCTGTGGCATAGCCATCCGCAGAAGACAAAGATGCCGTCCATGAATGAAGCCGTTAAACAAATTGAGCAGGAAGTGCTTACCACCTGGCCCACAGAGGCAATTGCTCAGGCTGAAAATGTGGTAATGCGTCTGTCCGGTATGTCTGAGTTTGTTGTGAATGATGCACCTGAACAGGCAGATGACGCCGGGCCAGCAGAGCCTGTTTCTGCGGGAAAGTGTTCGACGGTGAGCTGAGTTTTGCCCTGAAACTGGCGCGTGAGATGGGGCGACCCGACTGGCGCGCCATGCTTGCCGGGATGTCATCCACGGAGTATGCCGACTGGCACCGCTTTTACAGTACCCATTATTGTCATGATGTTCTGCTGGATATGCACTTTTCCGGGCTGACGTACACCGTACTCAGCCTGTTTTTCAGCGATCCGGATATGCATCCGCTGGATTTCAGTCTGCTGAACCGGCGCGAGGCTGACGAAGAGCCTGAAGATGATGTGCTGATGCAGAAAGCGGCAGGGCTTGCCGGAGGCGTCCGCTTTGGCCCGGACGGGAATGAAGTTATCCCCGCTTCCCCGGATGTGGCGGACATGACGGAGGATGACGTAATGCTGATGACAGTATCAGAAGGGATCGCAGGAGGAGTCAGGTATGGCTGAACCGGTAGGCGATCTGGTCGTTGATTTGAGTCTGGATGCGGCCAGATTTGACGAGCAGATGGCCAGAGTCAGGCGTCATTTTTCCGGTACGGAAACTGATGCGAAAAAAACAGCGGCAGTCGTTGAACAGTCAATGAACCGGCAGGCGCTGGCTGCACAGAAAGCGGGGATTTCCGTCGGACAGTATAAAGCCGCCATGCGTATGCTGCCTGCACAGTTCACCGACGTGGCCACGCAGCTTGCAGGCGGGCAAAGTCCGTGGCTGATCCTGCTGCAACAGGGTGGTCAGGTTAAGGACTCCTTCGGCGGGATGATCCCCATGTTCAGGGGGCTTGCCGGTGCGATCACCCTGCCGATGGTCGGGGCCACCTCGCTGGCGGTGGCGACCGGTGCGCTGGCGTATGCCTGGTATCAGGGCAACTCAACCCTGTCCGATTTCAACAAAACGCTGGTCCTTTCCGGCAATCAGTCGGGTCTGACGGCAGATCGCATGCTGGTCCTGTCCAGAGCCGGGCAGGCGGCAGGGCTGACGTTTAACCAGACCAGCGAGTCACTCAGCGCACTGGTTAAGGCGGGAGTAAGCGGTGAGGCTCAGATTGCGTCCATCAGCCAGAGTGTGGCGCGTTTCTCCTCTGCATCCGGTGTGGAGGTGGACAAGGTCGCTGAAGCCTTCGGGAAGCTGACCACAGACCCGACGTCGGGGTTGACGGCGATGGCACGCCAGTTCCATAACGTGACGGCGGAGCAGATTGCGTATGTTGCTCAGTTGCAGCGTTCCGGCGATGAAGCCGGGGCATTGCAGGCGGCGAACGAGGCCGCGACGAAAGGGTTTGATGACCAGACCCGCCGCCTGAAAGAGAACATGGGCACGCTGGAGACCTGGGCAGACAGGACAGCGCGGGCATTCAAATCCATGTGGGATGCGGTGCTGGATATTGGTCGTCCTGATACCGCGCAGGAGATGCTGATTAAGGCAGAGGCTGCGTTTAAGAAAGCGGACGACATCTGGAGTCTGCGCAAGGATGATTATTTTGTTAACGATGAAGCGCGGGCGCGTTACTGGGATGATCGTGAAAAGGCCCGTCTTGCGCTTGAAGCCGCGAGAAAGAAGGCTGAACAGCAGAGTCAACAGGACACAAATGCGCAGCAGCAGAGCGATACTGAAGCGTCACGGCTGAAATATACCGAAGAGGCGCAGAAGGAAATATACCGAAGAGGCGCAGAAGGCTTACGAACGCCTGCAGACGCCGCTGGAGAAATATACCGCCCGTCAGGAAGAACTGAACAAGGCACTGAAAGACGGGAAAATCCTGCAGGCGGATTACAACACGCTGATGGCGGCGGCGAAAAAGGATTATGAAGCGACGCTGAAAAAGCCGAAACAGTCCGGCGTGAAGGTGTCTGCGGGCGATCGTCAGGAAGACAGTGCTCATGCTGCCCTGCTGACGCTTCAGGCAGAACTCCGGACGCTGGAGAAGCATGCCGGAGCGAATGAGAAAATCAGCCAGCAGCGCCGGGATTTGTGGAAGGCGGAGAGTCAGTTCGCGGTACTGGAGGAGGCGGCGCAACGTCGCCAGCTGTCCGCACAGGAGAAATCCCTGCTGGCGCATAAAGATGAGACGCTGGAGTACAAACGCCAGCTGGCTGCACTTGGCGACAAGGTTACGTATCAGGAGCGCCTGAACGCGCTGGCGCAGCAGGCGGATAAATTCGCACAGCAGCAACGGGCAAAACGGGCCGCCATTGATGCGAAAAGCCGGGGGCTGACTGACCGGCAGGCAGAACGGGAAGCCACGGAACAGCGCCTGAAGGAACAGTATGGCGATAATCCGCTGGCGCTGAATAACGTCATGTCAGAGCAGAAAAAGACCTGGGCGGCTGAAGACCAGCTTCGCGGGAGCTGGATGGCAGGCCTGACGTCCGGCTGGAGTGAGTGGGAAGAGAGCGCCACGGACAGTATGTCGCAGGTAAAAAGTGCAGCCACGCAGACCTTTGATGGTATTGCACAGAATATGGCGGCGATGCTGACCGGCAGTGAGCAGAACTGGCGCAGCTTCACCCGTTCCGTGCTGTCCATGATGACAGAAATTCTGCTTAAGCAGGCAATGGTGGGGATTGTCGGGAGTATCGGCAGCGCCATTGGCGGGGCTGTTGGTGGCGGCGCATCCGCGTCAGGCGGTACAGCCATTCAGGCCGCTGCGGCGAAATTCCATTTTGCAACCGGAGGATTTACGGGAACCGGCGGCAAATATGAGCCAGCGGGGATTGTTCACCGTGGTGAGTTTGTCTTCACGAAGGAGGCAACCAGCCGGATTGGCGTGGGGAATCTTTACCGGCTGATGCGCGGCTATGCCACCGGCGGTTATGTCGGTACACCGGGCAGCATGGCAGACAGCCGGTCGCAGGCGTCCGGGACGTTTGAGCAGAATAACCATGTGGTGATTAACAACGACGGCACGAACGGGCAGATAGGTCCGGCTGCTCTGAAGGCGGTGTATGACATGGCCCGCAAGGGTGCCCGTGATGAAATTCAGACACAGATGCGTGATGGTGGACTGTTCTCCGGAGGTGGACGATGAAAACCTTCCGCTGGAAAGTGAAACCCGGTATGGATGTGGCTTCGGCCCCTTCTGTAAGAAAGGTGCGCTTTGGTGATGGCTATTCCCAGCGAGCGCCTGCCGGGCTGAATGCCAACCTGAAAACGTACAGCGTGACGCTTTCTGTCCCCCGTTGGGAGGCCACGGCGCTGGAGTCGTTTCTGGAAGAGCACGGGGGCTGGAAAGCCTTTCTGTGGACGCCGCCTTATGAGTGGCGGCAGATAAAGGTGACTTGCGCAAAATGGTCGTCGCGGGTCAGTATGCTGCGTGTTGAGTTCAGCGCAGAGTTTGAACAGGTGGTGAACTGATGCAGGATATCCGACAGGAAACACTGAATGAATGCACCCGTGCGGAGCAGTCGGCCAGCGTGGTGCTCTGGGAAATCGACCTGACAGAGGTCGGTGGAGAACGTTATTTTTTCTGTAATGAGCAGAACGATAAAGGTGAGCCGGTCACCTGGCAGGGGCGACAGTATCAGGCGTATCCCATTCAGGGGAGTGGTTTTGAACTGAATGGCAAAGGCACCAGTACGCGCCCCACGCTGACGGTTTCTAACCTGTACGGTATGGTCACCGGGATGGCGGAAGATCTGCAGAGTCTGGTCGGCGGAACGGTGGTCCGGCGTAAGGTTTACGCCCGTTTTCTGGATGCGGTGAACTTCGTCAACGGAAACAGTGACGCCGATCCGGAGCAGGAGGTGATCAGCCGCTGGCGCATTGAGCAGTGCAGCGAACTGAGCGCGGTGAGTGCCTCTTTTGTACTGTCCACGCCGACGGAAACGGACGGCGCTGTTTTTCCGGGACGTATCATGCTGGCCAACACCTGCACCTGGACCTATCGCGGCGATGAGTGCGGTTATCACGGTCCGGCGGTCGCGGATGAATATGACCAGCCAACGTTCGATATCACGAAGGATAAATGCAGCAAATGCCTGAGTGGCTGTAAGTTTCGCAATAACGTCGGCAACTTTGGCGGCTTCCTTTCCATTAACAAACTTTCGCAGTAATCCCATGACAGAGACAGAATCAGCGATTCTGGCGCACGCCCGGCGATGTGCGCCAGCGGAGTCGTGCGGCTTCGTGGTGAGAACGCCGGAGGGGGAAAGATATTTTCCCTGCGTGAATATTTCCGGTGAGCCGGAGGATTATTTCCGGATGGCTCCGGAGGACTGGCTGCAGGCAGAAATGCAGGGTGAGATTGTGGCGCTGGTCCACAGCCACCCCGGTGGTCTGCCCTGGCTGAGTGAGGCCGACCGGCGGCTGCAGGTGCAGAGTGATTTGCCGTGGTGGCTGGTCTGCCGGGGGACGATTCATAAGTTCCGCTGTGTGCCGCATCTCACCGGGCGGCGCTTTGAGCACGGGGTGACGGACTGTTACACGCTGTTCCGGGATGCTTATCATCTGGCGGGGATTGAGATGCCGGACTTTCATCGTGAGGATGACTGGTGGCGTAACGGCCAGAATCTCTATCTGGATAATCTGGAGGCCACAGGGCTGTATCAGGTGCCGTTGTCAGCGGCGCAGCCGGGCGATGTGCTGCTGTGCTGTTTTGGTTCATCGGTGCCGAATCATGCCGCCATTTACTGTGGTGATGGCGAGCTGCTGCACCATATTCCTGAACAACTGAGCAAACGAGAGAGGTATACCGACAAATGGCAGCGACGCACACACTCCCTCTGGCGTCACCGGGCATGGCGCGCATCTGCCTTTACGGGGATTTGCAACGATTTGGCCGCCGCATCGACCTTCGTGTGAAAACGGGGGCTGAAGCCATCCGCGCACTGGCCACACAGCTCCCGGCGTTTCGTCAGAAACTGAGCGACGGCTGGTATCAGGTACGGATTGCCGGGCGGGACGTCAGCACGTCCGGGTTAACGGCGCAGTTACATGAGACTCTGCCTGATGGCGCTGTGATTCATATTGTTCCCAGAGTCGCCGGGGCCAAGTCAGGTGGCGTATTCCAGATTGTCCTGGGGGCTGCCGCCATTGCCGGATCATTCTTTACCGCCGGAGCCACCCTTGCAGCATGGGGGGCAGCCATTGGGGCCGGTGGTATGACCGGCATCCTGTTTTCTCTCGGTGCCAGTATGGTGCTCGGTGGTGTGGCGCAGATGCTGGCACCGAAAGCCAGAACTCCCCGTACACAGACAACGGATAACGGCAAACAGAACACCTATTTCTCCTCACTGGATAACATGGTTGCCCAGGGCAATGTTCTGCCGGTTCTGTACGGTGAAATGCGCGTGGGGTCACGCGTGGTTTCTCAGGAAATCAGCACGGCAGACGAAGGGGATGGTGGGCAGGTTGTGGTGATTGGTCGCTGATGCAAAATGTTTTATGTGAAACCGCCTCCGGGCGGTTTTATCGTTTATGGAGCATGACGAATGGGTAAAGGCAGCAGTAAGGGGCATACCCCGCGAGAAGCGAAGGACAACCTGAAATCATCCCAGATGCTGAGCGTGATCGATGCCATCAGCGAAGGGCCGGTTGAAGGTCCGGTGGATGGATTAAAAAGCGTGCTGCTGAACAGTACGCCGGTGCTGGACACTGAGGGGAATACCAACATCTCCGGTGTCACGGTGGTGTTCCGTGCCGGTGAGCAGGAGCAGACACCGCCGGAGGGATTTGAATCCTCCGGCTCCGAGACGGTGCTGGGTACGGAAGTGAAGTACGACACGCCGATTACCCGGACCATCACGTCGGCAAACATCGACCGTCTGCGCTTTACCTTCGGTGTGCAGGCACTGGTGGAAACCACCTCAAAGGGTGACCGGAATCCGTCGGAAGTCCGCCTGCTGGTTCAGATACAGCGTAATGGTGGCTGGGTGACGGAAAAAGACATCACCATTAAAGGCAAAACCACCTCGCAGTATCTGGCCTCGGTGGTGGTGGATAACCTGCCGCCGCGCCCGTTTAATATCCGGATGCGCAGGATGACGCCGGACAGCACCACAGACCAGCTGCAGAACAAAACGCTCTGGTCGTCATACACCGAAATCATCGATGTGAAACGAACACGGCACTGGTCGGCGTGCAGGTGGATTCGGAGCAGTTCGGCAGCCAGCAGGTGAGCCGTAATTATCATCTTCGCGGGCGCATTCTGCAGGTGCCGTCGAATTATAACCCGCAGACGCGGCAATACAGCGGTATCTGGGACGGAACGTTAAAACCGGCATACAGCAACAACATGGCCTGGTGTCTGTGGGATATGCTGACCCACCCGCGCTACGGCATGGGGAAACGTCTTGGTGCGGCAGATGTGGATAAATGGGCGCTGTATGTCATCGGCCAGAATTGCGACCAGTCGGTGCCGGACGGCTTTGGCGGTACGGAGCCGCGCATCACCTGTAATGCCTGGCTGACCACACAGCGTAAGGCGTGGGATGTGCTCAGTGATTTCTGCTCGGCGATGCGCTGTATGCCGGTATGGAACGGGCAGACGCTGACGTTCGTGCAGGACCGGCCGTCGGATAAGGTGTGGACCTATAACCGCAGTAATGTGGTGATGCCGGATGATGGCGCGCCGTTCCGCTACAGTTTCAGCGCCCTGAAGGACCGCCATAATGCCGTTGAGGTGAACTGGATTGACCCGAACAACGGCTGGGAGACGGCGACAGAGCTTGTTGAAGATACGCAGGCCATTGCCCGTTACGGTCGTAATGTCACGAAGATGGATGCCTTTGGCTGTACCAGCCGGGGGCAGGCACATCGCGCCGGGCTGTGGCTGATTAAAACAGAACTGCTGGAAACGCAGACCGTGGATTTCAGCGTGGGTGCTGAAGGGCTTCGCCATGTACCGGGCGATGTCATTGAAATCTGCGATGATGACTATGCCGGTATCAGCACCGGTGGTCGCGTGCTGGCGGTAAACAGTCAGACCCGGACGCTGACGCTCGACCGTGAAATCACGCTGCCATCCTCCGGTACCACGCTGATAAGCCTGGTTGACGGAAGTGGCAATCCGGTCAGCGTGGAGGTTCAGTCCGTCACCGACGGACTTAAGGTGAAAGTGAACCGGGTTCCTGACGGCGTTGCAGAATACAGTGTGTGGGGGCTGAAGTTGCCGACGTTGCGTCAGCGCCTGTTCCGCTGTGTGAGTATCCGTGAGAACGATGACGGCACGTATGCCATCACTGCCGTGCAGCATGTACCGGAAAAAGAAGCCATCGTGGATAACGGGGCGCACTTTGACGGCGACCAGAGCGGCACGGTGAATGGTGTCACGCCGCCAGCGGTGCAGCACCTGACCGCCGAAGTCACCGCAGACAGCGGGGAATATCAGGTGCTGGCGCGCTGGGACACGCCGAAGGTGGTGAAGGGCGTGAGCTTCCTGCTCCGTCTGACCGTAACAGCGGATGACGGCAGTGAGCGGCTGGTCAGCACGGCCCGGACGACGGAAACCACATACCGCTTCACGCAACTGGCGCTGGGGAACTACAGGCTGACAGTCCGGGCGGTAAATGCGTGGGGGCAGCAGGGCGATCCGGCGTCGGTATCGTTCCGGATTGCCGCACCGGCAGCACCGTCGAGGATTGAGCTGACGCCGGGCTATTTTCAGATAACCGCCACGCCGCATCTTGCCGTTTATGACCCGACGGTACAGTTTGAGTTCTGGTTCTCGGAAAAGCGGATTACCGATATCAGGCAGGTTGAAACCACAGCCCGCTATCTTGGTACGGCGCTGTACTGGATAGCCGCCAGTATCAATATCAAACCGGGCCATGATTATTACTTTTATATCCGCAGTGTGAACACCGTTGGCAAATCGGCATTCGTGGAAGCCGTCGGTCGGGCGAGCGATGATGCGGAAGGTTACCTGGATTTTTTCAAAGGCAAGATAACCGAATCTCATCTCGGCAAGGAGCTGCTGGAAAAAGTCGATCTGACGGAGGATAACGCCAGCAGACTGGATGAGTTTTCGAAAGAGTGGAAGGACGCTAACGATAAATGGAATGCCATGTGGGGCGTCAAAATTGAGCAGACCAAAGACGGCAAACATTATGTCGCGGGTATTGGCCTCAGCATGGAGGACACGGAGGAAGGCAAGCTGAGCCAGTTTCTGGTTGCCGCTAACCGTATCGCGTTTATTGACCCGGCAAACGGGAATGAAACGCCGATGTTTGTGGCGCAGGGCAACCAGATATTCATGAACGACGTGTTCCTGAAGCGCCTGACGGCCCCCACCATTACCAGCGGTGGCAGTCCTCCGGTATTTTCCCTGACATCAGACGGAAAGCTGACCGCTAAAAATGCGGATATCAGTGGCAGTGTGAATGCGAACTCAGGAACGCTCAACAATGTCACGATTAACCAGAACTGTACGATTAAGGGCATGCTGGAGGCGACCCAGGTCAGAGGGGATTTCGTTAAAGCTGTATCAAAAGCCTTCCCGAAAAAAGTCGGTACGTGGGGTAACACGGAAACACCAAACGGTACGGTTACAGTCACCATCAGCGATGATCATAACTTTGACCGCCAGATTATTATTCCGCCCATTATTTTTAACGGTATAGCGTATGACGATCCGGGGAGCGGAAATAACCCAGGAGGCACGCGATACACGGGTTATGGTTTTGAAGTTCGCAAAAACGGCGTATTAATCGCATCCAGAGAAACTAAAGGGGCCATTCCCGGTAGTTACAGTGCAGTTATTGATATGCCTAGTGGTGGTGGTAGCGTCACTCTGGAGTTTAAGATTTTCCAGAAAGGCAATCAGGGGGCAGGCAATATCACCGACTGTACGGTGATTGTGACCAAAAAAGCTGCTTCCGGCATCAGTATTCGTTGAAATATTTATAACCCCAATAAATGGCGTCAGGAATGACGCCTTTTTTATTGCAGAAAAGCGAGAGGTAATTATGCGTAAAGTTTGTGCCGCCATTTTGTCCGCAGCCATTTGTCTGGCCGTATCCGGTGCGCCTGCATGGGCGTCTGAACATCAGTCCACGCTGAGCGCGGGGTATCTTCATGCCCGGACCAACGTTCCCGGCAGTGATGATCTGAACGGGATTAACGTGAAATACCGTTATGAGTTTACGGATACGTTGGGGCTGGTGACGTCATTCAGCTATGCAGGAGACAAGTATCGCCAGCTGACCCGTTACAGCGATACCCGCTGGCATGAAGATTCCGTGCGTAACCGCTGGTTCAGCGTGATGGCGGGGCCGTCTGTACGCGTGAATGAATGGTTCAGCGCGTATGCGATGGTGGGTGTGGCTTACAGCCGTGTGTCGACTTTCTCCGGGGATTATCTCCGCGTAACTGACAACAAGGGGAAAACGCACGATGTGCTGACCGGAAGTGATGACGGTCGCCACAGCAACACGTCTCTGGTGTGGGGAGCTGGCGTGCAGTTTAACCCGACCGAATCCGTGGCCATTGATATTGCTTATGAAGGCTCCGGCAGTGGCGACTGGCGCACTGACGGTTTCATCGTGGGTGTCGGTTATAAGTTCTGATTAGCCAGGTAACACAGTGTTATGACAGCCCGCCGGTTCAGGCGGGCTTTTTTGTGGGGTGAATATGGCAGTTAAGATTTCAGGTGTACTGAAAGACGGCACAGGAAAACCGGTACAGAACTGCACAATCCAGCTGAAAGCAAAACGTAACAGTACCACGGTGGTGGTGAACACGCTGGCCTCAGAAAATCCGGATGAAGCCGGGCGTTACAGCATGGACGTTGAGTACGGGCAGTACAGCGTTATTCTGTTGGTGGAAGGATTCCCGCCGTCACATGCCGGGATCATCACCGTGTATGAAGATTCTCAACCCGGTACGCTGAATGATTTTCTCGGTGCCATGACGGAGGATGATGCCCGTCCGGAGGCACTGCGCCGTTTTGAACTGATGGTGGAAGAGGTGGCGCGTAACGCGTCCGTGGTGGCACAGAACACGGCAGTCGCGAAGAAGTCAGCCGGCGATGCCGGCACATCTGCCCGTGAGGCGGCAACCCATGCGACTGATGCTGCAGGCTCAGCACGCGCAGCCAGCACGTCAGCCGGACAGGCCGCGTCGTCGGCTCAGTCAGCGTCTTCCAGCGCAGGAACGGCATCAACAAAGGCCACTGAAGCGGAAAAAAGTGCTGCCGCTGCAGAGTCCTCAAAAAGCGCGGCGGCCACCAGTGCCGGTGCGGCGAATACGTCAGAAACGAATGCGGCAGCGTCACAAAAATCAGCAGCCACTTCTGCATCCACCGCGACTACGAAAGCGTCAGAAGCTGCCACCTCAGCCCGGGATGCGGCGGCTTCAAAAGAGGCGGCAAAATCATCAGAAACGAACGCATCCTCGAGCGCCAGTAGCGCAGCTTCCTCGGCAACAGCGGCAGGAAATTCCGCGAAGGCGGCAAAAACGTCCGAGACGAACGCCAGGTCTTCTGAAACGGCAGCGGGACAGAGCGCCTCGGCTGCGGCAGGCTCAAAAACAGCGGCTGCGTCGTCTGCCAGTGCAGCGTCAACAAGTGCCGGGCAGGCCTCAGCCAGTGCCACCGCCGCCGGAAAATCGGCAGAAAGCGCCGCATCATCCGCTTCAACAGCCACAACGAAGGCTGGCGAAGCCACTGAACAGGCCAGCGCAGCAGCGAGGTCTGCTTCCGCAGCGAAGACATCCGAAACGAACGCGAAAGCGTCGGAAACAAGCGCAGAATCCTCAAAAACGGCTGCCGCATCGTCAGCCAGTTCGGCGGCGTCATCGGCATCATCGGCGTCTGCTTCAAAAGATGAGGCGACCAGACAGGCGTCAGCAGCGAGAGGTAGTGCCACGACAGCAACAACGAAAGCATCAGAGGCGGCAGGCAGTGCGACGGCTGCATCTCAGAGCAAAGTTGCTGCTGAATCCGCGGCAACGCGCGCCGAGACAGCAGCAAAACGGGCAGAGGATATTGCATCCGCCGTGGCGCTTGAGGATGCGAGCACGACGAAAAAGGGGATGCTTCAAAAGGTCGGGTAACCGCGCTGACAGACAATACGCAGGGGGCAGCAGGTCTTGAGTTATACGAGGTGTATAACAACGGATATCCAACAGCGTATGGAAATATCATTCACCTGAAAGGGATGACAGCCGTTGGCGAAGGTGAGTTACTCATCGGCTGGAGTGGTACAAGCGGTGCTCATGCTCCGGCATTTATTCGTTCACGACGGGATACGACCGACGCAAACTGGTCGCCGTGGGCGCAGCTTTACACCTCGGCTCATCCTCCTGCAGAGTTTTATCCAGTCGGTGCACCAATCCCGTGGCCATCAGATACCGTTCCGTCTGGTTATGCCCTGATGCAGGGGCAGACTTTTGACAAATCTGCATACCCGAAACTTGCAGTTGCTTATCCGTCAGGCGTGATCCCTGATATGCGTGGCTGGACGATTAAGGGCAAGCCCGCCAGTGGTCGGGCCGTATTATCTCAGGAACAGGACGGCATTAAATCGCACACCCACAGCGCCAGCGCATCCAGTACGGATTTGGGGACGAAAACCACATCGTCGTTTGATTACGGAACCAAATCCACGAATAACACCGGGGCGCATACCCATAGTATTAGCGGGACCGCAAATAGTGCCGGTGCGCACCAACACAAGAGTTCCGGTGCATTTGGTGGCACGAACACGAGCATTTTCCCTAATGGTTATACCGCGATTTCAAATCTAAGCGCGGGGATTATGAGCACAACAAGCGGTAGTGGCCAGACTCGTAATGCAGGGAAGACATCATCAGATGGTGCTCATACCCACTCGCTGTCCGGCACTGCTGCAAGCGCAGGCGCGCATGCACATACTGTCGGTATTGGTGCTCATACGCACTCCGTTGCGATTGGTTCACATGGACACACCATCACCGTTAACGCTGCGGGTAACGCGGAAAACACCGTCAAAAACATCGCATTTAACTATATTGTGAGGCTTGCATAATGGCATTCAGAATGAGTGAACAAGCACGGACCATAAAAATTTATAATCTGCTGGCCGGAACTAATGAATTTATTGGTGAAGGTGACGCATATATTCCGCCTCATACAGGTCTGCCAGCAAACAGTACCGATATTGCACCGCCAGATATTCCGGCTGGCTTCGTGGCTGTTTTCAACAGTGATGAGTCATCGTGGCATCTCGTTGAAGATCATCGGGGTAAAACGGTTTATGACGTGGCTTCCGGCGACGCGTTATTTATTTCTGAACTCGGTCCGTTACCGGAAAATGTTACCTGGTTATCGCCGGAAGGGGAGTTTCAGAAGTGGAACGGCACAGCCTGGGTGAAGGATACGGAAGCAGAAAAACTGTTCCGGATCCGGGAGGCGGAAGAAACAAAAAACAACCTGATGCAGGTAGCCAGTGAGCATATTGCGCCGCTTCAGGATGCTGCAGATCTGGAAATTGCAACGGAGGAAGAAATCTCGTTGCTGGAAGCATGGAAAAAGTATCGGGTATTGCTGAACCGTGTTGATACGTCAACTGCACAGGATATTGAATGGCCAGCACTGCCGTAGGGTAAAACATATAAATTCTATAATTAGATGTATCTTTCCATTTACGGCAAGGAAGGGGGCTTGGAAGACGTAAAGCATCTCACACCGAGATTATTTTTTATATGTCAGGTGTCTGAAGTTTTGCTTTGGCTCTTAAAATGGTTTGCCGCGAGGTTTTGAATTCCCGGGCAATGGCACTTATACTTACACCTGACTTAATTCGTTCGAATACCGCCTGTTTCTGTTCTTCATTTAACACAGGTGGTCGACCAAAACGTTTCCCTGCGCCGCGGGCTCTTACTATCCCGGAATGAGTGCGTTCAAGTAAAAGGTCTCGTTCAAATTCAGCGACTGCTGAAATTACTTGCATCATCATTTTTCCTGTTGGACTGGTCAGGTCAATGCCCCCCAATGCTAAGCAATGCACTCTGATACCTGTTTCGGTCAGTTGTTCCACTGTTTTCCTGATATCCATTGCATTACAACCAAGGCGATCCAGTTTTGTCACAATCAATTGATCACCACATTTCAGGCGAGCAAGCAACCGGTTAAAACCAGGACGCTCACTGGTTGCTGCTGAGCCGCTAATGTGTTCTTCGATTATTTGCTGAGGTTTGATTTTAAAACCTGCACTTTCGATTTCCCGGCGTTGATTTTCGGTGGTCTGATCCAGCGTTGATATCCGACAGTAAGCAAAAATTTGAGACATAGTGAGACTCTATACGAAATTGGTGTTCATATCATAATGCATCTCAGAAAATAATTATGATTATTTTTGTGCATATTTGTATGTACACGTTCGAAAATAAACGAATGCGTATGCAACCCCGTAATTTTGGTGAGACCCAAAATCGATTTTGTGAAAAATGGCTTTAACTCGGTTTGTTTTTCGAGTTCCGGGCGGACTCAAGGAAGAAGAATAGTGTTGCGTGTTATTTTAACCAGATTTCAAGTTGTTTGGTCGTGGAAAAGTGGAGCAAAATGTTGTTAAAGTGGAAAAATGATAAAAAAGTAAGTTTATTATATTACATTTTACCATTTAAATTTTGGTTGTCTTTAAGAACTGATATCGCTGTTTGTAATAATTCTTTGTTATCCAGCCATGATTTTTTCTTTATGTTTCCTTCAATGTAATCAAGCAATGTTCTGGTATTGATAGGTCTTCCCTGTTTTGCTACTTCCACTACAGCATCCCCTAGGATAATTCTTACTTCAGGAAGCTGCGCAGGGAACCACTTTAGGGTGTCTTTTGATTTCATGAAGATATTCCTTAAAATATTATTGATTTTCATTGCGATATTGTATGTCTGATTCAGGATATGTTGACTTATACATCGGTTTTGTCTGGGTTATTGGATATGCCAATCCCTAATTTTATTAGGGCATGACTAAAAATGCTGAATATGATAAGGAGAGATGTGATTATCAGTATGCTGTTCATATAGCCTCGAATTAGTAATGTGTTATATATGATATAGTTGACAATTTTTATCTTGGGTGTTCTTAAAGTTCGTAGATAAACATTGTCGTTTCAGGTATACAGGAATGCTAACAGGTGGCAGCAAAAATCAGGCGGTTTATGGCGCAAGCTGAAGCGGCAACTGCAAACTATCTTATGTAGAGACTCTACACGGATTGGGTTTAAAAGTATACATAGATAACAGTTTTTATCTGAAAAAGAAAAATATCAAGGTGATATAGCCTATATGCCTTTGATGCGGAGGAATGAATGTGATGGGAGTGATGTATCTGAATAGTTGAAAAACCGCAGACACACCTTATGCAAGAACGTGCTGCGATTGGCTGGTAAATTTTTCGATAGTGTGAGTATTGAATGATTTCCAGCCGTTCTTGATTTTACGCATAAATCCATGAAAAAACTACTTATCTGTTGGGGAGTTTTTTTGGGGCATATATGGGACAGAAATAGGCCCCAGATAGACACTGAGATCGAACTTAGGATGCTTTTTAAAAAAATGCAACTATCTGAAAAAACCTAGAAAACGCCAAGGAAACCACAGGATGGGAAAAAACACCTGTGAATTATGGATTTCCAGTTATATTCGCTCGGCGCAGCGTTAGTGTTTCATGAAATATTTTTTCCTGAATCATCAACGGCAATGGCGTTAATTCTGGCAATGGGAACCTACGGTGCAGGTTATGTGGCGCGTATTGTCGGAGCATTTATTTTCGGCAAAATGGGCGACAGAATAGGGCGTAAAAAAGTGCTCTTTATTACCATCACCATGATGGGGATCTGTACCACCTTAATTGGTGTGTTACCGACCTATGCACAGATTGGTGTTTTTGCACCCATCTTGCTGGTGACGTTGCGTATTATTCAGGGGTTGGGTGCAGGTGCGGAAATTTCCGGTGCCGGTACGATGCTGGCGGAATATGCGCCAAAAGGTAAGCGCGGAATTATCTCCTCATTTGTGGCTATGGGAACTAACTGCGGAACCTTGAGCGCAACGGCAATCTGGGCCTTTATGTTCTTCATTCTCAGTAAAGAGGAACTGCTGGCGTGGGGATGGCGTATACCGTTCCTGGCGAGCGTTGTCGTGATGGTCTTTGCTATCTGGTTGCGTATGAATCTGAAAGAAAGCCCGGTCTTTGAGAAGGTTAACGACAGTAACCAACCGACAGCAAAACCTGCACCTGCTGGTAGCATGTTCCAGAGCAAATCCTTCTGGCTGGCAACAGGGCTGTTATCCGATAAAATTGGTCGCCGGATCCCGTATATTATTATGAATACCTCCGCGATTGTGCTGGCATGGCCAATGCTTTCTATCATTGTAGATAAAAGCTATGCCCCGAGCACCATTATGGTTGCACTGATTGTGATTCATAACTGTGCGGTGCTGGGATTATTTGCTCTGGAAAACATTACCATGGCAGAAATGTTCGGCTGTAAAAACCGCTTTACCCGGATGGCTATTTCTAAAGAAATTGGTGGTCTTATCGCTTCCGGTTTTGGTCCTATCCTGGCGGGTATTTTCTGCACCATGACGGAATCCTGGTATCCGATCGCCATTATGATCATGGCATATTCAGTGATTGGTTTAATCTCTGCGCTGAAAATGCCAGAGGTGAAAGACCGTGATTTAAGTGCGCTGGAAGACGCTGCGGAAGATCAACCGCGTGTTGTAAGAGCTGCGCAACCTTCCAGAAGTCTGTAA